TGACTCTCGAGTTTTCCCTAAAACTGAACTGTATGAGATGGACGGGTTTATCGTTGAGGGCGATGTAACTGCTCTTATGAACCGTACTCGTTCGGGAGACTCGGTTGTTGACTCCGTCTGTCTTCATAATGACTGCAGTCAACTGGTCTACTTGGACGAGGAGTCCCTTGTGAAACTGAAAGGGGAAGCACGTATGCGGCTATTCCTAATAGTGGATTCTGAGCTTCCACGTCCAGAACCACTGAATGATTGATTTCCTATGTCATGAGGAGAGGTTTGGTCATCCGCCTGCTAAAGTGGGTCTTGTGTTCGGCAATAACATGACGCCAGACAAAGACAACTACTGTCAGGATTTGGCTAAACAACTTGGCCTGAAGCTTATTGGAGCTTACCGAGACTACAACAAGAACCCTTACTTCGGGCCTGACCATTACGAGAGGGCCCATGCTGTTTTAGAAGAGATGTACCGAACAAACATAAACGGTGAGCTCTCTATCTCTCAGTTTACGCGAGATGACTTTGTTTGCCCCCATACTCCCCTGTCTGACGGGTCGGGTCTTAGGGGCATAATACCTGTAATAGATTCCCTGCTACAGATGAGGACTACTGGAGTGGGGCTTCTTATTATCTGCCCGGAGTACTGTCTTAATCCTGGAGTACAGATGTCGTTAATGGATTCTGTCTTTGCTAACTCAACTTACAAGACTCCTGTAGTTCTAAGCAGCCATTCAGAGTGCCTTGACATGCGAACGCGTAGAAGAATCCGTGACGGCACATTGTCCTCGGGGGCAGTGACAATACGGGCCTTCGACAGAGACGGTGACCTTGGTTTTTACCCCTATGACAACGACGGAGACAGAACAATTAAAAGCCTACCCGGCTGTCTAGGCTCCGACGTGAGACTTAAAGAAGTACTTGGAGATTTTTAATAATGAGGACTAAACAGTATTACCCACAAGACCAAGAGTATCTTTTCCCAGTACCTTATAGGAAAAGGAAAAAGCCGCGCAGGGTAGGACAATGATACACCCTGATATAATGCACAGAGACCGCTCTCAGAGGGATCTTCAAACCTGGCTCTCTAATTTCGACACGCTAGAGGCCAAGATGAAAGGCCTTGCAGGTCTTAAAAGTGAGCCGGAGCACCAGATAGCAATCACCCTGGCCCTAGCCCTCGAGAGGTTCACTTCCTCAGGAAGGATGGTCTTCTCACTTGGGAAGAAATTGTGCGCCGCCCTGAGCGGTATTAAACTCAAAGTAGTTAGAGACGAACTAAGGCTTCCTTTTGGTAGTTTCTTCATCGACGTTAGCGAAGCCCACCCAGACATTTGGATATGGGGGGGAGACCGTACACGGTGGCACCGCTTGGGGGGAGCGTACCTTTACGTACTCCCCGCAGGTCTTGTGTCCGGTGAGGCAGGTAAGCCCTACAAAGAGGAGTCCTTGGGCATAATATTTTGGGGCAAGTCAAATAGTAACTCAATAGACGCGTCTGATGACGCGGTATACCACTTCATAATGCCCCTATCCAAGATAAAATCTCCTGATGTAGGGGAGTATATTAAGGATAGATTTAGCACAGATAATTTTTGGCACGCGGTTCAGGACCCCTTGAGGTCCTCGGATTTATCCCTAGATAACAAACGTTCAGAGGAGATACTTAAAGCCTTCCGTTTAATACTAAATACAGTACTATACGTGACAAGTGATGAGCCTGACATTGGACTTGATAGCAGGACAGCTAGGAGGCAGGTCCTGGAAGCTAAATTGTTTAGAGCAGGTCCCGCTAAAAGGCCGAAGGTTAAGAGGCAGCTTGACAAAACCACTGTGTGCTACATACAAAGGTTGGCTCCAGGATTAGAAAAATCAGAAGAGCCAACCCAAAGCTCCTCTGGAGTAGCCTTGCATAGGGTAAGGGCTCACTTTAACAGGTACTGGGTGGGGCCCTCTCATGAGAAGTACGCTAAAGCCAAACTTAAGCACCCAGACCAAGATAAGAAATTAATAAAGGTATTCGTTTCGGAGTATGAACGTGGACAAGATCTCGCCGGTAGAGTCACCGGAAGAACCTACAAACTTGAATAGATGCTTAGTCGATCTCGATTTAGTGGTGGACCGGATAAAGGTGTGCCTAGATAGAGAAGAAAATTTCGGTGGTCCTGACAGTGAGCAATACGAAGACTTACTTCAGTGCTACGACCGAATCGTGCTATTTCAGTATAATTTAATGGAGTTAACCAAATGACCCCCGAGACAGAAAACGCAGTCTTCGCCTTAGCTAGATACATAAATGATGCGGGACAAGCCCGCGTTACGGACAAAGTTGTTAGAAGCGTAGTAACTGAAGCCTTAGGCATGCAGCGCCTTAGAGGTCCTAGATTCGAGAAGATTATTCAGATCGCACAAGCTGAAGGAAGATTGGTTCGGGACGGAGACCTGCTTAAGAAGGTGGAGCTCGTAGAGGAACTATCTAGTCCGACAGTTGTGGTTAGGAGAACCGTTGATAACGTGGTTCAACCACCGGCAGCGCCTACAAAACCCCACCACCCGCCTTCGGATAGACCAAAACATTATATGGGGGCTCTTCTAGAGGGTCGGTTAAATGATCAATCCGCCGATTTGGAAGAAGACAGTAGGGCAGCCGCGATTTTCACGCACTGCCCCCACTGCTCTGCGACCCTGTTGCTTCGCGGGACGATAACAGTAGAGTCTAGTGAAGTTCCGGACTGATAAGTCGCTCAGAGTTACGTTGGACGGAGGCAAGTAGCGTCCTAACGAGTGCTTGGGGTGGTGATAAGGTGAAAGTCTCAAAGTCAGGCTTGGCCATTATCATCACCCCTACTAGTTCCCCGGATGCGTTGAAGATAGGGCCCCCAGAAGAGCCGGGTCTTGCAGGAACAGTAAACCCATCTAGAGTGGGAAATTTTTTAGATGGGTCATCCGGACGCTGTATCTCAGTGGTACTACCCGCGTAGAACCCCTCAAATTTAGGGATCATATTCGAATCGAAGAGTCCAAGCGGCGATCCAAGAGCCAAGACTCTTTCCCCTCTCGAAACGTCTTTATCCGCTATTACAACGGGGGGGATAGCTGCGCCCTGAATAGTTAAGAAGCATAAGTCTACGGAAGGCTCCGCATGCCGTACCACCGCAGAGTAACTCACACCCCCTAAACCTGTAGCCACCATTTGAGAATTGACAATGTCGTTACTAGGTAGGCACAGGTGGGCTGCCGTAACCACCCAAGTATAGCTACCGCTTAGGGCCACGGAAAACCCGGACCCAGCTATTACTCTCAGAGGACCCTCTAGACATATCTCTTCTCTGCAAAGCTTTTGAGTAAACTGGTGGGTTATAAATAGAAAGGACTTTTCTATTTCAGGTACTTCCCGACTATTTTGAGGAAGCAACCTCCAGGGCGTTTGCCCGCAGCAAGAGGGCCCAAAAACGGACAACAGTAAGAGAAGCATCGCTAAACCTACCGCAGATATTTTAGTCCTAGTTGGTTTCATCAGATCACCCTTCCAGTGGGGGGGTTATAGGTCACTTTGATTAGATCCGCCCAAGATACGGGGCACAGGAACTTGTACACACGCAGAGTGTTGCTCGGAGGCAGACTAGCCAGGACTGCCGGAGGTATTACCGAGAACACCTCTATGACGGCGTCCTTGGGGAGAACTGATAGGGACTCTACATCTGCCGAGGCCTGTTCAACTATCACAGGTTTCTTTAGGTACCCTCGAGTCCCTTTTTGAAAGATATCAGTCACCTCTACACACCTCTTCGTCGAGTATCCCCATCATTTCCATGAACATCTCGTCTGGTTGACTGGTCAAGGCGTGAACTCTTCCCCCCACCGCTAGGGGAGCCCAGGGACCTACACCGTTATCCGCGTTGTTTGGCGTAGTAAATATATGAACACTTAGTCCCGCTACCTGCTGTAAAGCTTGAGCTAAGAACTCGGTCTCTATCTGGGGAACTAGGTAGGACTGTGATTCTTCGTCTGTAAGTATGATGATGACTTTGTCAGCCGCCTCTCTCCACCGGACATTAAAGGTCACTAAGGGAGGGGTAGAGAAACCTACGCTGTTGCCCCAGCGGATATTTACGTGCTCTGGAGGTAAGGTTCCGAAGGGAACAAGATTCCTAACACACAAATACAAAGCATCCCGCAGCATCTCTTCGCTGGTGTTAGTCTCCGCTACGGAAGCTAGCGCGGGTATAAACTGATCGAAGGGAACAGGGTGTACCACCAACTCTAATCGGTCATTAGGTCCGACGGGACCCACTATAAGCCCCCACCGTAGGGCAGGGGATCCTTGGAAGCTCGCAGAGAATGCTGTCATTGCTTCTTGAACAGCTCGGATCTCTTCCCGCATTGACCCTGAGGTGTCCACAACAAACATGATATCCGTTGGCTGAAGGTCCTCTTCGATCTCGCCATCACAGTTATCATCTTCGCCGTTGCATATCTCTTCTCTAGGAAGAATCTCGTCCAGGCAGATGTCCTCCACAAATAAGCCCCGCACCTCAGAGCCCCACCTGCCCGAGGAACAGTTCTGACTTCCTGAGGAGCAAAGCCCTACCCCCAGAGTGCCTTCGGGTCCTGAGTAACACTCCCTAAAGAGGTCTTCGTCCACAGCCTCGTTGCAATTATCATCGTAAGCGTTACAGATCTCATCCGTAGGTACTCCTCCCGATGGATCGCAGGGCTGAACTCCCAGAACCTGGCAGGGGGCGCGACAAGGAGTCCACTGAGTACTGATACAATTATCCCCCGCACACTCGCACACCTTGAACCCTGACCCACACTCTAGAGGGGGCTCTTGACAGGGCATTAGGGCCCCTAGTATCTCGGGGGGACAAGTACACGTTAGTGTCTCGTCAATTCGGCCATCACAGTCATTGTCAGAAGCATCGCAGGTTTCTTCCCGAGGTGTCCTGGCGGTGCACGCAGACCACCGACCGCTAACACACAGCTGGACACCTTCCTCGCACCGGCTTTCGCATATTTGTATTAGCTCTTCGTCAAGATCGCCATCACAGTCATTATCTATTCCGTCACAAGTTTCCTCTGGAACGCCCCCACAGTTACCGCAGGCATTGAGCTGACCCTCATCAACTAGCCCGTCACAGTCATTATCCTCTAGGTCACAGACCTCCTCAGAGGCAGAAGGTCCCCTACAAGCGCCCAACGTTCCATCAACGCACTCGGCTATACCTTCTCCACACTCTCCGACACATTCATAAACACCCTCATCAACTAGCCCGTCACAATCATCGTCCCGTCCGTTACAAGACTCCCCGGAGCAAGGCGTACACTCTCCCCTATCTAAAGCTCCCTTTCGACATCGAACCTCTTGCTGGCCCTGCTGAATTTGCCCCTCCAGGTCTTCTACCTGGCAAGGCTGGTAAGACACCCGTAGATCCGCGGGATCGCAGTCCTGGTAGTGAGAACACTCCCCCTCCGATACTAGAGTCCACCTGCAACTCGGGTCTGGCTGCTGATTAGGAGTGCAGGGCACGCCCTCGTCATCACAAACATCAAACACGACCTCCACCCGCCATACCTCGTCAAAAGGGGGACAGTGCCAGTACTGAGATCTCCAGCAGGAGTCCTGGTACTCCTGACTAGGAAGGTTCCCCGTAGCGGCGATACTCGTATCTAGCGTTTCTAAAAGGTGGGCGTCAGGCCCCCCATCCGTACTTGACGCCGGAGCTAGTCTTAGAGTGCCCGCTTCTGGGGGGTAAGTGGTGAGAGATTCCCTGGGATCCGAACAGGCTGCTACAAATATAAGAATCATAGCTACTAACTTCGGGCTCATATCAGCGCCCTCCAGGCCTAAAAACAGCCTTTACAGTGGCAACCTGGCCTTGGTGGTATAGGTCTAACTCTCCGGAAAGGTCCTTCTTGGGGGAAACTGTCTGACTAGACCGCTTATGATGAGCAGTCTTGTCTTTAGCAAGGCTCCCTACCGTTGTTTTTACGTTGTCTAGGCTTAACTTAACCGTCTTTATAGATTTTCTAAGCGCATCTAGTTCCTTAGCCGTGGTCAGTGTCATGACTATTTGAACTGCCACTAAAACTACGAGGATGATTGAGATCAAAAAGTAGCCCATAAGTAAATACCCCGAACGCTAACTAACGGTTACATACTAATAGTGGGGCTCTTAAGCGCTTAAGTAAGCCCTTAAGTCCTTATTTAATCCTTAAACCCTAGCATCTTGCCCTTAAGTACGGTTTAGTCGCTCTAAGTACCGTTTTATATGGACTTAGCTTTATGCTTACTTAATACTAAGTAGATTCCCCCTGACTCGGAGACTCCTTATGAATAGTTCCTTTCTCAGCCCCGCCGCCTTGTTACTCGCGGCCTCAGTCCCTCTCTTATCCTGTGGGGGTTTGGACGCCTCTCTACAATCAGAAAGAGTTTCTAGGCACTCTGAGTGGTTAAGAGACAGTTGTGACAGGTGCCCTGCTTGCTGCACTCCCCTAGACTCAAACGCCTTAGCTTACCTGGATGACGGCGGGGTTTGCTTGGAAGAAAATTTGGACCTTCTCTCGATAACATTTTCCAGAGCAGACTTAGAAGAATACTGCTACACGACACCCCCTCAGGGGGATCGCTAATGTCTAAGAGGATATCTTTTTGCAAACTGTGCTCAGAAAGACATGCCCTTGAGGGCAGTAAGCATTGCTGGTGGTGCTACCAAAGCCTCTTGAGTCAGTTAGATAGGGCTTCCGAAAAGGAACCCGAAAAAGAATCGGAAAGTTAGTCTTCCAGCCCTAAGCTTATACTAGCCAGGCCTCCCTAGGAGGGGCCCCCCCATACCTAGTATAAGGACTGCTTCTATGAACAAAAGACCCGGAAAGCATTATCGTCCTTTACCCAAGAGCCTCCACCTAGGTCCGTCAGAGATAGAGGGCTATGGAATTTTCGCTTCTGAACACATCCCGGCAGGGACAAACCTTGGACTAACCCATATACCCTTTGAAAGCCAACCAAATGGTATGTTAAGGACCCCCCTGGGAGGGTTCTACAACCACTCAGACGCCCCCAATTGCCAGGTCATCCAGGAAAAGGGGATATATCCCCGGTTTTGCATGTACCTGCACACTTTAGTAGAGGTGCGTAAGGGCGAAGAACTGACGGTAAAGTACCGATTGTACGACCCTACAGTCTAATATACCCCTATTCGATAATATCCCCCCTTTTATGTCAAAAGGATGTGTACTGAATTCATGTAGTACATTTTCAGCCTAAGAGGAGGTAAGATTTTATGACTGACTGCTATGAAGAAGTCAGGGTTAGCGACAAGTTTCGCTTTAAGCTGTACGCGGATACAGACCCTGAGTCCCCGGAGGATTGGGACAACGGAGACCTATTTATTAGGGTTGACGAGAACAATTCCCTGCATAGGTTCAGGGGATTTTGTACCGACCCAGTACAACAGCCAGATTCTTTTCACCAGTTTCCCGTTTTCGCAGAGCGGTCTCTGGCTGAGTATCCCACTCTAAGCTTGGTCGGTGGGTTCTTGGAGCAGGGTAGCGACACGAGGCATGGGTACGTGTATGTGTGCAAGAATACTTGGGGTTGCTTAGAGACGGCCTTAATAGCCGCTCAATCCCACTTGGACGAGTGGAACAGGTATTTAAGGGGTGATGTCTGGGGGTTCGAGATACTTGAGGACACTTACTGCAAGCACTGCGACGGGACGCAGACAGAAGTCGTAGATAGTCTGTGGGGTATTTATGGTCTTGATCGCGCGAGAGAGGAAGCGAGAGAGGAAGCGAGAGAGGAAGCGAGAGAAGCATGCACTACAGACACCTAATTTCCGTTCAGGCCCTCACAGAGACGGAGGCTCTTGAGTTAGTAGAATCTGCGATGGATCCTTATGGTATGGGGGATGTCTGGGATTACTATGTGATCGGAGGCAGGTGGGAGGGTTACTTTGGTCTCCAAAAGAACACTCTAAGGTACTCAGAGGACCCAAGGAGGTTCTTATCTGAGCTAGAGGAAATAAAAACCAGTTACAACGAAGCCGCCAAGGACGCCTGCTCCCTACTTTTGGATTCTGGGGCTCTTAATAAAATACTGGAGGGCGAAGATTTCTCGGAGCTAGCTGAGTACGGAGCTGAAGACCAAGCTATTAAGTCGTTTTGCAGAAGCCTCTCTAAGAGATACAGCGTTAGTAGCGGTTTCTATGACTACACGAAAAGAGTAGCCGGAAACCCGACATACCTCATAGACAGGGTGTCTCTAGACGTAGGCGAAAACGAGTGGTTAGTTGTAATAGACATACATTATTAGGAGTTACTAGAATGGATATTCAGGAATTTTCTTCCAGGTTGAGAGGCCACGATTGGTATTACGCTATGAGCGAGAGTCATTCTGTCTGGCAGTCTGGGGAGAATAACTTAAGGGACCTAAAAGAGATAACTAAAACCAGTGATAATCACGAAAGGCTCTTTGACCTAGCCTCTGACTACTCTCTTCAGATGAGCGGTTCAGAGTTTGAGAAGGCCTGGAGGTACGCGGGAGGTTACTTGTGGGCTCAGGGCGTTAAGCTTTCCACAGAGGAAGCTAAGAATTTTGTGGAGTCAAAAGAAGATAAGGTATATGGAGTAGTACACAGAGTTAACTGGGACAAAATCAATGAGGTTCTTAAAGGAGACGGGGCTTAAAGGATACTTGAGTACCCTCAGGGTTCACGTAGGTATCGTTGTCTACTCCTTGTGCATAGATAAAGGATCCTTTGTTCAGAGAAGATCTCCGCCCCCCGTTGCTCTTTGGTTTGACAAACTCGCTACGCGTGTATGGGCTCGCTACGCGTGTATGGGACTGGCTGGATCCAGATAGGGACTTATTTTAGTGAAACGCTCACAACGCAAACCCGGGACTCCCTGCGGACCCTTTAAGCTACCGGCGTCGTATATGACGTATCAAATGATACAGCTGGGATTCCTAGAGGGAAGATATAACCACGCACTTATGCAATGGGAAATACCCGCTGGAAAGGGTGGGTGGAAACCTGTTAGGACGCCTAGAAGAGCTGTTGGGCCTACAAAGAAGTCTACGCTCCCCTTATACAACCCTTATCAGGACTATTAAGGCCGCTAAAGCTAGGCATACAAAATCTCTGGGCGAGGGAGACTCCCCCATTATCGAGTAAGTCATCACAGTAAACACGACAGTGCTGACACAGAACCCTAAGAGCTTCGCCGTCCATAACCTACCAAAGGTATCAAACCCTGCACGGGTCGCCTCCATAAACAGGTACGTAACTAAAACTCCGAGCAGACAAACCAGCCACCGGTACTCATACACCCTCTTGGATAGAAGAGGTCCACAGCTTATTAGCCAGGATAAGGCGTGAGCCGAAACAAGAAACAGAAAGAATTTAAGCATGTACGGACCTGAAAGTAAGTTCGTCTAAATATTAGGATAAATAATGATTAACGAGAGAACATACGGCGGTGTTTCGCCCGAAGAAGTCGGCTCACTTGGTGTACCTAAGCCCGGAAAAGACCCTACAGGCTTCCCGTGCCCCCACTGCGAGTGCAAGGACACCTACCACATACAGTTAGAGGTCTCCCCACGCGCGAACGACGTAGCCTCCAAGTTGTTACGAGGCCACACACCCGGAAGCGTTGTTTATACTAACTACGTGGGTTGCCCTGCTTGTCCCTGGGCTAGTCAGGCTATGATGACCTCAAGCCCCTCTAAGACTAGAATATCCAAGGATGACGTAGCTTATAAAACGACATCTGATTCCGAAGGTTCCGAGTACCCTTTAACTGATGTAGAGGAAACTATACGGGGGTTCGAGACTGAAGTGGAGGCTAAACTTAGAACGGCCCTAGTAACAGAACTAGAGTCTCTATCTAGCTTGTGCTTGGACGACGAAGCCGATAGAAACACTCTTATAGAGAACTTGATCAGTTCTTTTATGAGCAGGTTTTCTAGTAAACTATAGGAGGCACAATGAACATTGTTAAAACCGCACACCTTCGGGTTGCAGATAATCGAGGGGACCTGAAAGAGATACAGGTCGAGTTTACTGAGGAGGGTCTCTATATAACCCCCGAGGGATCAGAAAAAGGTTGGCCGCTTAGGGTGGGCTTCTCTGATGGAAGAGTCACGCTGACTCTAGTAGGAGACGTGAAGGAAAACCCTACGGACTTGATAGACCTGGTCAAAGAGCAGCACGAGAAGAAGCTCAAGGAGAAGCTCAAGGAGAAGCCTGAGGATAAGAAGCAACTAGAGCTTCCCTTGGAGTACAGGTGATGGCTATTTCTTTGCGCGGAAACTGCATGATGCAGGAAACAGACTTGGACACAGGTGTCACGTTTTTCTACGTCCTAAATCCTGATGGGGGTTTTGATAATCCAAAGCCTCTCCTAACAGACGTAACCCTGTGGTACCCCAACGGGGATGTGGTTTCTATTAGTAGGAATGTCGTTAAGTCTGAGGCAGACATAAAGTCTCATCTTAGAAAGAATAAACTATGAGCTTAAGCCCCGGTACGTTAGGAGAATTAATGGAAGAGTCAATTCACAGGGAGTTCTTGATTAAGGTTAAGTTAGATGTCGTTTTCGACTTCTTGGGGTCCTACCCGGAACTCGCGGATAAGCTAGATACTTTGGACTTACCCTCCCTCTTAGCAGACAACCTAGTGGTTGACTGCGATAGCTTCGCGGGTAAAGTGCTAGACCAGCTCGGTGAGACTAAGGCTAGTATACGCCTAGCAGATCCCCAGGTGTGCAACGTACACGATACCACGGGAGAGGACTTAGATTCCTACATAGCGGGTCCTGAGGAAAAAGTCTGGTAATTTGCCCCGCAAGGCTTTAAACTGCAATTTCTAGTGTTCAGAGTAACACAGGTATTAAACGAGAACTAAGTTCTCAAAAACAAAAAAGGAGAAGCTATGAGCTTCATTAAAAGCGGCTGGGATGCTGTTCAAGATTTTGACGCCTCGGATAAAAAGAAGGTGTACCCCCCCAAGAGATTCTGGATGCCCGCAGAGATCACCAAGCGAATAATGTTCCTTGATGAGGACCCTGCATGCCTCTTCGAGCACAACCTCTGGTCAATAACTAAGACTCAGAGAAAAGAGGTCTGCCTTAAGAAGAACAATTTCGGCCCAGAGTGCCCTGTCTGTGACGCAGAACTGTGGCCAAGCTTCACAGGCTTCTTTACAGTTATAGACATGGGTGACGTTACCCCTGAGGGTCTTAAGGGCTTTGTTAATGACAAGGGTGTCAACTACCAGTTTATAAAGAAGCTGTATGGGGCCAAACGAGGCGGTCGGGATAAACCCGGCGTACTGACAAAGATAAAGCGACTAGCGGATAAAAAAGACGGCTTAATAGGCACCGTGTGGGATGTCTACCGTAGTGGAACCAAGGTCGAGAGTGTAGGGGACGAGTTCGAATTCGTAGAGAAGGTTAGTAAAAGATCTTGGAGCAAGTACCTGGTAGATGCTGGGGCTAATAGTGAGCTGCTCGACCTAGAGCCTTTCAATTACGAAGAAGTCTTCTCCCCCGCAAGTGTAGAAGAATTGAGGGCGTTAATTCCGGGAGCAGGCCTCCCCACAGAGGACGTAGTCAAGAACATAAAGATCGATGACGACGAACCTCCCTTCGAGATGTAGACCATGAAAACACGGATCCACGTAAACCAACATAAGATAAAGTCTAATTTAAAGACCGGTGAACGGGATCCGGTTATCACTGTCAAAACCTATAAGAGTAACGACTACGGATCTGAGGTCTCCATAAAAGGGCCTTGTAGGGTCGTATATTCTCCAGACAAGCCCCTATCTTGCGGCGCTAGGGTCTGGATCGAGACTGAGTCCGAAGTCGTTGTACTCTCCTAAGGGCCTGTAGCTCAGTGGTTAGAGCATCCGGCTCATAACCGGACGGTCCTCGGTTCAAATCCGAGCGGGCCCACTACCCTTTCTTACCCACAAAAAGGAGAACTCCATATGGGAGCTCTAGAGCAATATGTTTTCATTGTCTGTGGATTCTTTTGGGGACTACAAGACCCTGAGCCCACCAAAGACCAGTCTTCCTCCTGTGAGGAAATAGTAATCACCAGCCTAAGTACGGGGGAAGACCCTACTCTGATGCTGTCTATCGCTTGGCACGAGAGCACTTTCAGGTCTCGAGTAAAGAGCCCTGCGGGTGCTATTGGCCCCCTCCAAGTACTGCCACGTTATTGGTGCCCCCAGGGTTCCCGAAAAGGCTGTGATTTAATTAGCGCGGGGTTTAAGGCGTGGACCACTTACTTCAAAATGGAGAAGGGTAACGAGAAGCAAGCTTTGTGCAGATACAATTCAGGGAGAAAGTGTGCTTCTTCCTCCGCAGCTCTGAGATACTCGAAGAGAGTGCTGGAGACTAGGGACGCCTTGGTAGCCTCAATATTTAGTAATTGGCAACACCATAGGGTGTCCGAGAATTGCGCTCGGTGCCCTGAGTGCTGTACTGAAATGAATGCCCCCGGGAGGTAGATTATGTGGACTAAAGAGCTGTTAGTAGACAACATGCTCCGCAGGAAGGGACAAGCCCTTAAGACGGAGAAGAGCCTTCTTAAAGTACGAATGAAGAAGGGAGTCATTACTCTTGAGGAGTATGACGAGATTGTAGAAACCACCAAAGAGCATTACTCCGAGTGGAAAGACTTTAAAGAACCTAAAAAACGCCAACGACGACAGGGGTTAAGATAATGCCATGTACCTATTGCGGAAACCTCAAGCACACCAGAGGGAAGTGCGACAAGACTGAGAGAGACTTTGAGACTTACGAGAAGGTCAGCGTCCTCAGCAGGAAGAAATTACTCAACACGCTTACCGAAAAGGGAATCCTACCAGGAGCTATAGTTAGGACCTACAACCGTACTAAGAACTTTATGAACAATTTCTCGGACAGTGAGGTTGTCTCCCTAGGCCCCGTAGACCTGTTCTCTCATTATAAGAAGATTGGGAGAACTCCTAGTTCAATTTACATAGTAGCAGAAAAAACTATAGTCCTCTCTGACGAAAATGAGGACCTCGTAAGTGTAAAGCACTGCTACGAGATTGTAGAGCCCTCCGAAGAACAGTGGGATTCAGAAGGAGCCTGGGTCACCACTCAACTGCTAGACTTTGCAGAATTCAAAGCACTTATTAAGGGCAAGAAGAGGCACCCGGCTTTCACGGGAGAGCTATACAATTGCATTGTTAAAGAAATGACAACAAAGAAAGAGACTCTTGATGAGATCGTCGCTAGGGTCAACGCAGACATGGAGGCAAAAGCGTCTTCCGATGGACCGGGCGGGGAACTTGAGGAAAGCAGCCCTGTATACGTAGTTACCTCTACATCCACCTCGGATGATTATAAGAGACCCTACACAAGCACTGAGACTAAAACGGCTTTAACCCAGGAAGACGCTTCCGCTGTAGCAGCGTACATGTACCTGGAACGAGTTCAGGAGTACGGGCTTCTGGACTATGACGAAGTCACTCTTAAGGAGCTAAAGAGCATAACCTCGGGAGCAGACCTATTGGTCCCTGACAAGGTGTGCGATTTTTTCGAGACTAACGACCAACTATTCCAAGGGGAATACGTCCCCACAACTTTTTCTGTAAGCGTAGAAAGCAGGACGTCTACCACTGTTGGTGTGGAAGCTATCAAGAACATCCTGAACGAACTGTAAGGAGTTAGATATGAAAAGATCTACGAATCCCCGCACAAAAGCGGGCAAGAAATCTACTACGACCTCTCGAGGGAAGGCCACTGTTTCGGGAATGGCGGCGGTAGCTAGGAAGCTGTCTAAGCCAAAGCCTAAAAAGAAAAAGTGAACATATTTATTCTGGATGAATGTCCAGAGAAGGCTGCGCGGTCCCAGTGCGACAAGCATGTAGTAAAGATGGTGCTCGAGTCCGCTCAGATGTTGTGCAGCGCCTTATGGCGACATGATGTACAAGCACCCTACCGAGCCGCCTATACTAAACACCCCTGTACAGTGTGGGCTGGAGATTCTCGACCCAACTTCCGCTGGCTACTCAAACACGCTTTATATCTGCTAGACGAATACCAGGACCGATATGAAAAGGACCACAAGTCTTCAGGAGCGCTGTTATTCGCCAAAGACAACGTGTGGTCAGTGCCGTACGGGACACTGACTCCCTTCGCCCAGGCTATGCCTGATCAGTACAAAGACTCTGACCCAGTAAAGGCTTACCGATCCTACTACCTAGGAGAGAAGATGGGCTTCGCGACTTGGAAGCGGAACCGCCCTGACTGGGTTCCCCCAACCACTAAGGAATAAATAATGAGAGCAGTATTAACCATAACAATAGACTACGACGAGGCGCACGTCTCGTCAGGTAAAGACATTGAACGTGCGTTGAACTTTGCAGCTCGGTACCTCGCAAGTAACGGGCTTCTATCTGACGAGCATTCAATTGTCGATGAGTGGAAGTACGAGTTAGAGGTGGACCCCGCCTCGACTACTAATAAGGAGGAATGATAATGACATACGAACAGCTACTTAAAGAGCTAGCCGGACTGACACCGGAACAGCTTAGACAAGCTGTAACTGTACATCTGGCAGATGAGTACCACCACATCCGGTCTATAGGAGTGGCTGTTGAGGATGGCGTCCTGGACGAAGACCACCTAGTACTCTCGGAGGAGGCTAGTACCGCCCCATGCTGGTACTTTACCACCGAATCCGACGAGTACAACTCTGAGACTTTTGGGCCCTACGACTCTAAGGTAGAAGCACTACTAGGTATCGGACGAGTGCAGGCTAAAGCGGATACTATGGGGGACGATGTGGTCCGACACTATTCGGCCCCATACGTGGAGTAAGGCAATGACGTTTATACCTAGAGAAGAACAAGAAGAGCACTGGACGCGACTCGCAGGGCCAGCATTGGTGGGCAAGCGTGTCACCGCCGTGCGATACCTGACGGTCGAAGAGGCCGCTGGACTGGACTGGACCCATCGACCGCTCGTAATCACTTTTGAAGATGGTTCATACATTTTCCCCTCTCAGGATGATGAGGGAAACAACGGGGGTGCCCTTTTTGGAGGCGACGGATTCACAGAGTGGACCTTCCCCGTACTACGCTAAAAGGAGTAAAGACAATGGACACCTACAAGATAGAGATCCACGACGAGGCGAAGGCGGGTTCTGTTGAAGAGGCTTTCGCAAACTTCAAGTCTCGCATTAATGGGGAGGAAACAATGGTGTGCATAGAGCACGTAGCGTCAGGGGAAAAGTATTTTCTGGAGCTACAGACCGGCGAAGTACTGAGCATGAAGTGCTAACCCACCGCCCCGGCTACTACTAAGGAGTAAGGCAATGAAAGAAGTAGACGTCATTAACCGCTTCTGGGCCTGTGATGCCCCCGATAAGCCCCGAGAGGGCCTGTGCTATGACACACTTCGTCCAGCAGTTGCTGGAGCCAAACTGCGCAACCAATACGTGGTTGCTGAAGCCTTTACTTTTTCGGAGGCGAGAATAGTAAAGAAGCCCAGGCCTAAGGAAGAGGAGTCTTCATGAGCTTTGACGGTTCCTTATGGGGCGGCTCGTTTCAGAGATTCTAGGACGTATACTTACAGGAGTATTAGTCCTTAAAGGAACATCCTAATGTGTTCTATTCGAGCCTGTAGGCACTGCGGGTCTGGGTTACTTAAGACCAGGCCCCAAGAAGTAGTCTCTCTCGGGGAGCAGGGATCTATTAAGACCGGTCTCTGCGATTTTGACGGACAAGTATTCCTCTTCGGAGGTGTTAGTGAGTATATCAGTGAGTGTTGGTACCATTATGAATGCTGGGAAGCCTCGGGCCGCCCAGAAAAATTTCTCAGCCGCCGCCAGGAGAGCTAGGTTGTCTTATATTCTTCCAGTTCCCGGAGAGCCCAGAGGCCCTCTAGACTTACCCGCCAGCTACACGCAAGCCCAGCTTATAGAGTACGGGTGGGACGGCGTTGAGTTTAAATCGCCTCCGTCAGGCGGGTGGGGCTCTAAATTGAATGACGCTCGTTGGAAGGACTCAGGCCCTAGATCCCGAGTATGGTCCTTACTGGAGGCAGCCAAGTGTTAGTAGATAAGATAGACCTCAAAGCAGCTTCAGAGATGGTGGACGCAGGAAACGTGCCTTCCTTGGAGCACCAACTACATTGGATCTCCCAGCTAAGAAAGGGCTTGAAGCATTACGACAAAGAAGAACTTGACGAACAATTAAACATGATCTTCTTGGGAGAGCAGGCACGTGTACTTAGTAGCTACGGTCATTTGCTAGCGTCGGCTAGCTCAGAAGAGCAGCGCGAGTTTGTTTCGGCTACCATGTCGGAGGAATTAGGGTCTAATATGGACCAGTATGTAGAGATGCTAACCATACCTTACTAGACTTTGAAGCGTAACCAGGAGTGCTTAGGTCTCTTTTCCAGGTAGTCCTCTTGCCCCTCTCCAAACCGAGCCTCCTGTTCAAAGCGTATCTGGTAGTAAGCGGTCTTCGTGCTTCTGTACTTTAGCAGACCGACGACCCAATCCCACAGGTACAGGAGTAAAAATCCTAGGACTAATAGCTCGTTGTACTGGACTATATGGATCCTTTCGTGGTTTATAAGTCTATCTGTGTCATAGCCAGGTCTTATTAGAATAAAGGGCCAGAGAGTTATGGCTGCAACAGGGAAAAACCAACTAAGGGCTTTGGGTATAGAACTATTCCGAACTAAGATGCTTTTCACAGGCTAGGCTCCTTTTAGTGCACACTAGAGATAGTAAGGTTGTTTCCTTTCATGCGAAAGGTTCCCCATGGATGAAACTAGGGAGTTTACTTATGAAGTTTCCATTACTATTGAGACAAAAGCTTCTTCCCCACTAGAGTCCTTAGGGGATTTAAAATCCCTAAGGGATCATACCGACGAGCTAATAGCCTACGTAACATGCGTTGATACCGACGAGTATTACCTATTTAGACTAGTTTCTGAGAAGCCTTGGTTTCTCGAGATAGATAATCAGAAAGAGGAATAAACTATGCCAAACTGGTGTGAGAATACTTTAACCTTTGAAGGTTCCCCTTCGGACATACTAAGGTTCGTGGCCGAAGCCAGGGGGATCAACCCCACGTACCCAGATTTCCGCTCACTCGGGCGAGACGCTGGAAAACTCGGTGCCGCAAAACCCCAAGTTGAAGAACTACTGCTAAGTTTTACCCCCAACTCGGGACCACTGACCGACCTAAGCTTCCATAGCTTCGTCCCTGTACCCGTAGAAGTACAGAGATCCTCCTTTGATCCCGAGGTAGCCAAGGTGTTGCCCGACTTGTTAGATAGCAACGAAGTGTCCCCTGTCGGGGGTTACACTTGGCAGAACCATAACTGGGGGACTAAGTGGGGCGTTGAGTTCGTTCACAAACAGACCTTTGTGGGGGGCGAGCCCACTGAGAAGTTTCTAGAGTCCGCGGAGGGGGACATAACGATAGTTAAGTATTACTTTGACTCAGCCTGGTCTCCCCCCATTCCCGTTGCGGAGGCCATAAGCGTTAGGTTCCCTGAGAGCCGAGTTACTCTTGAGTTTGAGGAGAGGGGAAATTGGTTTGCAGGCAGAAATACCTATGAAGGCGGAACGCTTATAAAATCAGAATCCTGGGACCCTCCAGAGTTAGATGAGGACTACTAACCTGACTTTTTTGAGGTTTATATCCATCCAACCCTACAACCTTCTCCGCACGTAAGCGCCTGTTTTGGCGAAAGGCAGCGCCTCCGGAGGCCGGTGTACTCTTAGCCACTTTCTCGGGGGTTATATTTTATTTATCAGGGCATAACATTTTACTACGAGGGCGGGTCGTCTACTATTTGACTCCGTCAAACTGACTTAGAGATACATTCATGAGGTTTTGCAACCATAAGAATAAGTACTGCCCCTGCTGCAGGAATAAGATAGCCGAGTTAGAATTAGTTTCTGTAACCTTACTCGGCTTAGTAACCCTCCTCCTGTACCACACCCTCTAAGCCCCGTAAGGATCTCCCCCAGGCTGAGATTTAGTCTGGCAACAAACCTGGAAATGCTACGCGGACGTCCGCGCAGTTCGGGGGCGATACGTCCCCTCAGTATAGCTACGAGCTGAACGTATCAAAGTATGTTCTTCCCGATAGGAAAGAACTTCTTATGGATTCAAAACAGCTCCTCAAAACCGTACAGAATCACGCAGGTTCATGTTAAGGAGTACCCATGCTAGATCTGGACTCAGTAAATTATTTATTTGAAGAGCGGGGAGACCAAAGAGCTCGAGGGGAGTTCGCTAAGGTTTTATCCGACGCAGAAGGTTGGAATGGAGATAGCCTATACAGCGTATTAACCAGCAGGAACTTACTACCCTACTGGTCCTTAATAAGGGCTACTAACCCTTCCCTACCCAAGATATCGGACAAGAGTTTCTCCGGTAAGGACTTGTCTGGGACAAACCTATCCGGAGTGAGCTTCACCTCGTGCAGGTTTATGAACACTAAGCTTGTTGGTTGCGATTTAAGAAACGCTGTCTTTTCTGGTTGCTCGTTCACGAACGCTTTCTTAGAGGACACCCTCTGGTCAAAGGCTCGCGCGTATAAGTGCGACTTGAGGAAAGCTCGCATACTAGGAGCCAACTTTTCAGGCCTAGTCTACCGGAGGTGTAAGCTGCCCCCCACCCTTCCAGGACATCGCTCCCACGCGCGTAAAGGGCAATTGCCAACCCCAGGGGGAGATATAGAGTACCCGGGACAGATACGTAGATTCGTCATAAGTTCTGAGTCCTTAAGGGATTGTTTCGTCGGCATAGGGCAGAGCATTCACTACAGCGTTGACTGCTCTGGAGATTTAGCTGCGGAAGCCGTATTGGTCTCCTCAGCAGATCCCGTTAAGAGAGCCAACTTCACTGCAGAAAGACTCAAGCACCTGGTTCCTGGGTTGATTAGAGTTATCCTAGAAGGTGACTTTTCTACAAAAGCAGCTCGAGACATGATGTCCGGGCTTTTTTCTGGAGCAAAGATACCTTGCAGGTTGTTTCTTCTAGACACCCCCAAGGAAGAGTGTAACCCTTCAGAGGGTTTTACCTACATTGGGAACGAATCCACTCCCTAGAATACACTACGTGTATCGAAAGATACTTTCGACTAGTTACGGAGAGGAACACAGAACCGCCTACTGAGCTCTATCACTCACGTTCTGGACCTCGCAAGAAGCAAACCCCTCGTAGGGAGTGGGTGGTTCTATTAACGCGATCTTTGCTATAATTTTGAGCAAACACAGGAGGCTACTTATGACTAAATTCATTGTGTCTGGATTTATACACGGAATCGGAGAGACAGATAAATATGTAGAGGCTGAGTCTCTCGAAAGAATTCTGTCTTCTCTCAGCAAACCCGACGAGTCAGGTCTGGGTTTCGTTAGGTACTCTGTTTCTGAGGTGGAATCTTTTCCGGACTCGGCTAACATGTGTTGCCCCAAATGCTCCCACTCGTTTTTAGACCCAGGCAAAGTACTAGACTTAACCTAAATAGAGGTTATGAATGGCTACCCTAATCAGGGATATTTTATGCGAGGAGTTTTACGACCTACCTCGGTGGCTTCTGCTCGCACTAATCCCTGGCAAAGTGGCTGTCCGTATAGGTACCTTACAAGACTCCATTGAGTTCGTAAAACTCGTACCCGCCACCCGCCTTTCCCATCCGGAAGACATAATAGATGCCGCCTCCTATATGGACCTGAGATGTGCGGAGGTCTTTAGGAAGGGTTCTGACCGGGGAGTGTTAATGCTGGTATCCGTCTGCGAGCTATTCCCCCTCTTACAGGAGGATTTTGCGCAAGCTGAGACCTCTTCCTGGGAGGTTGAACCGGAAAGGGTGGATGAGTGGGTATTCAGAGGCATTCTCTCCCTAAAGGAAACCCTACACTAGGAGCACCTGGTTTATCTGCCGGTTTGTACCTCACGATTTTCTTTGGGAGTTAAAGCACTGTGAAAGATACGCTAGCAACTTACTGCGATGGAGTCTTCGAGTCTGACTATAGGCTTATATTTTCGGACGGACGTGTTGCCTTAAAAGTCCTCGGTGTTCCTCCTGGGGAGACTAGATGGGTTTTACTGGAGTCAGGAACCCCCGCTCAGGGGGTGGGACGGGTCAGCAGCTTCTCTTCCCACGAGCTCTCTGACGTGGTGGTTCCTGGTAGCCGCATATCTTTTTCTGGAGGTTCGGACGAGAAACCTCCCAGTTTTAGCGCATTATTAGGGTAACCACTTTTTAGGAAGTTGCCCGTCTATGTACTGTGTAGAGCACCCAACCCTTTTCCACTATACGTCTGCTAAGGCAGCCCCCTACATAGTCAGAGACGGTATCGAACCTCGAAGCGTAGAGCTTGGGGGTAGGCACTGTTTCGAAGGGGTTTGGTTAACAAAGAATATGCGTTTTGAGGAACAGTACTGGGCCTCGTCTAATAAGGTCTTAGGGGTTCGTTTCAAAGTATCTATAGGAGGCATTGATGATAGGCTATTTCATTGGAACAGTTTCCGGGAGGAGCTCAACTTAGAGGGGTTTAATTTAGACCTGCCCGAGGAATTAAAGGGGGAAGCCCAAGATTCGGAAGCTTGGTTTATCTTCTTAGGGAACATACTACCTGGCTGGCTCTCGGGAGTTTCTAAGAATAAGGCGTTCCCTCTTAACACGCCTAAAAAGGCTTTGGACACTTAGTACAGATACGCAGACGCGGTACGCGTCTATAGTAAGGCCGCGCAGGGTCGGGCAGACAAGCCCGCGATGCCCCCGCGGGGGCAGTTCTAGGCATTTCGCAAAGCCCGAGGAGTTGGTATGGTCTACAAGACTGAGAATATTTTTTTGAAGCCCTCATCCAGGGTTGAAGGTTGTGATATCGAGCTTACTAGAGTATCTAAGGGGTGGGGTGTTTATAGGAACCCCACTAACAAAAGGAATTGGTTCGTCCTGCACGTGCCGACTAGTTTGAGAATGGGGCCGTACCCTAAAGGCAGGGCTCTAGATTTTGCAGAAACACTGAGTGCGAAACTTCCCGAATACACTTCGCCCGGGAACAGCTCGCAGGAAGATAGTATCCTGGTGAGCCTGCACTCCGGAATATAATGGAAATACACAAATGTCAGATAAAAGCTTGCCCGTTAAGCGTAAAGCTAACAGTTTTACTGAGAGAGAAATCGGGATGGCCTGTGAAGTTTTAAACGCCACCTTGTCTAATAGTAGGCTGAGCTCTCACAGGATGTCCAGTGATGAGTTCACTTCCTTGTTTAGAAAATTTTTGAAAATGCGATCTCAGTTGCAGGAGTCTTAGAATGGTCGAGAAGAAACTACAGGAGCTCATAGACGCTCTTCAGGGGCTAATGAGTGACGCTAGAAAAGCGGACAAAGGAAATAAAAGCGCGGGCACTCGAGTCCGAGTAGGCTCACAGGCGGTTGTCCATGGAATAAAGGAACTCCGCTCGGAAGTCCAGTCCAGTAATAGCTAGTATACTTCTCGCCCTATCGACGCGTAGTCCTATTATTAGGATGAACCGACTTGGAGACCCTATAGATGTCCTGGGATAAATTAAGAGATGCCCTGACCATCTTGGTAATACCTGTGCTGCTGTGGGGTGTTCGATTAGAGACCCGTTTAGCGGTACATGACCGCGAGTTGGCCGAGGCTACTAAGACAGCTAACAACTTAGAGAAGCTAGTGGATACCATCCACAGGCAGCAGGTAAAGTTAGGGACCATAGAGACCAAGTTGGAGCTTATTTATGAAAACTCAAAGAGGCTCCGAGCCGAATAATTCACTCACCCTTCTGGTATTCAGCACGGTAGTTCTGATTATACTTAGCGGGCTTTCTTCGAGCCCCCCGGCCCAGCCTAAGATAATACCCACCTATAAAAGAGTCAGTAAGGCTCTTTCTGAGCGGGACATCGTTTTAAACAGAGCCCACAAGAGGGTTCTTGAAATAGACCTTGTTCTGAGGAATGCTGTTACTAGAACAGGTTCTAAAAAAGGCCCCCAACAACAAGAGTCGGAGGAATAACCTCCAACAGAGGTTATCCATGCACAAAACTCTTTCTTTTATAGACATAGAAACTACAGGTCTAGACCCCAATAAGCACGAGATCATAGAGATAGCTGTAATTAGTTGTACTCCAGAGGGGGTTACTAGCACTTGGGAATGTAAGGTAGCTCCTAAGAGGATAGACTTGGCGCACCCTAAGGCGCTGGAGATAAACCAGTACTGTGAGGAAGATTGGGTGGGAGCTAAAGATATTGAAGAAATTATCCCCACCCTAGTTGCACTACTACAGGACTCTACCCCTGTGGCACACAATGCTAGCTTTGATAAATCCTTTATAGAAAAAGCCGTACTAGGACATAAGATACCCCACCACTGGGTAGACACTGTGAGTTTGGCCCACGTAGCTTTTCCCGATGCCAAGCGGTATTCCTTGTCGTACCTTTGCTCTAAATTAGGTATCTCTAATGAAGGGGCCCACACAGCTCTTGCGGATGCTGAGAGGTGCAGGTTACTATACGAAAGGATACAGGACACTATGGACCTAGTATCGACTGAGGAGGAATAATGTTTCTAGATAATACTTCCCTTGGAGAGGCCGTAGGGCACCTAAACTTCTGCGAAAACGAAGAAGTGTACCTGGTAACTCCCCTGCCCAAGACCGACTCCAAGGACGCCGACTATGTACAGGTGTACTTCCTGAAGAAGAATCCTGACCCGAAGGCCTTCTTCCCCCTTATTAGGGCGCTTAATTCTTTGCCCTTACCCGCTAACGACTGCTGTCACTAGCCTCGTCTAGGCCCTTTCTTCCCAGAGTTCCCAGGCATAACGCTGGGACCTGGGGGGACATTCTCCCTACTTTTTTTAGCAACTTTACCCCTGTCTATTTCCCGCTGCTTTTTCAGCAAATCCTTGAGGAGCACCTCTTCTTTTTTAGGTTCCTCAACTTCTGTAGTTAGTACGCCGTACTTTTCCATCTTAACAAGACTCCTCGATATCATTAGCAGTTAGTGTCGCATCCTGGTTCTCAGCGGCTCTCTCGGCGGCTGCGCGGTCCGTGGAAGCAGCCACTCCTGATGGAGTAGTAGTCCTCACGGGGGTAAACCCTTCGGTAAAGCCTATTACTGCCTCGGGGGGCGTAGCAGACTCCAACGTTTCTGTCGCCGCTAAGGGTGATTTTCTGGTCTCCTCCTCCGCAGATACTCCCCCCAGAGCTTCGGCCGCCTTCGCCGCAGCGGCAGAACTAACGGTGGTCAGTGCCCTGGTTACCGAGGAGACTGATTCCTGAGTAGTCTCTTCTGAGGGCCCTGGGAAGAACATTCTAAAAAGCTCCAGGGCTGTTTGAGCCCCTGTTAAGCTTCCGTCTCCTCCAAGAAGAACAAAGCCTCCAGTTATATCCTTATCCCCGTAGGTTGGTACGGGGTTCGCAGAAACAAAATCTTTAAAGGACACTTTCTCAAAGTTCGCTGCGAGATCAAATTTCTCGATAGGGACATTCTCCATGTCAAAACTCAGGCTGTCCCCATCTTGAGTGCTAACTACTTGAAGTAGTGTGGCCTCCTCCGCGCTCTTGGCCTCCTCCGCTCGAGCAAGGCTCACAGAGTCTCTCAGCAGGTCTAATACATATTGATTGCCGCCTTTTCCAATAAAGGTCATTGCGTGTGCCCCGAATTGCATCTCCATTAAATCCGTGAACTGGTAGACCAGGCTACGTATCTGGCGGGCCAAACCTAACCATTTACTAATCTCCGAAGCTATCTGCTGAACTATCTGTTTTAAGTACCCTGTCAGGTCCGGAAGTACCCCCAGTATAGCTCGGAGTTTTGCTACTAGAAACGAGACCCACCGGTCTAGAGGGGGGAACAGCGTGGCTAGAGTTCCCGAGGTCCAGTTGGGAGGAACCCCCGTAGCCAGAGGAACCGCCTTTATAGGAACTTTAACGTCTATGATTCGGGAGAACACGTACACCAGCTTCGCCCCAGGTGCGCGCGTGGTTGGGTTAGTGTATTGGTACGCTCGAGCAACACGGTATCTGTACGTTTTTCCCAGATCAGCTTCCTCTAAGGAGGTGTCCACATAAGTACGCAGCATCTTGGCTCTATAAACTTGCCCCCCGCCTACGAGAGCTCCCGTCCAGGTCCCCGACTCAAAGTCGTTGTAGTAAGTATGGTTATCGAATTCTTCTGAAGTCATGGAGGTCTTGTCCTTAACCCGGTAAACAAAATCCTCAACCGCTGTCCAGGGAGACTTAATGTTGATCCTTGGAGGGCCCCAAGACACGCTTATATATGGGATAGATCCCCTTTCCGCGACGGCTTTGGCCCCAAGAACCTCGTACCGGATTCCCGAGGGAGTCGGAGGAAGAAACTTATTCTCCTCGGGCTTCATAGCTTTTCCGAAAAGCTTCTTTACGTTAGCCCACCAGTCTAAAAACAGTGTTATATCCCTACCTCCGAAGACCCCTACGAAACCTGCTACCCAGTCGTTATTGTCAAACTGCGGTCTTCTAGGGTCTTCCTCGTCGTTCATTGAGGCCTCTAGGGTGTCTACGAAGCCTTCCATGCCTCCCTTAGATGAGATGTTTATATCCGCGGGAAGAAACCCGAACTCTTGAGCAGCATTAGTCTTGTCGAGGTCTATGACCTCCTCCCCGTTTTCGTCTAGTTTGGTGGGGCGCATCCACACCTTTGCGGACTTTAAAAGTTTTGTTCTTTCAGCGCTGGCCCCTTGGGGAGGGAACTGTGGGGGAATAAATGTCCAGTAGATACCCGTCTTGGTGAATATCCCAAGTATCTCCCTTATCTGCTCAATAACAGCCTCCACAACAGCTCTTAGTAGGTTGTCTAGACTCGCAATAAGCAGCAACATCGCATCGAATATCATTAGGGTCGCTTCTAGTACAAGGACCACTACGTCAGCAATTCCTTCGAGCACCAGTAGGATCGGTTTCAGGGGGTCTAGCGACAGCCCCGCTCCGTACCACTTATAGGCATCTGTAAACTTGCCCTCAAGTACGTCCTCCAAGGTGTGGGCCCCAGACCCGTCAACGGATACACTAACGCTGGTAATGATGGGCTGGTTATTAGCGTCCAGACCTAAGACTTCTGTGGTCTTATCATTTAGTTTGGCACTCATGCCATACAAGGGTTCCATCTCTTCGGAGAACCCCTGGAGAGCATCCCTACCGGTCTTTTTCGTGGAGGTGCCCCTTCGTATAGGACTACGACTATACTTGTCGTTATTATTTTCGCTCATTACGTTTAGCCTTAGCCATCATCTCGGCAAGTTTTAAAGTCTCGTGGTGCTTACTTAGTAAGGCCAGTATCCCTTTCTCAAGGGAGTCTGCCATCACGTCGGTACTCATCTTTAGGAAGTCTGCCAGGGGAGGGGGGCTCCCGTCCTTCGCCCATTTCTTCTCTCCGAATACGGCGTTGGTGCTGTCCTTCTCTCCGTCTTTATGCTTGTCGTTGGACATACTAACCTCCTAATTGAACTATCTTAGACATAAAAGCAGCGTGTAGGCCCGAAAGGGTGCTTGAGGGAGCTGCCGGGGGACCGCTAGGACCTACCGCGGTGGGGTGTACATGCGTATCTAACCAAAGATGCAGCTGGGTCAGGTACTGCTGTAGGGGCTCAAATAGAACAGCCTGAAATAGTTTAGGTGGAGCCGCACAAATGGGCCCCGTAGGAGGCGCACCAATCATGACACTTAAGGCGTTTAAATGTATTCCGTGCTGTGAGGAAGAACCCTTTGGGGACGGCGCTCCGTAGCTGTTTATGATAACGGATCCCATAGGACCTGCGTTTAGTCTAATATCCCCAGACCAGGTGTTTACTTCGTAGGTGGACATAAAGGAGGGCAACCCCATAGCAAAAGGGCTACCTACATTGGTAACAAAATCTCCGTTAGCTACCTCAATGCTTTTCGCAGTAGTTCCTGGTATCGGTAGCATATCCTTGCCGGGGACATACCCCATAACAGACTCGAAAGATTTTCCGGAGGCTGTGCTTACCGCGCCCGAACTAACTAGGCTTACGCTCTGGGTTCCGCCTATCAAAACTTCCCCAACACCCACTTCGGGTATCTCGTCAGGGTCTGTGTACAGGACTATAGACTCAGATCCAAGTCTTGAGGAGCCCCTATTCCGCTCTAAGGAACCATTTTCTACGTATATGTCCTTCTGGTGACACGCGTGAGTGTGAACATCTGAGCTAAGACTTTCCCGGGTGGTGATGGAGTGTCCCCCAACCGAGATATCTCCAGTACCGCTGACGCGGAAATCTACCAAGGTGTCTCGCCCACCCTGAGCCGTAACAGTAAAGTTAAATATATCGGAACCTTTGGGGGAATCCGCAAAGCTTGGAAACACTCCGAATTCTATAGTGTACTCCCCCTTTTGGTTCTGAGTAACGTTCTCGTTACCTGTAAACTTAAGAAAGGCCTTACCTTTATTAGAACCTATTCGTAAACTACCTAGTTCTGTTTCCAGTTCAAAGTTTCGGGCCACTATTCTGATTAGGTCATCTAGAGCATTAGCCTCTATCTTAGCCAGGTCACTGGCCTTGAATATGTTTACGCCTCCCTCAAGCACCCCAATAGCATTACCTGAAGAAGCTCGGTGTATAAAATCTCCCGGGTAAGCGTCCCCAGGGTCTCCCTCGGTTCTGGACTCTTCCCCGCTTGCTCCCAGCAGAGCGTCTTCAGCACCCTTAGGTCCTTGCGTAAGAGGGGAAACATTCTTGGCTGCTATCTCTGAGTTCTCCGCGGTAGGTGATGTCGGGGCGTCATTAGACTCGTCTCCGGGAGCTGTCCTAATGGACTCGTGCCCACCCTTAACATAGCCAATACACAGCCCCGGCATGTCTTCAAAGGGACCCGTGTCTATGACTGCGGTGCTTCCTATCTTTGGTAAGATTGTTGTCCCGCCACCCAGGTCAGGGTCGTGACTAACTAGGAGAAGGACTACGCCGTGGAGTAGTTCCCCGTTTATATCCACGTCTATTGTGTGGGTTCTTGGGTGGACATCTACTACTCTGCCCATTACGAGGGATGACATAAATTCTCCTGAGAGGCTTGGGTGGGGTAATCTTAACCCTTCCCAAGCCAATTCTCACGAGAAATTTTAGGTTTAGAACCCTATGGGTTAGTAAAACCTACCGCGGTGTCCCACCCGTCGGATCTCCCTGGAGCTCCTGCGGCGTCAACGTGAATCGGTAAAATCCTGTCACAGAGGCCTGTAACGTTCTCCATGATCATGTTTTGCCCCGCTTGGACGCCCATAGCGAAGCTGTTTATAACACACAGCTCCATATAGAACCCTCCTAGGGGGTTGTGGGCTTTGTCTCGGAAGATAACTTGAAGGCCAAAAGGAACTAGGAATAGCTCTGAGTCAAGGTTGACCAGATAATTTTTATTGCCCTCAGCGTAGGCATGTTCGTCCATATCGCCCTTCCCAGCGGCAATTCCTGCGTCAATAGCGTTGTTATGAAGCGCCTTTAAAAGGTTGTTACCTTTAACAAAGAGTCGCCCCATGCTCCAACTATTGGCTCCTTTACCCGACAGAAAAAACGACCGGCCAGAGCCTATCGTTTGAACCGGTACAACGGGTTTCTGACTCGAACATTGGAAGGCTTGCATCATCCCTATGGGGAACAGGGTAGCCGCCGCGTCCTTTTGCCTAGGAGGTCCCGCAAGAACTAATGTATCATCGGGGTGTGCGGCAGTGTACGCCGCATTCTCCATTATCCGTTCTACGTAGTTGTCCTGGTATTTCCAGTTTTCTAAGCTAGTAGTAGCTGCCATTTCTTTATCTCCTAGACGGGCTTAAATTGAGGTCAGGTACACTACGAGTTTGTTAAGTACCTTAGGTATTTCTACTTCTACGCTAACATCAAGCCGTCCAGCGTCTGCAGCGTTCTTCTGTACCGATAGAACAGCCCCACTAACTAGAGGAGAACCGATACGAGGTCTACTCCGGGTTCTTAGATCATCCAACCCACCTTCGAGACTAGACGATATGCTAGCTATAGCCTCGGGGATAACGTTCCAGACACCCACGTAAGGGTCCAACCTTTTCTTAAGGCTTGAGGCCACGAAGTCAAAGTTAGAGACAACGCTTACTTCTGAGAACTCCTGAACACCGGGCATTGATATTTGCCCCGTGGTAACCTGGTGCACTGTGTAGGGCGCGCCTGTTAGGGAATCCTGGACCAACACGAAGTACCCATTGTCTCCAAGATCGTCTATCTCGGAATCCGAGAAAAGTAGGTTGCTATCAAAGATTTGGCTTATCGCCCCAAGACCCACCTGGTTTAGGGGCTGGTGAGAGGGAGTGCCTGCCATTAGTCCGCCCAAGGCCGCAGCTATGTAAGTGCCCGGCTGTCCTGAGAAGCCCATTGCTGTGCAAGAACCCGGGTAAAGCATAACTAGCCGCTTACTAGCTAGGCTCTTTATCCGAGCCTTCAATTCGGCTACTTGCAGACCTGTGTTCCCTGAGATGCTTCTCTGAACAGTGTAGGAAATGGTTTGTCCAGCTCCGTTAGCAGCGTTAGCTACTAGGGTCAACTGAACATCACTCTCCACGGACGCTACGGTTCCTATAACAGTCCCGTCCGACTTAACGACCTTATCGCCCGCCACAACCTTTGAGACCACGAAAGTGGCGTCCGCATCTGTTAATACTTTACTATTTCCGGTTGTGACGCCCGTCTCGGTTTCTGCACCAGTACTAGGACCTACGAAAGCGAACTCGGGAGCCCCTGAAGACGCCCCGATAACGATTCTCCACCGGCTCTTTGCTGGCTGACTCATGGCTTCCGCCGCAGCCTTGTAAGGCGCAATAACACCTGAGATGTCGGTACTCATAGGAATAATAGCGTAGACATCCGTAGCGGAGTTTAGCTTGTTAAGCGCACCCACGTAGCCCGCAGCAGTGTCCGCGGAGATAGGAAGGACCTTGATCTTAGTATTGCCTGAGTTTGACACTGCACAAGCGACACCCATTGCAAGGGGGTTTCTTGGATCGATCTTGCCGATATCTGGGAAGATTGAGTTCTCTGGGATACTGCTTATCTCGTAGATATCTGGGAGGTTATTAATTACCCCTCTCCAAGATACATGAACCGTGGCGCTAGCAAGAGTCTGATTGCCTGAGCTGGTGGCTATAACCACGACACCATTAGTTCTTGGAATTGTGACCGCGCCAGTTGTAGCATTGGCACTCGAAGGTACCAGTGTTGCTGTTCCCGCCAAATCAGAAATTACATCGATAGCCAGTTCGTGCACTTCCTCTGCAAGGTTATTATTGGGGTCCGCTGCGAAGGTTGCTCCTAGAGTAAATATCGGGCTGGCTGATTTTATACCGCCTGTTACAGACCGAACAGTAACTTCCTCGAAGTAGTCACTAGCAGGAGCGCCTAGCTGGGCTACGGCATCCGCACCAGAACTGTACCCGTCGCCTGCCCGAGTGACAACGGCGATGGGTTTCTTTGCTGGAACAGCGGAGGGCCGCAAAGCGATAAGTTTGGCTGTGTTATCCTCTAGTAGGACACCCTCCGAGGTCAAGGCCACGACTCGATATGCCACGTTACCGTTTCCGTCTAGGTCGCTCGTGATACTGTCTCCCACCGCAGGGGTGTATCCAGTTTGAGCCAACCAGTCCGCATCCAAGACAAGCTGTTGTAGTAAGGTACCTTTAATGCGCAAACGATTACCTACAGCAGGCCCCGAGGGGGCGAAGGTTCCCGTAACGGTTAATCCGTCTGCACAAGCTCCGTCAGAGGCAGAGCCCCTAAGAATCTTCATGCTTGAGGCTACGATACTCGGGTAGTAAGTACTCCCGGTATCCACATCTAGCTCATGAGTTCCTGCTGTCCAACCGTAGTGAGACAACGAGATATCATTGTCTGAGTTGGACCAGGAGTACCCTGCGTGAGATGCAGAATCGCTTGACGCGTTAAAAAAAGCATAGGCAGGCCCCACTATACACGTGGCCTGCTCCGGGTCAGCAGGAACAACCGTGGTATTTAAAACCTGCTGAAAAATTTGTACTGATGGGCGAGGCATCCTAAAAACTCCTATATGGCACCCTGACGATTCAATATTAGGGTGGGCGTAAGCAAGATCAACCGAGGACGCTATTCATTTGCGTCTTGGTCTTCGTTTATTTTTTAACTCTGTTTAAGGATGTAGAAGCCACCGTAGACAAGATATTTCCATCCTGACTAAGAAGATTAGCTACAATCTCTGCAATTTTTCCACTGTCGGGGGATATTCCCCACTTTACATCATAAGATATTTGTGAAGTTACGCGCGTATTAAACAATCTATCATCCTTCTCCCACACTTCCGTTCCGCCTAGGGTGACCGGCGTAACGTCCCTCAAATTATAGGTCCGTAGTATAAGGTCGGAAGACATCAGCACAAAAGATTGCACTAATTCCCCTAAGATAGCGCTCTCTCCTCTGTTTTTAGACACACAGTCAATGTTTATCTGCCCCGTAGCGGCCGTGTAGTAAGCTTTTTTCCCTGTGTGAAGCTGTCCTCCAGCGAAGTCTCCTATCACAACCTTTGGAAACACCACGGGCCCTCGATCAACGTATATAGCCGGTCTAACATCTTTCAGACCCACTTCATCCCCAGCCCCAACCTCTATATAGACAGACGTTTGTGAATCAGACTCGTTCCACTCCCACGGAAAGTCTTCGGGCACGCTTGTAAACCGAGCTCTAATTACCGTTAGGAATAGACCCAGTATGTCTAAAGGAGACTTGGATAATATAAGTGAGTGGTTAGAGGACATTACTTAGCTAACTCCACGGGGATTGAATACTCTACAGCAGATCTAGAAAGTTCAGAAACGTGTAAGTCTTGATGCACTACGGACCCTCTTGACTCTGTGCTGGACTTCCTTTTAACGACAAACCTACGGTTAGTGTCTACTTCCACGATTACGTCGTCTAGCTCTACTAGCGGGTAGTCTGGCATAGTTATTCCAAACAAGGACACCTCTGAAGCGCCCGACCGATCAAAGATCTCTTGAACGGAGGGAGGGTCAACCTTGCCCCAGGTAGGGTACCCATGGTGATACCCCCCTTCGTAACCCGTCCCGTAGCAAAGAGAGCATCTGGAGGTGACAACATCTTTGGTCACGGGGTTAAAGCAGCTAGTACACCTATCCCCAAACCTTTTCCGCTTGAGGACAACTATGCGGACCCCTGAAAGTTTCGACAGAGTTATCTTTAGGTCTCTCCGAGCCTTACGAAGAATCTTGTTCTTAGCTTCATACTTGTTTGAAGATACTGAAAAGGGGAGACTAAGTACGCTGTTAATGGCCCCCGTCAGGGGCACTGCCTGGACTACGTACCACACCTTGGAGGTTAGTCCTGACATAACCAAGGAGTCATCACTAAAGAAGAAGGTGCTGGGCATTAGACCTGACACCACAGTGTCAAAAGGACCTTCAGGACTACCAGACCTAAGTAACGAGAAACTGGCCACCTGGTTATCCGGATCGTCTAGTGTCCACTGAACAAAGTGGGTCTTCGGGTAAAGAGGTATTACTCTAGTTATCCTAGGTTCCACTTAGCTGTACCTCGAGTACAGGGGAGACCTTAGGTTACTCCACGCCTGCATATTTTGGGAGACCTTCATGGTGGTAACTAGCTGTTCGAACTCGTTCCTCAGAGCCGCACCGAGAGACGCGTATAATGATTGCTTATCATCAATTCCTATAGGCTGCATATTACCGTCCTGGTAGGTAGCCTGGTTCCTAAGCTGCCTAAATGACTCGCTCCTAAGCAGATGTGAGGTCGCCCCTATGAGCAGGACATACCTGTTAGGGAATTTACTCACAGTCCAAGAGGTGGGCCGGGCCAAGACATTACTCAGATCAACTGCCCTGGATAAAGCTACCTCGCACTCCTCCTTAGAGAATTCTACATCATCTAATAGGGGGTTCATGCCTGAGTAGTCCCGAAGAAATTGCCTAACCTCTTCCGGAGATATTTCCTCAGAGTTCTTGGGAGCAACGGGGGTTCCTTGTACGGGCATACCTACTTCCTATACTACTATTTCTACGGTGTCTGGTCCATAGTAACCGGGCTTACTAAACACAACCGTGTACGTTCTGCCCGAGTCTACGAACACCGCTACTTGCCACTTACCGAGAGCATCTGTGTAAGAAACGCCCTTTACTAAAGAAAAGTTACCGGCCTCCCAGTCTTCTCGAGCATAAACTCGTATAGAGGCCCCTTCGATAGCAGCTCCCTCGGGAGTAACATATCGTAAATTGTCAATTCCCCCGGAATCTTGCGACAAAGCTACTTCCCCTAGAACAGCTCCCTCGATAACAGAACCCTTTGTAACAGTCACTGTGTAGTCAGCGGCTACTAGGGATTCCAGACCGGCGCTTAGTTCCCTAGTGTTGAGGGTGTAGGTTCCGTCTAGAAAGTCTGAGGCGTCTAAAGTCCACTTATACGTACCTGCAGGGTCCTCCGTGAAGACAACCCTAAAAGGGGCTCGGGTGGCCTCGGGGGACGTCACAGAGTTGAATAGTTCAAACCTATCCTGACCGGCGTTATAAAACGCTCCATCACTATTCCTTTTAATAAAGGAAAATATCGACCGGTTTATTGAGTATATAATTTCAGCGCTGAGCTCACTCCCAGACACGACCCCGTTCGCTATAGTAACGGTCTTAACCTGCTCGTCAGGGTACTCGGTCCCGTTCGCTCCACCGACAAGCTCCCGACTTACGTAGGTGTAGGACCCATCTATGAAGGCGTCTACTACCAGACTCCAACTATAGTTTCCGGGGTTGGCTCCGTCTTCTACATAAGATATTCGGAAAGGGTCCTTAGTAGCGTTATTCGCAGAACTAAGGTTAAGAGCACTGAATTGGGAGGTCGTGGGGTTCCAGTAGAATTCGTCCGTGTTCCTACGCAAGTAAGCTACGTACGCTCGCCCTGGGGGCTGTACTAACTGCGCGGTAAGGTTTGCCATAACTACTCTTCCAGACGTTTCTCAGCTAGTTGGGTGATCAAATCAATTATATAGCAAGCGGTGGCAGACACCATGGAGAACACTACAATAGCTTCAACAAAATCGCATGCGCCTAGTTTAAGTGTGCTACCCTTCCAGACACCCCAGAGTCCGCCGACCCAAACACCGGTACAAAAGCTGCAGGACAATAGAGCCTCTACGAAGGGGGCCCTACATACCCATTCCCGAGGCTTCTTAAGAATAGTGCTGTCCTTAATCAGGAAGGTAGTCCCGTAAAAGAACATACTAATAAATATCACCTGCCCAAAAGTAACGGGTCCTGCGTCAAACATATATTATCCCCTGCTCTTATTTGTGCTCCCGCTCCTGGAGCGGGATTTGTTTACTGGTTCTGCTCTATTAGCAACCTTAGCTTTTGTTATTCGGCAGCAAGAGGACTCTGCCCCCTGTTTTATGAGCTCCAGCGCAGTAGGTACCTCGCTGAGCTCAGCCTCTTCAACCAGGTTGGGGTTGGGACCGCTTAAGTCTATTCTACACTCAAAGCCCATCTCCACAGAGATGGCATTCAAGGCTTGGACTAACTGAGACTTCTCGGTAGTTAGCCTCGTGTGGTCCTCATGGGGCCCCGCTCTAGATATGGTGTTTAGGACACGGAAAAGTCTTTCGATGGCATCCCCCAGGGGCAGCTCCTCCGAGGACCTCTTTCTTCGACGTATATTAGACATAAAATGACCCTAAGATATTGGTTATAACTAAGCAATCTAAATATAGGGGAGGGGGAGAAGCCCCCCACTATTTAAAGTGGAGGGCTACTTAAGGGGCTCTGTGGGATTAGCCCTTGATGTACGGGTCTGTAGCAATATTAAGCAGGATCTTAACATTAGCGCCTGCCGAGGCATTCGCGGCTACCGAGGTACCTAGTCTAACTACTAAGTCACCAGAAGACAGATCGTCATACAGACAAACCTTACCTTCTCCGGTTCCCGAAGCTGATAAGTATACTGCCTTACCAACAGCGATTTCGACTGCTGACTCAACCTCAACCTCAACCACACCTTCGGCGCAGAATTTGCCTGAGGAAGCGCCCTGGTGCCAAACACCCGCTGGTGCTTGTGCGGTCTCATCAGCATCAGCAGCAGATAGTGTGTTGTCCGCTGAGAAGTAGACAACCTTTTTGTCACCGCTAGTAAAAGAGCCGGAGAAGCCCTCTATCCAAAGACCGTTGTCCTTGTGGTACTTCAGCTCAGTGAAAGCACCTGCAGCGGCCGTAGAACCACCGATTATAGCCGAGTCAATAGAACCCCCGTCAATGTCAGGAGTGTTAAGGTCTGGGCTAGTCATCACCTTGTTGGTCAAGGTCTGAGCATCCGTAAGGGTGCAAACAGTGCTGTCAATAGCAAAGGTCAGCGTGTTCGAAGAGCCCGAGGAATCGATGCCTGTTCCGCCAGCTAGGATCAAGGTTTCCGAATCCAGGTCGATGCTAAGAGCACCGCCAGAATCACCCTGAAAGTCTAGATCCTGAGCAGTAACCTGCGCGTCAACGTAGTCCTTAACAGCAGCAGCTGAAGGAAGCATGGAGTCACTATCGTTACTCCCGATTCCCTCAGCCTCTAGTACTATAGAGTCCGCAGCCATGTGAGCGACCGTTAGGTCAACAAGGCTAACAGCACCGCTTGCTACGCTGAAGTCTGCCGAAGCAAAGCTTGCGATACCCTTGTTAGCGTCGGTCGCATCTTCACCGGAGATCTCTCCGCTTGAGATATCAATACCTTCACCCGCAGAGAGGTGAGCACGAACCTCAGCAGCACTAGGACCTGTGTAGGTGATAACACCCGACGTGCTGTTGTAGGCTAAGCTACCGTCACCGCCCGCGTCGGTTACCGAGATATCTCCACGTACTTCTGCAGCCGAGATACCCTCGTAGGTTAACACACCAGAGGTGCTGTTGTAGCTAAGAGCGCCTCGACTAGAGGCTGAGTTATCCGTGGCACTTATTGCGGCTCGGGCACGTGCATCAGTGAAGTATAGTGAACTAGAACCTTCAGCAAGCTCGTCAGTGCTGATAGCAACGACGGTCTCTGTGCCTGCTCGGTCCTGGTACCACTTGTCGTCTGATTCTTTCCAGAGTAGTTTAGCGTTAGTATCGTCACCACGCTCGACAACAATCGCACCGTCTAGGCCTGCGGAACCTGTCTGACCCGAGTTTAGTCGGATCTCCTTGTCGGCTACATCAAGTACCGTGACACTGTAGGAGTCGATATCACCTGTGATGGTCAAGTTACCCTGGACCGTGAGGTCCTCGGAAACTATTACATTACCGGCGAAGTCTACATCAGACCCCGAGACACCCGCGCTTGCAAGGCCTACCAGCGTAGTGATCTGCGCCTGAGACGCGTCAACACTAAGCACCTGAGAAGCCATACTAAGACCGGTGCCAGCCAAGCTGCCCTTAAGGTCTAAACCACTGTTGTCCTGGAGAGCACTTGTAGAAGCGAGCTCCATGGCACCAGCGTTGATCTTACCACCAGCCGTAATTTGAACCGCCGCGTCACCTTCGGGATTCAAGAAGTGAAGCTCACCCTTGCTGTCTGCGTCTTTAACATACAGAGCCGAGTCTGTTCCCGACGCTAGGAGCGAAGGAGCCGACCCACTTTCGAGATTCTTAAGGCGAAAGGCTCTCTTAGCAAGAACGTCTCGGAAATAGCGAGTCTCAGTAGCACCGTAGGTTACCTTAAGACCTTGTGAGGCTGGCTTAAACGCAGACCCCCAAGAAACCTTTATGTAGTTCGCGTCCCCTGAGCCGTCGGTATAGTCAAAAGCAGAGGGAGTGCCGAAGTCATGCGTATCACTAGACCCTATAGCTACGACTGCGTCAGTGAACACCGTACTGGTGCTAAAGCTGTGGTAGCCTTCGTTGTAGTCATTGACAGGGACCTTGGCGTACTGCGCAGTACTCGTTGCAGAGAACTGTGCCGTAACTGAAGGGGAGTATCCTTGGTGGGTGAATGCGCTGGACAGGGTAACGTCAATGCGGTTGTTAGCGCGGTCTATAGAGGAGGAAGAGACGGCCATCTTGGCACTGCTCATCTCTGCCCAAAGAAAATCCGAGGAAGCATCAACATTGCCGGAACTCCAAGAGAGCCGCATTAAGGTTGAGGTCTGTCCTGAAGAAGATACTACTGTTCCACCAAAGCTGTCCGAGTAGAAAGTAGCTGTAGGGTAGATGGCACTAACAACGCTGACTTGGGTGCTGAGACTCGAGTCAGAGTACCACGTTACGCTACTATACTCTTGGAAAGTACCGCTAGTTCCATACTCACCACCAATGTCGGTATTGGCCGATGTTGAAGCGGGGAGTACTTCTGCGGTAAAGACCGCCTCTCCCACAACAGTGAGGCTTCCGCTCATCGTTGCTGCACCAGAGACACCCGCAGTACCCGTGACACTCAAGTTACCAGAAGCTAGCGTGCCTGAAGTACTGAGATTCTCGTTACCAAAGCTGATAGCGCCACTGGAGTCAGTGATGCTGCCGTTAGCCAGGGTCAAGTTACCTACGGCAGAGCCGGTAGCTGCGGTTAGGACACCACAACCAAGAGTACCCGTAGTACTTAGGTTTTCATTACCAAAGCTGATAGCACCACTGGAGTCAGTAATACTGCCGTTAGCTAGGGTTATGTTACCAACAGACGAGGCAGTAGCGGCTGAGATAGTGCCCGTTACGGCAAGCGCACCGCCAAAACTCGAACCAGCTCCGCCGGAGTCAAGAGTAGCCGCACCACTAGAACCGAGAGTGGTTACACCACTAAGAGCACCGCCCAAAGCAAGTGCACCGCCAAAACTTGAGCCAGCACCACCCGAATCAAGAGTAGCAGCTCCTGTAGAGCTTAAGGTCGTTGCCGCTACGTTGCCCGCGGCACTGTAAATAACAGCTTTACTATTAGCTACGGTCCCGACCGAGGAACCGTCGAGCAAGTTAAGGTCAGCGTCTTCCGAGGTGACTCCAGATTCCTTACGGACACCTGTGGTCTGATCAAATACTATATACTTAGGCATTCTTCGTTCTCTCCTAAAGAGGGTTAAATATCGAGGTTTTCCAGGGCCTCCCACACAACTATGGGTAGGTTAAAGGCTTTAGGCCATGGATAATATTTGCTCTTATTTAGGAGGTGGGCGTTAGACTTTTTAAAGCCCAACAACGAAGAGAAAAAGTTACTCTTCTGAAGAATCTGGGTCGCTCGGTACCGCCTCTTGAGCGACAGCTTCCTCTGGCTGCGGACCCACGAGCACAGGCCTAACCCCTGAGATAAAATCTCCAATAGCCTTGAGGATCTCCTCGGTACTCAAGGATAGGTCGGGGAAAGGAGCGTCCTTATTTTGTTGAGCGGCGAACACGTTGTTCTTCTTCTGTTCTGCGACCGCCAGTAGGGTATTCCAGCCCTTCTCCTCGTCCTTAATAGAATCCCACTTGTTGGAGAAGGCTTGAGTTTGTTCCTCTATTCGGGCCTTATCCTGGGAGTACGCTCCAATAGCTGTTCTTGCGTAGGATCTAAGCTCGAGCCACGCGTTAAATAGTTCTTCTTGTTCATTAGACATTGTTAAATTCTCCTATTGATTTTTTAGCCTAAAACGATTCCGGATTGTATTTCCAGAAGTACTTTACTGTTAACCAGTCTTCCGACGGGGACAATAACATTACCGGGACCCGTTGGGGGGGATTTTGTTAATTTTCCAGGCTCCGTAGAAGACAGAAATAACATCTCCCCGGGCAAAGCTTCTGCGCTGTCACTAGCTAGCGTAAATCCTGACAGACCTGAGGGACGAACCATCCCAGATTGACCCGCCAACACTGTTTCCCCGGTAACACCTATAATCCTGGAGGTAGGCTCTGTCGAAGCGTCCGCGTATTGTACATCCCCGTTCGAATCAACGTACAGAGCGACTCCTGCGGGGATGTCTGCTGATGAAGAGTTTTCCAGGTATAACGCTTCTCCTATAACAACTTCCCGGGACCTATTTATGGCTATTATCAAAAGGCCTCCTAGGGCCCTACCCACGGATACCACCTGGGACGCCGCCCCTGTGGGGGCTATAGGCGTCAAGTGCCCCGGTTGGGAGTCCGACAGGAACAATTCTTGGCCCGAGTATAAAGTAAATTCTTGGGCTGGGGGCGTAACGACCTCGAGAGTGTAGGGGGTGGTTCCCTGGGTTATTATCCGTGCCGCAGAGTTGGCGGTAACACTCTCGGCTATAAAGCCCAGTACATCGCTGGTACCCGCCGAGGCAGCGCTGGCCAGCTCGAGAGCCCCAACGCTGGATATACGCACAGCCATAGCGGACGGCACGTCTACCGCTGACGCGTTAGTTACCGGTATCGTTTCTGTTGTTTCCTTCTTTGCGGAAACTAAGGGTCTTAGCTTCAGAGTCACAGACTACTCTTTCTTGTTGGCTGCGGGTTTTCTCGTTCTTCTGCGTCTGCGAGGTTTTTTAACCTCCTCTTTAGAGGATTCTGTCTTGGGTTCCTCTTTTACGGGGGACTCCTTAACCTTAGGGGACTCCTTAACCTCCTCGGATGCAGCTACGCGCGTATTTTCGTACGGAGTAAGTATGCCCTTACTAAGGTAGTAGGAGGTTTCAGACTTCCTAAGTAGGTCCTCTGAGATAAACGTAGGTTTTCCAGGTGTGAATTTTACCCCGAATATCACTATCTGAGCTTCTGTGTTATTAACTAGTCTCACCCCGGTTGTCATCAGTCCTCCTCCGAAATTTCAGACTTCTTTCTACGACCTCTTCGTCTCCGAGGTGCTGGGGGTTCCTCAGCCTTGGGTTCCTCAGCCTTGGGTTCCTCAGCCTTGGGTTCCTCAGCCTTGGGTTCCTCAGCCTTGGGTTCCTCAGCCTTGGGTTCCTCAGCCTTGGGTTCCTCAGCCTTGGGTTCACACACTGGGTTGCAGTCTTCACGAGGGCAGTAGAGAAGAACTAGCTCTCCTCGGGCAGCAGCCTTCTTTGCTCGGGGTAAACTGCCCATGTCTACCCAGGTTTCGCCTGAAGCAGGAACCCGGGTAGGACCAATCTTAATTGGTTCTGAGCTCTTATTTATTATTTTAATCTTCATTTTATTTTCCTCAAACTAAAAAGCCGTAGAGGATAATAACCCCTACGGCTCTTAGTACACAACTTAAAAACTAAGTAGGTTTAGTCTTTAACAATCACTCGAGCAACTGCGTTGGTATTACCGATGCCGATGCCTGGGGCGCTATAGCTCCAGAATTCGATCATGTCCGCTTCCTGTTTGATGAACAGGGTAGCATCTTGCAACAAGAAGAAATTACCGAGGTAATTCTCTGGAGCGAAGAAGTACATCGCGTCATCATTATTGACCTTGAGCATGTCACGTCGGATAGTCGTGATAACAGGGAAACCAAAGAGTGTTTTCTCACCCTCGATGCCATCGTCATAGTGACGACCAGCAACTGTGTCCCCGAAGGTCGTCTGAGTCCAATCCAGGATCTCATAGTACAGATGCTTACTCATGAGGATCTTACCACAAGGGATCTGCTTATTAAGCAGCATTTGGATACCTTGCTTGATGTGACCAGCACCGTTGAAATCAGCACCACCGTTTGCACTGTTAGAACTAACACCAATAGCAGCATTTACAAGATCCATGAACTTCTGGTCTTCTTGCTCAGCCATGTCCTTAACCGAGTTATCGGTCAAGATCTTGCGGATATCGTTCTGGTAAGTCAGAAGTTCAAACTTCGACTTCGTGAAGTGCTGGCTCTCTACCTTACCAAAAGGAACAGAGTAGCGTGGACCCTTGAAGAAGGTCCGCTGGCCTGTGCCCTTAAAAGTAGCGAAAGTCGCTGTGCTATCCGGCTCCTTCTCGATGATCTTCTTAGGCTGGTCAGTGTTCTCGTCTCGGTCGATCTCGTCTGGACCCAACTCAACGGGTTCAAGGATTTCTCGAGCGAACGAGTCTTGACGCATCTTAGAACGAATAAATCGTGAGCCTTCGTCAGCCGCTTCTTTAGTGCGGCCTTCCTCGAGCTTACGAACGAAATTTTGATTTATGAACTGAGCACTGAGCTCAGATGTCTCAATCTTTGGCATCTTCTTTCTCCTTCAGTGCCGAGTTTATCGGATGTAAACGTCAACGGTGCCTGTACCGTTGTTTGCGATTTTGCTAGCGTCGAGAACAAACCCAACAACGCTACCGAGCGGGTCCGCCACGTTACGTGCCACTTGGGCTGCATCAGCAGCAACCGCAAGGTCAACTGCGATGTCCGCGCCAACTGCTGCAACAATAATGCTGCCAGCAACCGCAACGGCTGAGCCAGTAGTCAAACCAACACTAGTAAACTGCTCACTGTCCGCAGTCACATTCTCAAGCCGCACAACATATCCGCCGCCAAGAAGGGCTGTACAAGTTCCAGAGAGCTTGTGGCTCTCGTCTTCTCGTCCTTCAATAACTAGGGCGCATGCTGCTCCGCCCGAGCTAGTAGCCACCGCGTCAGATACGGCCATGCCGTCTGCTATGGGTACCCACTTACCGGCTTTTTGATTGCCGGTATTGTTAGTGGTTGTTAGCTTGAATTCCTCTGCGACGGCACTGCCATTTGGCCACCCTCTGAGGATATCGAATTTGGAATCTAGAATAGCCATATTCCGTTTTCTCCTTTAAGATACGCACCAGCGTGCAAAATTATCCTCTGCTGCTGCAAAAGTTTCTCTCTTGCTAAGCGGTGCCGAGGCGGATTTAATATTACTAGGACTTCCTAGCTCTGAAACTGTATTCGAACCGGCAACCTTAGACAACATCTCCAGAACTTCTGGATCAGCACTAGCCAGTTTTTGCTTAAGAACCTCAGGTTCTTCTCCAGACAAAAAGGAAAGCTTACTAAGAAAGGGCGCAATGATCTGTTCCCGGTGCTTTCTTTCGTTCGCTTCTTTTTCTTGGGAGAGCTTAGAATTTTCTTCTGCGAGAGAATCCAGAACATCTGCCACTTTAAGTAAGAATTTTGTATTCATCCTAGCCCCTTAATTTTTCAGTTAGAATAGCAAGGCCCGTAGCCGCAACTAATAAGGAGGCCGTCTTTTTCCGCTTATCCGCGTCTAACCTCTCCGCGTAGGTTCTGACAAGCCCTGCGAGCTTCTTCAGATCCTCCGTTTTATCAGTATAGGACCCCATTACTTATTCCTCCCTACTAGAAAGAATATGTCGTCGTAAGTAGGACTGGTGTCCACGACACGAACCGCTTCAGCCAACTTTCTCAGTCCCCCGCTAACAGGGTTAGTCTCAATCGATAGCGCCTCTGTGGAAGCAACCTTGGTAATTTCGATAGTCCCGCTTCTGACAGACTCGAGGATTTCGGTAACCTCTTTCTGGAGTTTGCTCATACTTAGATCCTCTGGAAGTTGCTGGGGGAGTACTGCCCTGAGGGTAGTAGTCCCTGATTAGCCACTATCCTATTAATGCCTGTTAGTACGTGTGGTGCCGCCAACCCCGCTGCTAGTCCGCCGCCGAAGGCTAGGTTTCTATTATTAGAAGCCCCTTCTTCTCCGGAGACTCGGCCCAGCTGGTATGCGCCCGCACCACCCGCCGCGGCTAACCCACCCCCAATAAGCAAGGACCTAAGTCGATTACGGGGTGTAGCTGCCTCTGTAGGTGCTACAACCTTCTCGCCCAGACCCTTGGTTGGGGTTTGTGTGTCTACCTTAGTCTCGGGTTTTGGCTTAAGCTTCGCCTTCGCCTTCGCCAAATCGTCCGTATACTGGTTGACTTGGTTCCTCAGAACTTCTTGCTGATCAAGCTTGCCTAGGCGGTTAAAATGAACCGCCTCCTGCGTGCGGGGATGCAGGACCATTTCGCCCCCAGCACGGTTACCGTGTTGAGTAAGCTTTGTTCCTATATTCCCCGTTCTTCCACCAGCTCTCTGAAGTAAGCCGCCTAGGTAGGACCTAACGGCTCCCCCCCGCGCAATCTTATCGAAATCTTCTGAAGACCCTTCCCAGAGGGAGGAGGTCTTATCAAAGAGATCAAAGTAAATATCGGATGCTGTTCTTGACATTAGTTACCGAGTGCTGCCAGCAGGTTGTAAGTGTCGTTCTCTCCTCGGGAGGCACACTTAATAGCGGCAGTCTTAATGAGACCCGCAGTCTTAGCGTAGCCTTCCTCGTAGGAGTCCTGAGCCAACTTTTCCAATTGGTAAGTTGTCTCTCGGTACCCTAGGTCAGCAGCCTGCTTAACTAGACTGGGGTTCTCTGCTGCGAACTTTTCAAAGGTGTCTTCAGAGGCTGTCTTGGTCGAAACGGCTGTATTATCATACTGGCCCATTCTAGACATGAAACCGTCACATAGAGCCGCTCCGTACAGTTCAGCTTCTTTAACTAAAGCCTCTTGTTCTGCGCTGGCTAGTCGGGTTGCAATCTTGGTCAAGTCCTCCGTAGGAGTAGTTTGCACGTGGGCAACCTTTTCCTGAGCAACCTCGTTTAGGGCAATGTTAAGGGCCTCAGAAAGCTTCGTGTCTGTACCAGTTTCGCTGGTAGCAGACATGTCTTCCGCCGTTTTCTCAGCGCCGGTTGCTCCGAGAGAATTTAAAATTTGAGAAAGCTCCATCTGTAACGCTCCATTATCTTTATTTGGCGGGCACTAGCATCCACGCCACAAGTTTAGAAAAAGTGACAACCCACAACAAGGCTGGTTATTCTAAAATAGCCCTTCCAATGCTCTGGGCCACGAAATTGAAATCTAAATCTTCGGACGAACCCACCAAGTCCCTTAGTCCGTTAGAAGTTGAGGCCGTCTTTATCGAGCCATTACGCGCGTAATCTATCGATAAGGCAAGACTTAATTTGGCCGATCCCTGTTTAACATTAAAAGTTAACGATGGGTCAACTAATACGCCTTGGTCGGTCCTAATTTTCTTGCCCGCGGTAGTTGCCCCATATATCCCGAGGCCTGTACTACCACCAATAAGGCCTACAGGGGCGGCCGCTCGAGCCCGACCCAGACCTCTGAGACCTCGGTAAGCTATTAAACTCATAGCAGCCGCTCCCAAGGAGCCCAGTAGTTTAGCCTGTTCCTTACGAGCGCTACGAGCCGCTCTAGCAGAACCTCTATCGGTGTAGTGAACCTTGCCTGAGTTTGGATCAGTATATGTAAGGGTGGCCATGTCCCCCTCTAGTCGGGCTTTATTCATGTACTCGCTAAGTCGGGGAGTCATAGGAGTATACGTTATAGACGCACTCTTCTTTAAGAGGTTATCTTTCTCCAGAGACCTGCTACTATAGTACTTGCCCATCCTGCTCAGTAATTCTGCTTCCTTTGTCTCCCCTTCCTCTGGGAGGACTCCTGAGTTAACCACCACCTCAGTAAGTTCTGGGTGGTTAGCCATCAGGTCAAAAATGTCGCCCTGAAGGGCCACTAGTTTATCAGCCGCTCCTTCTGGCGCAGGCTTGCCCGTCGTTTTCATAAAGAAAAGGTTTAGGAACTCTGGCGTCGTTAGTAGGATTCCCATACTTGACAAGGCTTTTAGTACCTTAGGAAAACTTTTTCCGGACAACCATTTTAGGTCCCGGTTAGCCAGGGGCTTATAGTCCGACACTATCTTAGGAACAATGTGCTTAAGCCACTCGCTATGAAGACTTCGTCCTCTCTCTTCCTGGGGTGCACCAAAGCCTATGCCCTGTACTATTTTATCTATATCAGCGGCTTTCTGTATGTAGGAGCTGAGCACGTTCTTTCGAGCAAGCTTTTCGGCTAGGACAGTTGAGGGTTCTCCGACATCCCTCTGAGACATGTCATAGGCAACCTTTTTTAGCATGTAACCTGTCTTATCCGCGGGTCTCCAAACAATGGAAATATCGAAGAATTTAGGACTAGGGTTGTCCACAAACACAATCCTGCCGTCTGGGAGGATGTCGTTCATTTGAAATTTAGCATGGTCACAGTACTGCGATCTGTTCGCAGCCTCGTGTCCGCAGATAGAGCACACGTCTTTCTTTATCCTACAGCCCATGCTTACCGCTACAGTTTGCCCCTTGGCTATTTTATCCGCTACGTCTGGAGCCTTTTTATTATCGAGCTTAAGTATCAGCTCGACTCGGCGCATATCTGGGTTATAGAAAGACTTCACCACAGACCCAACAGACTTCTCTGGATCCTTATTCTTGTGGTGCATGTACACATGCGCCAGATCCTCAAAAGTCTTGTAGGACTTTCTAAGTTCTGAGTCCTTAAACCCATCGCCGTTTCTGTTAGGACCGTAGTATTCGCTGGCACCCAGAGCTAACACCAGGATAAAGGTCTTCCCAGGCTCAGGCGTAACCTGTCTAGCCCACGAGGCCGCCTCAGAGGCTACTTTTTCAGATAGCCCCCTGGAAGTCCCGGGAGTGATTATTTGTACAGAGGGTTCTAGGGTCATAAGATGCTTGGAAGATAGCATCTTCGACACTTCTATGATTTTATCCAAGGCTTATTCTCCTAAAAGGATATCCCCTGCGATATCTGCTAAGTGGCCGTTAGCCACTACCAGAACCTCAGCGGCCCTTTTACAGAGGGACTCGCTGTGCTCATTGGTGTCTATTGTCTTTCTGAGTACCTCTATGGCAGAGTAACAGGCCGACGCTTTCTCAAAAAGTACCGTGTCATCCTGAGCTCTCTTTGCTCTTAAAGCTTCTAGGGAAGCTTGGAGTCCTGCTGAGTGGGACCTCTCCTGCATCCGACTCTTGGAGTCGAGATGTTTTCCTAGCTGGTTAAGACCTAGTAGGCCCGCGCCTACGCCACCCGCGAGCAAGCTGCCTCGGGTAAGGATACTGTTCATACGGTCTTCGGTTTCTTGGCCCGACCGGTCAATGAGGTATCCTCCAGCGGCTAACGTGGGCACAGCTATTCCAGTACCTATAGCCAACCCTTTTCCTAAACCCAAGGATCCCTCTTTCATCTTCGCCGCCGCACCCAAACTTTTGAATCTAGAAAGAATACTTGAAGCAGTCTTCTCTAATTCTCTTACAAGGAGTGCGTCAACAGCCGCTTTCTTTAGTAGGGTGTTCTTAGTCTGGCTCCCCTGTACCACGGAAGCAAGTTTACCTAGTTCTCTAGACTTACGCGCGTAAAGTACTACTAAGGGGTAGTTTGCTAATACTTGGAGAGACATTTAGACCTCCTCTAGAGCTAGTAGACCATTTCTTACAAGGGTCCACTGGGCGTTCTTTAAGTATATCTTTTTGCCCAGGTCTTTTAGAGCCTCTGTAGGAGTAAACTCTCTTACGAGCACCCCCTCAGACGCCATTTTTTCTAGTACTAGTTGGTCCAAGGTTCTGTTTCTAGAAGCCTGCTTGATTGTCTCTGGGAGTTTAGCTAGGACCTCTGGTCTGGATAAAAGTTCTTCTAACATACTATCGATCCCTCGGTTTTCCTGTTATTGCGTTCTCTGCTTCCGCCAGTCCCTTGATACTAACATAGTCTATTCCGCCTTCGTGCTGTACGGCCTGCCTCAGGAAGGATTTAACGGCGTTCTTGTCTATGGAGAGGCTGGGAGCGAATGTCTTCATAGTATGGTACGCCTCTAGTAGGTTCTTCTGACCCGCGGCACCAATTATGTCGTCTTCTTTTTTAAGTTGGTCCAAGATGGCAACTCTGGTTGGGCTTGCTACGTTACGTTCGTACATCGCTTTTGACGCCGAGGAAAAAGAATCCGCTAGCGTATCCTTAGCAACTTCAAAGGTCGTTTGTGAAAGTCCGTCAACAACCGTCTTAGCAAAGATCTCGTCTGCCTTTACTCGGTCCATCAGGCCCTTGAAGCCCCCGTGGAAGAACCTGTTAAGGCGATAGCCTAGTGTGTCAAACGCGGGGTCTGTCGTGTTAAGGGCCTTAGCCCCCAGTAGGTAAGGCGTCTTGTTCAGAAGCATCTTGCTTTGGGTCGCAGCGGACCCCTGGTTAGACCCCATCATCGAGCCTAATAAAGCCACCTCGGCTAGGTCCGTAGCCATCTTTTCCTGCCCTAGGGATTTGTCCCAGGACGCCAGTTTGTCACGGTAGTTAGCCACGGTACTTGCCCCATTGAAGTTTGTTTATCCGAGCAGAGATCGCTTCAAGAGCCTGAGTACACTCAGACACAACCCCCGCCTGCTTTAGGTACTCTCCCACCTCGGGCATTCCTTTGGAAGTCTTGTCAACAACAGCGTAGTAGGAGGCTGTCTTCAGCGATTCTGCTGAGGGCACAACTTCCAGTGAGGGCATCCCCAGTCTCCTTCGTATAGCAATGGCGGGTATGGCAGCATCTGACCCGTATAACAGGAATGCTTCTTTCTCAAACTTGGGATACTCTTCCCGAGAATAGATACCTCGGAAACTAGAAGCGACTTTATCGGCTAACTCCCCCGCCAGGATATCCGCTTCACAGATCTTGTCCTCTAGAGAACTGGCGACCTTTCGGCTTCGCTCCAGAGCAACCTGCCAGGGAACGAGCTTCCGTGGGTCCTCCACTCCGGATTCCTCCTTCGAGGCCGCTTTAGTGAGCGCTTCTCTCGGGGTGTTTTCGTCCTCTACAGAGGCGTAATAAGCTTCTTCAGAAATAGGAGTCCTCAACGCAGCCACCTTACTTAACTTCTCTGGAGAGCTCTCGTAGAATTGTTCTATAACCGACTCTGGATCAGCTACGGAGAATTCCACCATACGGTCGTCTTCTCCAGCGGTCTTGTTAAATAACTCTAAGAAAGTTCCCGTGTTTGCCATCTCCACGACCCGCCGAATTTGTTCAGGGTTAAGAGAGTCTCTTCGGGCTATCTTAACGATAGTCCTCTCAAGAGGGACACCCTCGGTAACAAAACCTTGAACTGCTTCATCTGCTTTGCGCTCGTAATCTGCTCGACGCATGTGTGTCCTCTACCTAAGAAACGACGTTTATATTTCCTAAATCTTCTATAGATCGGGTAATATCAGCGCCCACTAAACGAATACGGAGTTCTTCTAAAGAATTCACCCTATTCGGACTAATTTTTTCAGATATCTCAAGAGCCTTTAGAGCCTGCGGCATCCAGGCACGAGCCGCCGCTGCTCTCTGGTCCGTAGCGGTGCTGAGAATATGCTCTCTACTTCTCCATACCGCATCAGTTAGCATGCCCTGTAGGGCCTCTGCGGGGTCTGCCGCACAGGCGCTCCCCGCGATTTTCCATAAGATGTACTTCCAGCCTAGCTGAAGTCCCCAGAGCATCATATCACGCTCAAACTTGTCTTCCGGACCTATTTCGGACAGCTGTCTAACATAGACGTCCTTAAAGAGCCTGTTCGGGAAAACCCCGACATCAAAGAAGAGCCTAGAGTAAGCAAGGAGTGTCTCCTCGCCCATATCTAGGATGTTCACAAAAGCCTCAACGGGAGCCTTACTTAGTAGTAGGGATCTTGTTACGGCCCGGGCGTAGGGAACCTGGTCAATCAGGTAGGCGTAGTACACACCGTCGGAGGCCTTGTCTTCTTGTCCCCAAAGTATCTCGGAAAACTCCCGCATGTACGGGTCAATACAGTCTTCCGGTTTTACTTTGTCTAGGCGCACCTGCTTAGACCTAAAATCTGGAGACCTAAGTCTAGGCGTAGGTTCAGCTCTCTTTTTGGTGCCCTTAGATGCCATTAGTACGGTAACTCTTCCTGAGTGTCTTGGTCTATGTTGTTCTGCTTGTCTAGTTTAAGGACAATGTCCCCCAGTGTATTAAATACACGCTTAATCTTCTTCCTTAAAGAAGAATACTCTTCTTCGCCTAGTTGTTCGACTAGATGAGACTTTCTAACACCTACTGCTAGTAGTATTCGGCCTAAGCTATCTAGGCTTTTTTGAAGGTCGGGTAAGTAACTAGACACGATGTCCCGCAGGTCCGGAGACTGGAGCACTGAAGCTGCTGCGGCTACATCAAAAACGCCTTGGTCATTAAGAGCAGAGGCATCTTGCATAAACTGAGGGTTTACCTGAGCACCCATCATAGAAGGGTCCATTTGGCCGCCCATCATAGAAGGGTCCATTTGGCCGCCCATCATAGAAGGGTCCATTTGGCCGCCCATCATAGAAGGGTCCATTTGAGCACCCTTTGCGAATATGCTCCCTACGGAGCTGAGTTTAGAGGCTGGGACTACGTATGTGTTAATGACCCCGCCCAACGGCGTATCTTTTAGTAATTGTGCGGAAGCATCGGCCCGCAGCCCTTCTGAAGCCATCTTTCTAACAGTCTGCAGGAAGTCCCCGGATCTTTTTCCATCTATGGACCACTCCCCCGCTAGAGAGGACTTAACAGACATCCTCCGGGAGGCTAGTTTAGCCACACCGGTGTTTACCATTTCCAAGAAGGTTGTCGCGTCCGTCACTAACGTGCTTGCAGACCTCTCTTTCGCTACAGGAACACTGGTATACTTGGCAGGAACGAATACCGTTTTTGACCCCTTAGGTCTGTGAGGAACTGCCATGGGAGCTTTTGAAGTTCTAACCAAAGAGCTGTTGGAATAAGGACCTGTTATGACAGCCCGCTCTGTATCGCCAGAGACAGCTATACTGGATAAGCCTACCGGCAGCGTTGCGGACGGAGATTTTCCTCCCTTGACCAGAATCTGACGGCCCCTCTTTAGAGGAGATCCCTTCTCAGAAAGTGCTTTAGATAAAAACCTCGGCAGGCTTTCCTCATGGTCTAGCGCAACTAAATCCTTTGTACGGATAAAGTCCCCTCCCTCGAATAGTACAAGGTACTTATCAGGATTTTCTTCGTTGCCTGATATATCAGAAGGGTTAACGAATACAGCCACGGAGTGGACAGATCCCTTAGTATCAATTACTCGGTAACCTCCACTTTCACCAGGCACTAGGGGCTTTATCTGGGTCTCTACCCTTATAGGAATCCCCGCGTCTGACCTAGTGTCTCGTATAACAGAACCTTCCGCGGCAGCTACCTTGAAGGCGTCACCGGAAAGAGAACCGAAATGGGTCCTAAAGTCCTCGGAGCTGTCCTGCGTGGTGAGAACCGCCCAAGAGACCCTTTGAGGAACCGCCTCGGCAGTCTTCTCCTGAAGGGCCGCAACCAGAGTGGGGCCGTGGTACTTGATAGCGGTATCCAAGCTGCTTGGGTTGTTTCGAAGAAACGTAGCAAACGCTTTTTTGACCGTGTTAGGAGACCTTTCCAGTAGGGGTACCAGAGGTACACCCCGCCCACTAAAACTAGCGTAGGATACCCTGCCCTGCGAAGGGGGAGAAAGGATCCCCGAGAGATTGAGACCCTCGGACATCCCTTCAGGAATATCACTAGGAGATCCCAGAGATCCCATAGAATCAGTCTGTAGTTCGTCCAACCACCCTTCTTTAAGAGGAAGAAAAGCGTCCACTTCTTTACTATACAACATCTCTGGAGGGACTACTGTGCTGTCGGTAAGTACCATCGGTATATAGTAAACAGCCTTTCCCCTCTGGCATATGAATACCCCTGTAGCAGTCCCGGACTCCAGGTCCGCTTCAAGAATCTTAAAGGTTATTACCTCTCGCAGAGATTTCGGAGCCTTGGTCTCTAACGTCCCATAGGATAGATTAGTAAATATTCTGCTGAATGCGGATTCCTCGGGTGTGTCCGAAGACTCAGGGCTCATAAAAGCGTTGGTTCTAGGAGATATTGCTGATAATTTTAACATGTTCTAATCCAGTTTACTTCCTGCCAAATAGTAGGCTGTTGGAGCGACTAAGTCATGCGCGTAGTGTGAAGCCAGACCAGGCCCCAACGCTATAGCCGTTCTTAACTTATCGTCACTTTTAGCCAAAGCCTCCGCTGTAGCTCTTGTCTCTTCTATAATATTGGGGGCTGCCGCCAATATGGACGCCCCCGCCAGTGTCTTTAAGATAGTATTTCCTGTGTCAGAATCCCCGAGAAATGATCTTATTCCTAGAATAGCGGGAATACTAGCTAGATTATTTAGCCCTACTATGCGTTTAGACATACCTAGTATGTCTCTATAAAGACTCTCTTCCCGTAACATCTTTGCGTGGGAAGCCTCGTGAGATAGTATATCTGGGTCTGGACTACTAACGGCGAGTCTTCCCGTTCCCCAGTTAAAGGCGTCTCTCCCCTTAGGAACTTTTCCTATCTCCATGTCCCTAAGAGTAGGGTCTTGTTCGAGGTACTTTATAGCTAAAGCTTTTATCTCGGGGGATAGTTCGGGGCTTCCGCCTAAGGCGTTAAGGAACTTAGAGACGCCTGGGTTTGAGGCCAGGTCACCGAACCTCAAACCAGGAGTGCTCTTTATACTCCCACTTTGGGTGGCGGGATTTGCCGACAGGTAATCGGCTAAACTTAATTCAGAGGGCATAGTATAGGGACCCTTTATAGCCCCCCGTTCAGGTGCCCAGAGGGGTTAACATTTACTACTAGACACCAAAGCCTAGACGTCGAAGAATAGCGGCAGCTTCCTTAGCTTCCTCCCCGTCTAACTTTTCCTCCACAACTTCTTCAGCGACTTCCTTGGCTCCTTGTCGCTCCTCCTCAGACATTTCGTCCTCGGACTCCATAGCAGATTTGATTCTTGATATGTACTGTGCGCGTTCTGGCGTGGTCATACCTATCATGGTTCGAACTGCGGCAACCTTTTGCTCTTGTGTCAGCCCATAGGGAAGGTGAGGAACCACTTCCTCAGCTGTCTTGTTGAACAGGACGTCAAACGCAGAGGCAACCTTACCCTCGAGAGTTTCGCCTGTGGGTGATCCGGGGTGGGCTTGCTCTTCGCCTTGCTGGGCTACAGGCTCGCTTACTGCGGGCCCTGTCTCAGCGTAACCTGAAGGTCGAGCTGCTGCTTCCATCTTTCCTTCGGCAGAGGGGGCGTCTTCAACAGCGTTGGGTCCCGCACCACCGGTCGTATGATCGAAGTCTCCTTCGGCTAACTTTCGCAGAATCGCCGCTGCGGAAGCTCCCTTAGTTACGTCAGTGGTTGTCATAGCTCCCGGGTGGGGTTGCTGTATACCCTGTTGGGCTGAAGGAGCCTGGGGAGAGGGTCGGTTCTCCGCGTATCCTTCAGGTCGAGCTGCGGCTTCCATAGAGCCTTCTGCGGTTATTGCGGCTGCCGAGGTTATCGTGTTCGGTGCCAGCGCGCCTCCTCCGGATGCATGAACAAGCTCAGAAGAAGCAGCCTTCATAGAGGCTACGGCCGCCGCTGCTTCAGCAGCAACATCAGCTTGCTCTGCAGCTGCTTCTGCAGTCTCCGAAGATGCCTGGGAAAGCTCTATGAGCTTAGCAGCAACATCTGCTGTTTCGTCAGCAGCAACGGGACCCTCAACAGGCTCAACGTCCTCGGACATCTCCTCTGCTGCTATCTCCGCAGCAACATCAGCCATTTCTTCGTTTGCGTACTTACCGATTGCACCGGTGTTAACCAGGGCGTTCTGTACGCCACGCGCGTAAGCTACCTTAAAAATAACGCTCATTAGCGGTTCTCCTCAGCCCTTGGGGGCGTTCTGTACTTAGCGGGGGCGTACTTCCCCCTCGTTTAAATATAACCTCTGGAAGGATGTACCTAATAGCTGCCTAGTGCAAGACCATTATTGCCATTTTCAGGACTTAATTCGTAACTATATGCGTTTTGCTGGGGTAAAGGGGCAAGTCCCACGCTGGTATAGGAACCCGGACCGCCGTACCGATTCTGGTAAGGATCGTATAAGGATTCTTGGTAATTGCTTACTCTATTATAGGGCCCTGCGGGGATATCCGCGAAGTCACTAACCTGCTGTATAGGCTTGCCGTCTAAGTGGGATCCTACGTAACCCCCAGAAAAACCTCCGGCCATGCCTGCTCCAATTGAGCCTATAGCACCGAGAGGACCCCCTAAGAGGTATCCTAGGGTTGTTCCTAGCTCCATCCCAACGGACGCTCCAGGAGCTCGGACATTCGGGTCTGTTGCTGAGCTGTAAATAGACGCTGCAGGGAGCCCAACAAGAAGAGCATTCATAGCGCCACCCCCACCTCCGTAAACTGCCAGGTTTTTATAGTCCGCCGCAGTTCCCCCGCCCCGCTTAATTCTTAGGTAGCTCCTTGACAATAGGGGGTTCAAGGCCATTTCTCCCCTTAGAAGTCCGCCCTTACCCAAGACGCCCCCTTGACGAAACCTAGCCCCCAGGGTCTTGAGCGGGTTTTTCCCGGACCCCATCAAGAGGGACCTAATCATGCCCTTGTTAGGGTCCAACTTCTCATAACCGCTTCTAGTAACGTACTTCCTACCTTCTCTAAGCTGGGCCTTTGTCAGGTTTTTGTTGCCAAGCAGTATCCTGCCTAACGCGCTTTGGGCTACGGAGGAGGTCTTATCAAAACTATCGGGCATCGCCACTAGATCTACGAGGTTCATTGTTAGTACTTCCCTTCAGGTCCTTTTCTTATCTCTGTACCGAAAATAAGGGCTGGGACTGGATTATGCGAGTGTATGTCTGACTTTTCCCCGTAGTTAGCTGCCTGAAGCAGAGTATCCTTTTGGTATCTATGTCCGAGTCTCTGGAGCCAGTCAGGATTTAGCAGCGGAACCCTTGAAGCCGAAGTAACGAAGGGCTCCACGTTCGGGTCCTCCTCCACCGCGTAAACAGATGGAAGTTTCGCCTCTCTAAACTGGTTGACCATTCCGGAGTCTATAGGAGTCCCTGGGAGGTGGTGGAGAGTCTGCTTAGCTAATATTTTACCGCTTGCCCCGGATACTGGAAACTTTTTAGCTCTCACCTGGTAGGCCGCTTCTACCTCCTTAGAGGTTATCACTTCTCCAGGTAGGTGCTGTCCTATGCCGCTTCCTGTTACCTTGTAGTACCCTAACTGGGCTTTCACCAAGTTCTCTAGGTGACGCTTGTCTATATTTACTCCGGAGTCCCCGTAAACCTTATGCATCGCATCCGTAAGATACTTTCGACCTTCTCCCAAACCCTTGTACTTAACGACTTCCACCGGAGACGGGACCCCGTTAGTTAGAGTGTCCCCGGGGGATACTCTGTCGCCAACTGACACTCGTATACCCCTACTGGGAGGGACATAGTGAGAGGTGCCTGAGACATTAATATCGTGCCCCCCTTGAGGGGCCCTGCTTATATGAGTAACCGTTCCGTTGTTCTGGGCCAAAGTTGCCTTGGCCATAAAGGAAGAGGGCGTCTCTAGAAATTGTCTAACTGCAGCCACGCCTCGGGGTATATCCCGATCCCCTTCAACAAAACTTATACCGTGCTTTGAAGACAGCGTTAGTTGGGTTAGAGGTTCACCCAAAGCTTGGGCAGAAGCTACTCCTACGTTGGAACCTATTTCCTCGAGTTCTCCGTAGTTGTTCGTTCCCTGACACTTTTTGCACACTCCAGAGGGGAGCTCGCAGGTCATTGGGGAGCGAACTTTAATGCCCCCGGTCCTACCTACAGCTTTTAATATCCGGGAGTCTACTATTCTGTTCGTTCCCGCCTCAAACCGGCCTAGAGAGTTTGTATCCCCAGACTTTAGTAGAAGCCCATTGTCTGTCCCACAGTCTTCTGACGAGATAACCTGAGAGGACATCATTGCGGCCATTATATTCCCAAGTTCCCCAGGGTCCGCCGTCCCTAACTGACCCTTAATAACCTGAGCGCGACTCTCGTCTCCCGCTATCCAATGCTCTGCTGGAGCTAGTCCTTCCGAGTAGCCCCTCGATATTAAGTAGGGAACCGGCGCTCCGTGGTAATCGCCAATCACCACAGGGGAGGCTGTTGCCTTCATCATCTGAGCCAAGTTTCCCCGACCCCCGGAACGAGCCATAAGACCCAAGTCGCCCGGGTGGGACCCAGTTATGCCCTTCAGCTTATCTTGCGTTGCTAGGAGCACCTTAGTCTTTTCGTCCTCGGACTTTGCCGACCAGAACTGTTTTCGAGCGTTCTTCAGGATAGGGTCCCGGACCCTGTACTGAGGTTCTATATCGTCTAGGCCGACGGACACGCCCTCGTAAGTAGCAAACTCATCCCCCAGATTCTTAATATCCGTAACTTTTTCGGCGTACCCTCTTGGGTCTTTACGCGCGTACTCTTTTAAACTGGTCCGAAGGTTTTTCTTATCCAGAGGCCCCGAAATTCGGTGAACTTCGGGAAGCAGTGAGTTGACCAATACACTCCCTAGAGGCCCACTAATAGACATTGTTTCTACTCGAACCTAGGTTTCTTACAGCGGTAGGGGCTATAGTACCTCCCAGAGCCATTCCCAGAACGCTGGGCCAAAAGCCTTTTCCGAAGGTTCTACCCGCGGCTAACCCCCCCATTGCGCCTAGTCCTGTAGCGGCCCCCTCTGTGATAGCCTGGCCGGACACCTGCTTGGGGTCTAGGAATAGGGAACCGTCATCTCTGGAACTCAACTGGCTTCCTACGGAACCTATAACGCTCCCGGACACGCCTGCTGCTGCTAAACTCTTAGCCAGCGAGGAATGCTTTAAAAGAGCCTCCTCTTCTGCCCTTCGAGAACCTATCCTGTATGCAATATCTAACATCTACTCACCTGTAGTATACCGGGTTATACGGGTTATTTACGTGTGTCATTGGAGGGACCTTGTAGGGAACGTTCTTCTTAGAGAAAATGTTCACCAGGGGGTCTGCTGCCATCGAAAGTCCGAAGCCGCCTGCCATCCCGCCGAGAGCGGTGCCCGTAGCTACCGAGCCTCTCCGTAACTTATCCGCCGCTCCCAGCTGTTTAAAACCAACGGCGTATTCTCCTGCTTGCGGGGGCGGGACCCCCTTTGGCATAAGACCCTTGTGTGCTTTTACACTCTTTGCGGTGTGCTTTGTAAAAGCGTTCAACCCAATGCCCGCCTTAGGTTTCAGGGCCTTCAGTAAGCCCCCACCCACTAGTTTTTCCCCTCCGCGCATACCTACGTTGAACAGTAGGCCGCCAGCGACACCCTTCATGAAGGCTTCGCCCCTCTCTCCCTCTTCGGCCGTAGCGGCACCAACACCCCCGAAGGTTAGTGGAGAAGCTCCCCAAAAAGAGAGGTTCTTTCCAAGCCTAGTTTTTCCGCCCATGCCTAACATGAACTTAGCTGCAGACACGGGTCTGGATGCCATGCCCGCACCCCAAGCAGCCCTTGCTCCGGAGCCCACGCCGGACATTATTGAGGATGTCCCTGCCCTAGCCCCAGTACCCATGAGGGAGGATCCTATAGTACGGAGTGCCGCCCACGATACCTTTTCAAAGGACGGGTCCCCGGATAGCCGCTCGAGAAAGGCCTCTTCAGCTTCGTAACTTCCGGCTTTGTAGGCTCTACTAAGCATTTACTAAGGCCTTCCAGAATGAATTATCGTGGGAGACGTCCAGCTTACCGCTTGACGTGTTGAGGGGCTTGAGGCAGACACCTCATTCCCCGTTCGTTTGGCCTGAGAGGCATCTTCTTCAGAAGAGCCCACTGTTATTTGGTTGATCCGGGCAATGAAGTTTTCCGCCACCCCCGACTCAGAGGTTTCCGAGGAGGCTGCCTTAGCTAGAAAGTCAGCAACAGCGGTGACACTACCGATTTTATACGCAGTACTAAGCATCGAGAGTCTTTCTTTTAAGCCAGCCCATAGCGTGCAAGAAGTCTACTGCTAGAGACGAGGCCGGGCCCGAGAGGAACACTACGAGGCATTCCTGCCAAGACAATCCCCCGGATAAGCCGGATAGGACTGCTATCAAAGCCGCCAGAGCGCCCACAGTAACGGACCCCCAGGCCTTCATGTAACCGCTCGGAGCGTATCTTTTGATGAGGAACACCCCCAGCTGTATCAGGAGTATTGCTAGCAAGAGCCACTGGCCCGCTAGGGCCATGTCAAAGGCTTGAGACACTAATTGGATTGCCTGCTCTACAGTTTCGGGATCTCCAAGCGCTGTTGTCACTGGAGATTCTTCGCCCGCAGAGGAGGCTGTACCGGAATCATTAGCGCCCCCGTCTTGGGATGTGGCTACGAAAGGGACCGATAGGGTTGCGAAAAGCAGGACTAGTGGTATTAACTTGGGTTGCGACATTTCATATTCTCCTGACTGTTTTAAAATAGGACTACGAGGTTTGCATTACCAGTTAATCGTTTACTAGCCTTACAGGGTCTTTTAAAGAAATATCTCCCTTACGGTATGCTTCCAGTGCCTCCCGGCGCGAAGAGAACGTTTGCATAGGCCTGCTGGAGGTTCCCGTTGTCCCCTTATACAGTCCAATAACGGATTCTAGTTCTGGAAATACCTGAACAGAGTCTCGATTCCTTGTTCCCATGATGTTTTCCGATATTAACATCTTCTTAGCATCAGATACTCCCCCAGGAGTTGCTGGTAGGTGCAACTGAAGCGCGTCCCCATCGTAGTCCAAATTCATGCCCGCCTCAATGAAGGGGTTAACCTTTATAGTTTTTCCGGGGATCATCTTGGGGTACGCGGAAACTAGGCTGTACTTATGCAGACTGGGAGCTCTGTTAAGAATCACGGGTCTTTGAGAAATCTCTCTAGATAAAGCCTCCCGGGCTATAGGGTCCCTATTTTCTACGAGTTCTTTAGCCCGGACAGCTTTGTGCCCTCTCCTAACCAGGTTACCTATCGTAAAGGGCTGGTACATAGACCAAGCCATCTCCTCGGGAAGACCCACTTCATCCAGACCTAGGGAAGGGTCTGGTGCAGCGGTTCCTCTCCCAGTTAGATCTAATCTTTTACTAATAAGTTTCCCGTTATAAAAGCCTCTTTTTGTTCCCGCTATTGTATTAATAATCCCCTTCTTGGCCGCGGCACGAGATTTGTCGGTAACGGGATCGTTAAGCCCCGCGACAGCTCCAACAGCGTCTGAAAGATGGGCTCTCATGGCCCCTATATCTTTATCAGGAAGACCTAAGGACTTAGCTTCCTTCATCTTTTCATTAGCTAAGGCTAGGTCCTTATACAGGTGGTTAACGTCGGATACTAAGAGGTCTCCTTTAGGCCCTGGCACTATAGGCCTAAACTGAGGAGGCAAAACGGGAAACGCGTCCAGAATGTAGGCATCCTCGGGCCGAACGCCTCGGGACTTCAAGGCCTTAAACGCCTTGAGTTGCTTAAGAGCATCATCTTGAGAGGACCCAGGAGATCTGGTTCTAACTTCCCTAGTGAGAGATTTTATCTTACCGTCGATATCTATAGACTTAAGAGATTCTCTAATGAACCCCCCGCCCTTTTTTTCCACGGTATCCTGGAGCTCTGTGTTAGTAAAGCCCAGTATTCTTCGGACACTGTCCCGGTAAACAGGACTGACTACGGGCTCGTCTAACTCTATGTGAGACCACTTCTGCCCCGTTAACCCTCCTGTCACGCCAGGGTCAAAGAGTCCTCCCGCTTCGGGACGCAGGTCCTTGGCTCGAACCATCTTCCCGGAAGTAATAACCCCGGAAGACATCTTCCTTATATCTCTATTTGTCAGAGGGGCCATGCTGACCTGGTTTCCCTCTCGATTCATTCGCATACCGGCTCCGGTAAGCATAGAAACAAACTTATTGTGCGCGAAAGGAGCCGTCGCAGAAGGGATGGGTAGCCCGAGTCTAACCGCATTCCAGTACTCAGTGTTTCTGGTGCCCTTTATAACCGCATTTTCCCTTAGGATGTCTCGTGCGTTGTGTGCAAGCAGTCCGTTAATTTCCATCCTGCCCATCCCCTTGGCACCAGAGATGCCTCCTCTCCCAGGCTGCTGGTTAATGTCGTACGACCCTCCCGCCCCTCGAGCAGAGAAATTAGTATCCGTAGACTTAAAGCCCTTATAGACATACTGAGGACCCACCATGATATTTGGTATCTTCTTTCCCGTGATTGGATCGGTAACCTCTTCCTTGTCGGTTAGGCCATTATCCTTTAGTAACTTTTTGGCCCACTGAACGTTATCTCTGTTGGAAAAGTTTTGGACAACGATTGGTTTGCCCTGCTTCTTAGCCACCTTAGCGGCAGCGGTCTCCACAATCTGGCCTGGATTTATTCGACTTATGACACCCGAGGAAGACCATAGTAGGTCAATAGGGCTCCCCGAAGCATCCTGGATCATCTCTGCATCGGGAATTATTTTAGATACTACGCCCTTAGCCCCGTACCGATTCGTTAGTTTATCACCAACCTTCATCCTTTTTTTGGACTTTATAGTTACTGCTAACCTGTTGCCCGTTTGTTTTACATCAACAACCTCTCCGTCTTCGGGATCCTCCCAGACGAGACTGTCGTCCACGTACTCTCTTCTCAAGGACTTATGTATCCTACCAAACATTTCATTTTCAACGCTAGGAGGGGCTTTTCTAACTGCGGTTGCTATAGGGTCCCCACTTCTCAAGACGGTTCCTGGAGTAACAACGCCGGATTTCAAGTTACTATACTGATCCCGAGTAAACCTCGAAGCGAAGTTTGCCGCGTGCTTCTTGTCCCCTAGGGAGAGGTCGTTATCCAGCACTAGGACTCGTTTGACCATATGCTCCGAGGTAAGCTTATCCGCGGCTGCATCTGAGATAACCACTGCGTCATTTGAGTTTAAACCTCTGTAGGCCATGTAGCCCACGTTTAGGTTTTTGCCCAGGGCTAGGACCCCGTCTACCGTGTAGTTATTGTCAGAAAGAACCTGGCCCTTCTTTACTTTATCACCCCTGCGGACCACAGGTGTTTCGTTTATATGCGTCTTTGACGCAAGGGGATAGTCTTTGAATCGGACAACCTTGTGGGGAGATCCTTTTGAATCTCTTATATGGATGAAATCATCGTCTACGCGCGTAACCCTTCCCGACACCGGAGATGTGGGCAAGACGATAGTTTTAGCCACCAGTTCCTCTATCGAGGAGTACCCACTGTTTTCGGGGGCCCCGACCTGGATTAAAGGCGCTTCTCGTCCGATCAGAGGCACAGCCTGGGCTACGTGTTTTGAGGCCATTATTGCCCGGTTCCCCTGAGTAGAATCTAGGAAAGGTATAAGATTAGTCGATACTCCGTATAGAACCGAGGAGTGGGGTACCTGGTAATCAACCTTACCCGGGGACACCTTGGTTACCTTGCCCTTGTGCAGTACGTCCACACTACCCGAAAGGGTGTTCTGGTTAGAAAACGCCACAGTGGACCTAGGTATTTCCGACACGGGAACAAACTGGTTCTTAGAAGTCCTGACGTTTTTGAGTATGGTGTGAAGACGCCCCCTATCATCCTTATATAAATGCTGAGCCGCCCGAACATCTACTCCGGATTTGCTGCTCTCTGGAGTGCCGAAGGGGTCCAAAGCTCCCAGGTGGGACGCGTGTAAAGTTCGGACGTCCGCGGGGATAGCTCTCTCACTTCCGATACCCCCTTCCCCGAATCGGGTAATGCTGCTGGCATCGTTAATTAACGCAATGGGGTTTATCTGAGTCGGGGAGGTGGTTATCTGAGAGGTGGTTATGAAGGAGTCCACAGGCTTTGTGAACGTAGACGAGGGCAGAACCTTACTAATTTCCGGCTTAGACGTTAAGTCTAGCTTTGATTTCAACTTCCACCGCATATTTCTGCCCGAATGCTCTAAGCGTTCCCTGATGAAATCTTCAGGGGAGTGGAGAGTCTGGTACTCGAGGCTGTCTCTCTCGTCCGAGGTCGCCTCCCCCTTGTATACTCGCAGTAATTTTTTGCTTGCCGCGAGTAAGCTCCTGGGAGTGACGCTAGTGTGGGCTTCCCCCAAAGTTTTCTTAGTAGTCTCTTTATCTAAGAGTGTGTTGGAATACTTATCCAGTATAACAGAAACCTTTTCCCCTGTATTTAGGGAAGAGTCCACCTTCCTCTGCGGTACCAGTTTCTTATACAGCCGGTCTACGTGTTTGTCCCTCTTAGGGTCAAACGCATCCTGGTTTTGGTTGGCTACACCAGAACCCCACTGCTTTGATATATCCGTGTGAGTCATTCCCATGCCTCTAAGTACCGGATACAAGGGTATTTTCGAAGATCCGTACTCCATGTTCATGTGACCTTTTTCCGGGTCCATACTAAGACGAAAATTGGAGCCCTTAGCTAAGTTAAAGCTAGCCTCAAGTTCACCATTCCCTCTTTTTCGAGTGTATACCCCAGGCATAGTCCTCAGCTGGTGTCTAACTACGTACTCGTTTCCCTTGACCACGAAAGTGTTCTGCGGGGTGAAGTAGGGTACTCTCATTAGAGAGTGGTTCTTTTTTACGTCTATAACCTGCCCGTTTTTATCCCGGATAGTCACGTCCGCTTTCAGTTGCTCCCCAAGAGTTCTCCCAGATAAAACAGCGTCCTTTATATCTGAAGCGGAGTAGTCTTTCTTATCTACCCGAAGGTTGTTTACCTCTAGATCTCTATGGTCTCCTAGAATTGGAAATAGGCTTTCCACTCCTTGGATGGCGGAGGTTCTGATTTTATCCCTACGGTCGTAGGGGTTCATTACAACGGGGGTTAAATCTTTCATCAGGGTCTCCAAGCGGGCATCGGAGCAAAAATACCGCCCCTAATTGTGTCACAAGTATATGCAAGGCACATGTAGTGTTCATGCAAATAGCACTAACCACAATAAAGAAAGGCAAAAAATAGTGTATTTATATAATTATCTGGCGAGAATTCTTGCGGAGCAGGGCGCTCCGAAAAGCTGTGAAGAAGGCCTGATGACAGAACCTCCTAGCGGGGAGTGGATAGATAGAAGAACCTCAGATCTGGATCCTACCGACGTTATAGTTGGGATGGCTAGTTGTGTTAGGTGTCCCGGAGAAAAGGCACTTATAGACATAACCATCGGGATGCTCTTCCGGTGGAAAAATCAGGTCGAGAGGTACAACGCCGTGGCTTCGGCTCGGGGAAACAAGTTTCGTAGTCTCGCGGTTAGGCCCGTGTGTACTCCCTGTAGAAAGTCCAGAAAACAGAGGAGAACCGCGGACCTTAAAGAGGAAACGTCTCGGAAACTGCTTAAGGCGGCAGTTAGTAGTCCCGAGGCACTTAATAATAATTTAACGGAGTTAAGATGCGAGTAGGACCAATATACACAAAGAGAAGCGCGCTAAAGAAACTAAGTTCTAAGCCAAAGAGAAGAAAGTAAGGACGTCCTTGAGGAGCAGACTACGAGTTAGTCTGCTTCTTTTTAGCTGGTCGAATAGGTATCATCCACTCCAAGTACACCTTGTAGGAAATAGAACCTTTAAGATCCACTATCTCCTTTCGGCCCAACATGACTTCCCCGTTGGCCCCCTGCGCCAATATGTCCTCGTACTCCTCGTTGCCGTCTTCATCAATGATAAACACCCGCGCTTTCGGCCGCCACTTTAGGGTCGCAGGCTTACTAGCCTCATGGGGAGTTCCTTCGAATAGGTCTTTTTCAAAACCATTAGTCTTCCCTAAACCCTCTTTAAAAGGGTTCGGTGCGTCAAGTCCTCCCCCTATACTCTGAGAAAAATCCTTTATAGGGTCGTTAGAGGACATACTAGTTTACTCCCATCTGCTGCAGGTTGGCCTGCGCTGCTTGGTTCTTCTGGTCCAGTTGAAGTTGTTCTAATCTCTGGATGACCACGGAGTACATAACGTAGTCTTCTGACTGCAGTGAGGACAGCTGAGATCTTCTCATATTGGGGTCCATCTGTAGCATCTGAAGGGCTATATTCTCTGCCTGGGCTATTACCGCTTGCTGGTCGTACTGAGAACCTTGAGCTTGCTGCCCGGGATTACCCATTTGGACCTCTGCTCGAGCTTGGTCCGCTAAGGTGTTTTGCATCTCCTGTATAGACATCTGGATCTCCCTCTGCAACTGAGCGTCTTCAAGCTGCTCTTGTTTCATTCTTTCCCGCTCCTCAGCGAGGTCTATCCCGTTGGCCTCCGCCAGAGTTGTTTTTGAGACAACTCCGCTCTGCCACAAGTTGAGAAAGATTCCCTTCTGTTGCACATCGTCCACCATTTTAAAGTCTCCCAGAGCTACCTTGCAGCTGTCCCAACTAAGGTATTTAGAGAGTTTGTCCGTGGTCCACTGAAGAAGGTTGTTTATCTGAAATAGGGAGCTCTCAAGCTGGTTTTCTAGCATCCTAAGTGTGACTCCGGATCCTGTAAAGGACAGTCCTCCGTAGATGAACTCCTTAGGTAACCCCATGGATGCTATTATGTTGTCCTCGGCTCTTTGTATTTCTGAGTCTACCATAAGAGCCCGGGCATCGCCGCCGATCTGAGATACTCCAACAGCCACAGGAGCGAAAACCATGTGGTTAGGGTCCTTCCTCCATTCTTTTACAGAAGTTTTCATATCGTCTATCCAACTAGAGATGGACATTGACATGATGGGATCCCCATTACCCGATGTGGCTGCCGGGTGAAGTATTCGCATAGGAACAATTCTCTCAAGCGCGATGGCCTCATTCGCTTTTCGCATAACTGACGCGTGATAAAAAAGGTGCATAGCGGCCATTAGACTTGGGTAGCCCCACCCGCCCTCAACCCCTGCGGGGGAATCTGACTTCATGTGAAAGAGTTCCCCGGAAGCGAACTTAAAAGTCGATCCTTCAGAAACGGCCTGCAGTATGCTGTAAGGAGTTGACGCTATAAGGTGTTCGTCGGCTTTCTTTATTGAGGAGACCAAGTCTTCGGGTACGTCTAAGTAGTACTGACTGTCCCCCGTTACGGGGTTGTGGGAGATAGTGATGCACTTAGGGTCCCACCGTATCAGGTTAACTTTTTCCACGTCCAAGATGCGCTGGTCCTCAACGGTCATCTTTCGAGTGCTGTTACAGGAGGAGCAGTGTCCCTTGAAAGCTAGCTTATCTAACTTTAGCGTGTAATCAACGCTTCTTATATCTGACTTATGACCGCAGGAGTCACAGACAAGGAACCTCTTAAACGGGATGTGGACGGAAGAAAAACTATTCCCGTACACATGGAGGTCTAGGGAGGAGCGTATTAAGCAGCTCTTTATCCCAATAACTTCTTCCAGGAGCTCTTTGTAGCGGTCGCGTATTTTTGGACTGGTCGTTAAGTAACGTATTTCTGTAATGGGGTATTCAGCGAATTTCTTCACGCCCGCGTATATTTGGGCACTATTGTAGTAGAGGTATTCAGTCCACTTAAACAGGGATTTAAGATCCTTAGGCGTGTTATTGCCAGACCACAGCTTAAAGGGGTCTTGGTACTGTCGGGCCGTGTTTATAGAAACGCCGAGCAGATCGTCAGCTAAGGGCATGGTAAAACCTCCTTAAATAAAAGCGTTTTTGCTGGCATAAGTATATGACTGGTACACACTGTATTCCCGATAACTATAGAGGAGGTTTACCGATATGACTACTATTAGAGTAGAAATGCTTAATAACGGCCTTCCAGTAATAATAATGGAGGCTTTGTCCCCCGCCCAAAAGAAAATATACGGTGCCGTCCGAACCCCTTCTGGAAGGTGGGCGTACCCAGCTTTCTACCCTTACCACCAAAAGGTAGTAGAGGATATAGGAAAAGTTTTGCCTGCGGTGGTTATCCCCGAGGAGGTCTTAGACCACGTCTCCAAAGAGGACCGAGTGCCTCTATTGATGGAGCGAGAAGACACGGACGGGTATGAGCCTGTTACGCCGTTTTATCCGCACCAGAAGACAGCCTTTTGCCACGCCTTGTGGAATCTACGGTATGGGCTCTTTCTAGGAAGAGGCCTCGGTAAAACAAAGATTGTGGTAGACCTCGTTAGGCACCTAAAGAACAAGGACCCTTCTCGAAGACAGCTTTGCTTGGTAATCGCGCTACGCGTAAACATCTACACCTGGAAAGAGGAAGCTGACATTCATTCTGCAGGAGAGCTTAGGGCGGAACCCTTGGTTGCTAGCGGGCCTAAGCAGAGAGCTAAGAAGCTAAAAGATATACTAAAAGACCCTCCCGACATTCTAGTCATAACCTATGACACGGCTCGAGTAGCCTCCGAGCTAATATACGCGCAGGTCCCCTACACTATGATAGTTGCAGACGAGTCTCATCGGCTGAGAGGTTACAAGTCACAGCAGACCAAGGCGGTCCACTACTTAGCTAAAAAGGCCTCCAGAAGGTTGCTACTAACCGGGACCGCGTCCTTGGGAGACCCACGCCACCTGTGGGGCCAACTAAGGTTTCTCGGGAAGTTCGTAGTTCCGAGTTACTGGGATTTTAAGTCTAGGTACACTATACCGTCCCGGTACCACGAGCATGCCGTCTCAGGCTTTAAGAATATGCACCTGCTTTCTAAGCAAGTCGAAACCTTAGCCCTAACTTTAGAGGCTGAAGACTGCCTTGAGCTTCCTCCACGAAGTTTTGACCACATAACTATAGAGCCCACGCCTGCGCTAAGGAAAGTGTACAACCAGATTGTAGACGGAAAAGTGGTCAAGATAAAAGACTCTGCCGGAGAAAACAGGACTCTAAACGTAGAGGAAAAAATAGTAGCACTTAGTAAGTTGTCGCAACTTTCTAGCGGCTTTTTGTACCTGTCTAAAAAGAACCCCACGATATGTGACGGCTGTCCCAGGCTAAACCAGTGCGTGGCGGAGGGGGTAAAGCCCTACACTAAGGCTTGCAAGGTGGAGACAAGGGATCCTGGAAACTCTCTCATAACCTTCTCCGGAAAAAACCCTGTAGTGGACGCCGTTAGGGAGCTTCTAGAAGGCCATCTTGCTGAAGGAAGGAAAGTAATTATCTGGGCAAAACATGTAGCCATGCTTAATGCCCTTCACGAGCTCTCACAATCCGTACTAGATCCCTTGGGGCTTAACTCGGTGCGGTATGATAGCACTACTCCAGATTTAAAGGCGGCAGAGAAGTCTTTTAACGAAGACTCTAAGACTCGAGTTCTGGTGGGACAGATATCGATGGGGATAGGGGTGACCTTTAAGGCCCCTGCTATGATATACGCCGAACTAGACTGGAGACTGGATCACTGGCTACAGTCGTTAGACAGAAACTTTGGTATACGCGCCAAGGGGTTTAAACAACTTCTAGTTCAAACTATTGCAATCCGAGGGTCGGTTATGGATGCAACGCGCAAACTACTAACGGCCAAGATAGATGTGGCGGCTATGGTCACCCGGACCCCGGAGTGCGTTAGTTGTGATCGTTCCCTGGAGTGCCTAGCTGCAGGGGTAAAGCCCTACGAACCTGCGTGCAAGTTCTCTAAAAGCGCGTCTAAAGCGACGGTAAGCACGAACAAAATATAAAGGAGCGGACTTGTTGGTAACAAAAAACAGGTACCAAAAAATGACAGAAGACCTTAAGGGGAGAGTATGCACTTAGAAATTATAACGGATGGGGAGGCTAAACCTAACCCCGGGAAAATGGGGATAGGCGTTTTAATACGAGACTCGGAGGGTACCGTTATGGCGGCTATCTCCGAGAAAGCCGGAGTAGGGTCTAATAACGTAGCAGAGTACCTAGCCGTAATACGGGGCTTAGAGGAAGCAAAGTCTCTAGGAGCCCAGACAGTTACTCTCTACACTGATAGCCAATTGGTGGATAGGCAACTTCGTGGGGTATACCGCGTAAAGAGCAAGGGACTAAAACCCCTACACCAGAGAGCGTTAGACCGTGTCCGTAATTTAAACCAAGTCCGATTTCGTTGGCACCCTAGAGAGTCTCCCAAAGCAAAGTGGGCAGACGCACTGGCAGAGGGCGGACCTCGAGCGGCAAAAGTACTGGAGGATTTATGTCAGAACACTTCAAAAAGATAAAATTATCAGATCTAGACACGCCCGAGGTAGACTCCTCGCTAAACCTACCCCGAGGCTACATATCTGTTAGCCAGGTTAGTCAGTACTATATGTGCGGGTGGAGATACTACCATACCTATGTCCTAGGTAAGCGAGGGGGCGGTAGTGTAGCCACCGCTACGGGGCGTAGCGTACATAAGATCATAGAAGACACTCTCAGAGTTAAGCAGGAAACTAATACCCTTAGAGAGTTAGAGGAAGCCTTGGACGAAGCCAGCACTATCGTAAGTGCTGACTTTTCGGAACTGGACTCCCTTGAGGACCCGGATACCGGGGAACAGAAACCCGTAGGCCACTGGCTCGACAAAGTTAGGGCCGCGTATAAACTGTGGCATAAGATCCGTGCTCCAGAGATAGTGCCTCTAGCCGTTGAGAAAAGCTTTGAGGTTCCTGTTAAGGGAGTCCTAACTCGAGGAGTTATAGACTTGATAGACGGAGCTAACGGGGTTGAGGTCATTGATACTAAAGTGACCAAAAGGAAAAAGCCCGACAGGGACGCGGAGAACAGCCTCCAGCTCGCCTTGTACGCAAATGTGGAGGGCTGCGCTTCTGTTGGGTACGACAATATAATTAAGGGCAAAGTTCCCAGGTTTAATAAGGTTAGAACAACCCTAACCCCTCAGCAGGTAACCTGGTCCGGGGAACTTATCCGGGACGCAGCAGAAAGCATTAGCGCGGGGGTTTTTCCAAAGACCAGTCCTGATAATTGGTGGTGCAGCGAGAGGTTTTGTCAGCACTGGTCTGAGTGCAGAGGGAAAAAGATTTGAAGAGATACCTCACCCTCAAGAAGATACCTCGGGAGACTTTAGTCCTTATTATAGTGGCTGCTGCTAAACTAGGCGGCAGCTTACTGGCTAAGTCTAATCCTGTTGTAAGAGCGGCCAACCTGTTCCTTGCCCCCGCCCTGAGTACTTTATTAAAACGAGCTCTTGAGGACGCGGAGAAGGATGAACTTGGAATAGAAACTGAAACTGAAACTGAAATGGGAACAGAAACCCAGACTAACTGCGACAACGTTATTGAAGACGCAAGAGTTAAAACTCCAAGAAAGAAGGTAACATGATTACACGAACGGAAATAAAGATAGAATCTATCGACACGAATCCACACCAGAATAGCCGCAAGGACTACGGGGACATAGAGACCTTAGCTCTCAGAATAAAAAGTTTTGGACTTCAGGGCATAATTAGAGTCCGGCAAGTCGCTGATCACCCTGAGGGTAAAGAGTATACCTTAGAAGATGGGCACAGACGCTTAGCCGCGCTGGAGAGCCTTCTAGAAGAGGGGGTTTCTGTTGACGACTTGGGGCACAATTTACATAGCGTTTGGGCTGAGGTTCTGCCGGAACACTCCGATGGAGATAGAAGGCTGTTAACTCAGTTGGCTCTAAATACCTCTCAGAACTCCTGGACAGCCTATGAGCAGGCCTTACATATTAAAAAACTGCTAGACGGTGGGGTGGATTCCCCGGATATCCAGGACAAGATGGGTCTTGGAGCACAAGCTATACAGCAGAGACTGGCTCTTCTAAGTGCGGACGACTTTGTTAAGGACGCGCTCGTGGAGCAAGAGCTGAGTTTCAGCTCCGCAAGAGCTATAATTTCTGTTCCAGATAAGGCCCTTAGAGAAGAGTTGGTTCGGGAGGCTGTTACGGAAGGCTTGTCTTCTCGGCAGGTAGAACTCCGAGCCTCCGAGCTAGCAGATAAAGCTATAGCCGAGGGAGCTACGACTTCCCGGCGAAAAAAACCTAGGAAGCAAAAACCTGCCGTATCCGTTGGGATGAGAACGGTGTCCGAGGTGGTATCTAAGATAGAAGCTTCCCAGAAGGACCTGGTCTTAATCACTGACGGAAAAGTTAAAGCGAGGGTGGAGGGTTACATAGAAGGACTTCAGTGGGCCCTAGTAGACAAGAATATACTTTCTTCAGAGAAGAGGAACTAGTGACTCGAGAAAAAGAACTTGAGGCGGGAACCCGGCTCTTGGAAGCCCTTCAGGAAATTGACCCTGAGTACTTAGCTTACATGCGCAAACGAGTGCTGGAACAAGAGGACCTGTGGCTTCTTAGAGCTCTTATCGGAGAAAACCTCCCCCAACCAATGGATTTTGAAATGCTTAAACAATATGCGAAGGACGTAGGTTTGGGGTTCATTACTACGGAAGAACTGGAGAGCACCTTCCTTAGCCAGATGGAGCAACTATGAAACTATTTCAGGTAACCGTTCATAGAATACGGGTAGGGATTGTTGCTGCCAAATCCGAGGAAGAACTGGAGAGCACCAACCCTGACGAAGTGTGGGAGAAACTTAAAACCACTGCCCGACTGATTCAGGAAGCTACAGAGGTGGTTGATATAGCTGACGCCACGTCCGTGTGTACTACCTGCCTGAGCCCCTTGGAGGTTACGGCTAAAGCAAACCTGGTCCTAGTTCCCGGGGAGTCTTTTACTGTCAGTTCTACATCGGATGTGTCCGTCCGATGTGTTTCTGACCCGGATCACCCGGTGCCGGAAGACCAAGTACGGCTCCTTGTTAAGGAGCTGTGCGAGACTAAATGACGTCACTAGGACAATCCACACCATCGTAGGAAAACCACCTGCGAAGTTTAGTTAGCGCAGAGGCCTTAATTTGCCTAACCCGCTCACTCGAGAGTCCTAAATGTGAGGATATTTGTCGTAGCTTTAAACCCTCTCCTTCTCCGAGAAGGCCGTAGTAGGCTCGGAGTACAAACTGTTCCCGGACAGTTAGGAACCTAAACCAACGGGAAAACAACTTGGTTACGTCTGCGCCGGGTATAGAATGCCCGGGCACGTAACTACTAGTTGTGGTTTGGTCGGAACAAGTAGATCGTGACAGAGCCTCAGGTACATCTTCCAGCTTTGAGTACATTGAGCTAGGACTAGGACTTTCCTCTATCCCCATCTCTTTCCTTGTTGAAGACGCCCTCATGCGAAGTTTTCTTGCCTTTGAAGAAGGAATAACAACGTCGTGCAGGGTCGTAAGCTCTGTTCTAACGTGCATGAGTATCCAGAAGGAAGCATAGCTAGCAAACCTAGCTCCTCTGTCAGGATCAAATTTGTCAACCGCCTCCATGAGCCCTACGTTTCCTGCGGATATTAACGCCTGAAGAGACTCAGGATCCCTGTCTAGCCAGTACTTACGGGCTAAGGAGAAGACAAGCTTTAAGCAGCTCTCCACAAGAAGTCTCCTAAGTTTAGGATCCCTAGAAGACCTGTACCTACGGAACATGGATATCTCTTCGGATCTTCCAAGAACCTTTACGGTAGACAAGGCCTTGTAGTAGGTGTCTAAGATGGTATCTTCAAAAGACTTGATGCTGCCCCCGTACAGGAAGTTTTTTCCCCTGGCAAGATTTGCTTACAGTAACCTACCAGGTAACGCAAGAAACTACACTGTGGTTATATACCTACATAGTAATAGGGACACTTACAACAACTTACTAACTTCAGGGCGCGTAAGGTAAAAAATGTCCGGCATAGGAAGAAGGTCTGGACAAAATTCTTCCGCAGAGGCAACCTAGACTTTCCCCCACAAATTGGAGATAATAATGCCCTTCTTTACACCAGAAGCGACCGCTTTTGCGCCGTGGTCCCTTTCAAAAGCAAAAACCGGGATCCAGTGCCCCTGGAAGTTCAAGAACCAGTACTTAGATAAGACTGTGGTCCCAAAAGAAAAAATCTTCGAGTTGGATGACGCTAAGTTGCGCGTTGGTTCCTCGGTTCATAAGTACGCTGAAGAAACCGCCCGGGGTAGGGAGGCTTCAATAGCGGAGATAATAGCCTTAGAGGAAGGTCAACTAGTCCACGAAGAGGAAGACGATTTCAAATCGATGCTGGACAACGTCCACGCTTTTAACGACAAAATAGAGTCCTTCAAGAAAACAAGTAAAGTCGTGAAGGACCTTGTTGAAGTAAGGCTCGGGATGACCTCGGAGCTTACTCCAACAGGGTTTTTCGGTAAGGATGTCTTCTTTAGAGGCGTCATGGACCGAGCGCTGATAACTGAGGACGGAGTCGCCGTAATAATAGACCTTAAGACAGGAAAATTCCCCAGCCTTAAGTACGCCAAGGACCAACTAGACGCGTATTCACTCCTCGCCTTTACCACCTGGGACTTTGTTCATACCGTAAGAACCGGCCTGTACTTTACCTCTACGGGAGACCTTCTATGGGGAGATAAAATACTGAGAAACTCCTTCGGGGGCTGGGAAGAGCATCCCACCGTAGAGTTTATAAATAAAGCGGCGACAGAAGCCGGGACAGGTGAGATACTCCCAGGAAAGCATTGCTCCTGGTGCCAATATAAGATTATGTGCCTAGAAGAAAGAAAAGCAAGACGTGAAAAAGCTAGACAAGCAAGGAAGTGACGAATCGTGGCGGAAAAAAGAAGCCCTAGAAGAGGGTATAAATACAAGGACGTGTGGAGATCCCTATCTACGTCCGATTGGGCCTCCCTTCTGGAAAGGTATTCTCCAGGATCCGGGTGGCAAGTTAAGGGTAAATCACTAGTAGGACACAGCCCCTACTCACCTACGTTGGACAACACCCCCTCTTGCCATATAGTAACAACTAAGGGGTTTATAAAATGTTTTTCTACCGGGTTGTTCGAAGCGGACCCCATAAAGTTCCTATCCAAGGTAGCTAATAAGGATTGGTCCTCCGTAGCCTTAGACCTAAAAAGAATCTACCGAATAAAGTCAATAAGTAACGCTGTAACGGAGGAACTGCAAAAGCGCGAAGATATGCAGAAGACCCGGGAGGCGACAGAGTATGCTCTTAAGACTTGTCTCAGAATGGCGGCTGAAGCTTCTTTGGACGAGGAAGCGGACCCCACCTTTAATTTTGCTAAGCCTTGCTTAGATTACCTGAGAAAGAGAGGCGTGTTAAGTCCGGCTCCTTGTCGAAACGACATCGAAATTCTGAGGCACTTACCTATCGGGGTTGTTCCTCCTATAAAGATAATGAACGAGGTTCTGGGACTAGAATCAGACAGGTGTCGGGAATATCTAAAACAGTGGACCACCGCGGAGTACACAGGGTCCTTAGCCTTTGTGTATCACAGCACCCCTACGGAAATATCCGCTATTAAACTTAGAGCGGATTTTTTACGCCCCGACGGGAGAAAAGACTTTGTTAAAGTGTCCGATCAAACCGATGACGCCCTGGGGTTTTTCGGTCTCCAACACTACATAGCTAAACTAGGAACTAATAGTTCCGTTAATTCTAGTGCCATAATTGTGGAAGGCGAGTTTGACTCTATAGCGAACATGGCCTACCAAATCCAAGCGGGCATGCAGTACGATATAGTCCTGGCTACTGGGGGGGCTGCGGAATCCAACTTAGATAAACTAAAAGATTTTGGCATAAAGACCTGTCTACTGACAGCGGACTCACCGGAGCACAACGGGGACGTTATTGTAAAAAACCTGCTTAGGAACAACCGAATACCTATGCACGTTTTCACGTGGCCGGACTGTGTCGGTGCCAAGGATCCCGATGAGGCCATCGTAAAGTACGGGGGCGTTAAGTGGTTAGACGCCACGATGGCGAGAGCAACCGATGGGGGCCATAGAAGGAACTACCAGTACGCGTATCAGTGGGTGCTGGAAAGGCTTCACGACCGACTCGGGTCTGTGGACAGAGACGATCTTAGGGCTGTTAGGGAAGTCATAATAGACGAAGGGTCCTGCCTACTGGACCCTTCAGAGCAAGCCAAGTACGTAGAAGAGGCTGCTATCCTTACAGATATCTCCAAGGGGGAGATAAGTGCGCTTATAATAGGGCAGGAAGAGTCTGAAGAGGGGTACGTGCGTAGGCTTACTACAGCCTTAAGAACAATATACATGTTTATTGGAACAGACACTGCCGGAGGCGTTGGTAGAATCCTGGCATGGCATAAAATTAAGAGAGAGATGCGGAGCTGGAACGCATCTCGAGCGGCAGAACTTCAGGCGGCTCTGAGCAGTGACTTAGGTAATATTACCTTCTGGGCTCGAGAGCAGGTGGGGGTTCCTCAGTTCCTAACGCAGCGGATAACCGCTAATGGTATCCGGGAACTAACACTACTAGAACAACAAGCCCTTCAGGAAAAGTACGTTAAAATCGCGGTCGAAGAGATCATCAAGGAGATGTCTCCTCTAAGTGAGCTGAAAGAACTGAAAGCCGGTTGCCACTACATACCCTATAAAGATGCGGAGTCCACGAAGAACAGGTGGTGCATCGTAAACGGCAGCGATGTCTACGTTGGGACTGAGTCGTCACAAACTGATAGAACACTGCGGTGGAATAGGCTGGACGGACCCAAACTTGGTAAGCACTATTTTAATCTTATTAGGCCTTCCTGGTCTGAAGAACTGTCTAGTGTGGTGGACCTTCAAGGGGGAAACGAATCAGACTTACCTAAGCTTTTTGAGTTTCTTGTAGAAGCAATATCCACAGGGTGGTGCTTTAAACATCAGGACGTCGATTGTCAGTACTTAGCGGCGGCAATAATGCTAAACCCCGTCTGCTCTGCTCTACCCCGCCAGTTATATACTATAATAAATGGCACCCGAGGATCCGGAAAAAGCTCGTTCCTTGGGCTTCTTACGGGAGCAGACGGTGACCACCGGTTGTTAGAATCAGCCTTCGGTATGGACAACTATACAACCGCAGGCTTTCGAAAGGAGATGAATAATTGCTCCTTAGGTGCTGTTTTAGATGAATTCGAGGACACGGGGTCGAACGCACAAAGTGCTCACGTTAGAGGTATACTGAGGGATGTTAGATCTTTAACTTCAAACCCCGAAGCTCGAATCGTCCGAGGCAATATAGAGAATAAAGAAGTTACGTCTTATACTCTGAGATGCCAACTCTGGTGCGCTGCAATTCAGTACCTCAGAGATGAAGCTGATGTGTCCCGTTTCATACAGATCCACACGGTTCTCAGGGAAGGCCATCCGAACCCTAAGGTCGTGCTTAGAGAAAAATATGGATCGGATTTATTTCGGGAATTTAGACGAAAGATAACAACGGGGGTATTTAGACACACCCCAGACCTACTGAAAAACATACATGAACTCAGAGTTACCTATAGCAACCCCCTAGCCATGAATATGCTCGGGAGAAGCTCGGGGGTAGAGATCCCTAGTAGGTTCTTAGACGGAGTTATAATCGCTGCTGCAATGGTGTGGCTGTCCGGTAGAAACCCCCACGTTTTCATACGAGACTTTGTTATTGCGAAGTCCGAGTACCTAAAGAAGGTCATACAGGGGACGCAAAAGCATGCTCTTTTCGAGCACATATTAAGCGCGCCAATCGAGTACAGCAGACCCACCTCCGAGATAAGGCACTCTACTGTAAGGTCTATCCTAAGCGACCCCACAGAGAGGAGTCTGCTAAACGAAACTGAGAGTGGTGTCAGATACGTAGAGTTTGACTCTAAGGACGGTACTAAGGACAATCGCTGGTTAGTGGTTATTTGGGCAGACGCGCTCCACGGAGTTCTTAGGGGAGTTTCCACTTATAGAAGGGAGACTCCCAACAGACTAAAACAACTGGCAGACTCTGACGTGGAAATGGTCGTGTCTGAAGACATCGTAAGGCGCGTTCCTGGAGGTATAAAGAGGTACCTAAAGGTAGGCGTAGCCACTTCAGACTACACCGTGTACGACGTCGGCCCAATGCTAGAGGAGTGGGACACAGGAGTATCTAGATGAGAGTTATAAAACCAAGCTCCTGCATTGGATGTAGGGAGTATGGATCAGAAAACATGGAACTAAGTCAAGGGGCTTCCCCTTGCTCAATATTAATCCTGGGAGGTTCTCCTCCGGGGTGGGGAGGATTCTTTACCGACCGGTCCGGAAGGATCGTTCGAGGGGCCATTGAGGATCTAGTTTCTGAAGAAAAAAGAGACCCCCGGTATACTAACCGGATGGGACCTATCCAGGCAGTGAGCAAGGGCAAGCGTCTAATGTACGCGGTCCACTGCTCTGCAGGAGCCTTAGATAAGGAGATAATATCTCACTGCGCTAGAAGTATGACCCACGGAAGCATCTTAAAGGCATCTCCAAAGATTATATTTGCTATGGGATCCGCGCCCATAAAGTCATTGGGCATAGCGGGCAGTGTCCGTAAGATAAGGGGTCAAGCTATGTCCGCTAGTATTGGCGGGAGTTCCTTCACGGTTATCCCGACTATATCCCCCATACAGCTGGTTAAGGACAGCGCGGGGCTCTACGAGATGTTTAAGTCTGATATGAGAACCGCATTTATGGAGGCGGCGGCCAAAGACAATCTAGAGTCTGTGGACCCAGAACATCTCCGGGAGAGGTATGACCTCCCGAAAACGCTAGAAGAAGTGGAATCGGTCTGTGACGCGTACTCTTCATACTCTCTCCCCGGAAAGAGTATAGGGAATACTCTAATGGCTTTAGACACGGAAACCAACACTCTGAAACCTTGGAGTCAGGAAGCCAAGATTATAATGGTGTCCGCCAGCGTAGCGGAGAAGAAAGCGTGCGCCATACTGCTAAACCACCGAGAAGCAGAATACGACTGGCGAAAAGCTCTTCCGCACGTCCTAAAGATGACGATGTCCAGGCACCCCAAAGGGTGGTGGAATTGGAAGTACGACTACCAGATGTTTAAATACGCTCTAATGCCGAAACTCAGGGATCTTTGTACGAGCGACCAGTATCGGGATAATTTGGAGAGAGTGGTGGGAGTCTCTTACGAGACCATACTGCTAAAAAGCGGTGTCAATAATACTCGGTGGGACGGGCTCCTGGGCGAGCACATGATAAATGAAGATAGTAAGGGTTTTTACAGTCTTAAAAGCGTAGTTACCAACTACCTACCTGAGTACGCGGGGTACGAGGAGTCCATAAAAGAGGGGTTTAACGCCCTGGCTAACGAGAAGATACTCGGGGATCTGTCCAGTAGTGTTGACCCCGTATTTATAGCTAGCTCTTCCGAACTAGGGGAGCCCTCTTTCTCATACCCTAGGGGATCCTCAGAAGGAGAGGTCGCTCGCCTCGGAAAGGTAGAACTGGACCGGGTTAAAAAGTCAGTATCAGAGTTGACTAAGGAGAAGAATAAAACCCCGGAACAAAAGGTAAACTTAAGCAACCTACGAGAGCTTCGTAATGGTATCGACCAATGGTTAAAATCTTACAGGAAGAGGCTTAGGCACCTGAAGAAGGAGGCCAAGGTCTACGAGAAGGAGGCTAAAATGGAGGTTAAATCTTCTCAGGCCTTAGAAGGAGAGCAGACCACCTACGAGGACTTGGATGTAGATTTACTAAGCCTGTACGCCGCGATAGATGCGGACATAACTAGGTCCATCTCCGTTATGCAGAGGGTAAGAGCTTATAAGGAAGATCCTACGCGGAGGGAGATTACTGGGAGACATAATCTCATATCTCTTATGGACAGGCACTACCTACCCCTAACAGAAGTCCTTGCGGATATGCAGTCTGAAGGAGTTTATCTCGACCAGGAGTACGCCACTTCCCTAGCAGAGGATCTCCAGGAAGAGTCCCTGGTTCTCGAAGAAGAGATAAAGACTCAGATAAATAAAGACTTAGGGATACCCAAGGAGGACATGGTTATAAACAACCCTCGGTTTCTAGGGGACGTACTTATCGGGGGCTATGGTTTGCCACGAAAAAAGGAAACCGCTACGGGCCAGGCTTCGATGACCGCGGACGTCCTTAAGGAATACTCCGAAGAGGGTTATGAGATAGCCGGAAAAATAGTAGAGCTGCGGAAGGTCTCCAAGGCTAAATCAACATACGTTGACCGACTAAAAACTCTGTCCGCGGAAGACGGTAGGATACACGGGTCTATACACTTAAACGGAACAGCGACAGGGAGAAGCTCTAGTTCTTCGCCCAACCTACAGAACACTCCTCCAAGCGTGGCTAGTAGAAAAGGAAAGAGGAGTATAAAGAAGCTGTTCATTCCCGCACCCGTCCACAAGGAATCTTGGTGGGGCAGTGCTTACAACGTAGGTCTGGCCAGTAAGTACGGTTGGACTAGGGAAGATAGGCTCATCTGGGTAGACTTCGACTTTGCAGGCGCGGAGGTGCGCGTCTTGACAAGATTCGCACCAGACGAAGGCTTGATACGTGCTCTTAGGGACGGGTTGGATGTTCACTCCTGGATGACCGCAGAGATCCACGGATACTCTTACGAGGAGGTTAACGAGGGAAGAAAGGTAGCGGGCTCTAACTTCGTAAAACTTCGCAAGGAGACCAAGCAGGTGGTGTTTGGCACATTGTACGGGATCACTGCTCAAGGACTACATGACAGGATGGGCTTCGAGGAGCAGTGGGCCCAAGAAATAATAGACAAACTAATGACTAGGTTTCCGAAAATAAGAGAGTACATAAACGAGACTCATAAGGAAATTATGCTTAATAAAAGGGTGTCTACTCCCTACGGCAGGGTTAGAAGATTCCCCATGGTAAATATGGACCGATCAATTAGGAACAAGAACCAGAGACAGGGAGTTAACTTCCTGGTTCAGTCCTACTGTAGCGACATAGTTATGTCCTGTTTAAAGAACATATCAACAATGCTACCCGAGATTAGAGGGAGGCTTCTGCTAACTGTTCACGACTCTATTTGCGCAGAGTTCCCTGAGAGCGAGCTAGACAACTTAAGCTCCTTCCTGGAAAGGTCCATAACACAGCATATAGAAAAAGAGTTTCCGGACATAATAGTTCCCATGCCCTACGATGTCTTAGTGGGAGTGTCTTACGGGGAAACGGAAGACTTTTAGAGACCGTAATAACATACGTTATTATGGTATAAGTAAGTGCTTAATAGCTTTAACTCCCATACCGGGAAAGTAACTTTCCCTTAGTAGTACTGGGGCCCGTAAGGCGACTTCGGCTTCGCCTCGTCCGGGCCCCGAATATAGGTTAGATCCGAGCTCGAGTTCTCTGATCCAACAAAATTCGTATTAAGCGTAGAACTTGAGATTCTTAGTAGTAACCCTGGCGGCAATCCAAGCGAATACCTGGGCGTGGAGAGCGTCGTCAGGAAGGCCTGGAGGGTGTTTCCACACCTTTCTTCCCGTCACGGTTACTTCTTCGAAGACATTTAACATGTCACTAAAAGCGAACTTAGATATTTTCTCTGTAGGGTAGGTAACCTTCCCGCTCTTCACATCAAATAAAAAGTTGTCTATACACGCTGTTCGGTCCGCCATGTAGCGGTCCTGGTTATTCCAGTATATAGGAGCCCTGGAGGACGTCCCTGAGTACTGAACCTGGAATACCCTAGTATCCCCTAGCTTCTTTCTGAGCACACTGTTAGCTAAAGCCCCCTCCCCAGCATCTCCGAAAACGAGGGAGACATTAAAGAGACTGAACACACGGGCCAACTCGTCTACGGTATCAACAGGGTTTGCCACATCGTAAATTCTGTACCATAAGGTTTTCAGCTTGTCTCCACGGACTCCGTAGATCCATCCTACAGTACGAGACTTACCCGCGGATCCTCCGCCCGACCAGTCAACCCCTCCTACAACGATAGGAGTATCCACCCCCACAGGCTTGGTAGGAGCCCAGTCAAAAGAATGTGGGGTACAGAAGGAATGTAGCTCCTCTAGGGATATTAACCGGGCTCCTATGGAGTCAGATACACCTAGAACCTCATTCTTAAACTTGTTTTGGCTGTAGGTGTCGTGTTTATCTAGTATGCGCGCCCACCTATCGGGGTACTCACTATTAAGTGGAAGTATTAACTGGGGTATGTGAAACCCCTTAGTTCTGTAGAACGCGGGGTCAGCCGGATCCGTATCTTTAGGAACGGGATTCATGTCAACCCAAGTTCCGTTTCTGGGATTAACTTGGCTCCTGCATTTTATGCACTCCAGCCCCTTCTTACCGAGCCCCTTATCATCAATATAAAAGGAGTAAGACCCGCAAGAATCACATTTAATACACCACTCCGACTGTGTGGAATTCTGCCATATATACTCAATGGTGTTTTCCATGGTCTTAGGAGTTCCTGTGTAACCAACGTATGCATAGTCAGAATTGGCCATGCACTCGTTAATGACGGGTACCACCTCGTCATATAGTATATCCTGGACCTCGTCGTAATGAACTCGGTCCGCGGTGTAACCTCGAGCTCTATCGGGGTTATCAAAAGCGTAGGTGAATATCATTTCACTTCCGTTTGACAATATCTTTAAGAAAACATTATCCGTCTGGGAGTCGCCCATAAAATTATGCTTAACTAGAGGCGAGTGACGCATGATTTTAGCGATTCTGGTGTTCGAGAACCCACTCGTTTGTTTTAACGTTGGCGAAACGTACAAAGTCTTGAAGTAGGGTATCGCTATGCTATCTGCAATAGTAAAGTTAGCTGCTGATACGCTCTTACCCACCTGACGCCCACACTTAAGTAGTGTGGACTTCCACGTGCCCTTGTATATAGCGTCATACATAGGGTAGTTCGCTAGGGAAAAATCTTTTCCATCCAAACGAAACAATTTGGACGCCAGAGTCTTTCTGTCAAGAGGGATATCCTCCCCCTTCTCCGAGGAGACTTTAGGTGTTTTCATCAGATAATCATTGGCCATGGGACGTTATCTTCGGTTCCATACTACTTTTAATCCTAACTATGGGGTCCGAGTTTCCCCTGGTTGTTTCCGCGATACTGGGTCAAATAGCTTGGCTATTTTTCAAAGTAATCGGTTCTATATTCTAACTCCAAGAGAGGAATAAATAAATGTCTAACTTAAATGGCGACTCAGTTAACAAGTTCTGGGAAAAACTCGGCGTGGGAATCAAGAGTTTACCGCAGGCAAAGAAGGCTGTTCTACAGCTATTTGCTATTGATAAGGTTCCCTGCTTAGTCGGTGAGGCTGGGATAGGCAAAACCCAGCTTTACAAGCAGATCTGTGAGGAGAACAGCTGGGGGTACCTTGACTACTACTCCCAGGTGGTCCCCCCCGAGGATATCGCAGGTCTTCCCTGGAGATCCGAGAACGGTAACTACTACGAAAACCTGATCGACATTCGTCTCCATGAGATGACCAAGAAACATGACAAGGGCATCTTGGTTTTCGAGGAGGTTAACAGAGCCTCCGCTCCCACCGCTGCGGCGGTATTCGCGTTCATGGATCAACGTGGAACGGGCAGCTTCAAGCTGCCTGACGGGTGGCACATAGCAATCGCTCAGAACCCAAGTGGTGGGGACTACTCAGTCAATGAGCTGGAAACTGACCACGCATTTCGACGCAGGGTCAAGTGGTTATGTGTTAGAGAAGACAGCAGGGCTTGGCTTGAATACGCTCGGGAGAATGAGTTTCACCCGATAGTGGTGGACTATATCGAGACTAATCCTAACCACTTGCTGGACACGGCCGCTCGAGCTGCTGAGCAAGTTTACTCAAACCCTGCCGCGTGGGAGGACGTAAGTATTCTTATGCAGCATACTGATTGCGAAATAGGCGCAGTTAGGGATAGCCTGTCGGAAATAGACACTGTCATGGTGTCCCTAATAGGTCAGGGAATGACCGATAGTCTATTCGACTTTATCCGGCACAGGGAGATGGTTATCGGGCCTCGGGAAATAATCGAAGATTATTGCTCCAAGGAAGATCTTCCAAAAAGAGTTAAGTTAGCTTTGGAGGAAGGTGGGGTAGACAAGGTGACCACCTTAGTGGGAAACATCGCCCGCGTCATGGTTAGCAATAAACCCAACCCAAGCAAGAGTTTGGCCGCTAATCTAGGTAAATTCTGCCTGGATCTACCAGACCAAATTCGAGGACAACTGTTCTCTGAGTTTCACCAAGCCTGTGGGTCTCAGGAAGACCGACAGTATCTTCGGTTACTAAATAAAAGGCTGGCTACAACGCCAGACTATATAGAGGCTATTAAGAACCAAAGCCAGACCCTGGAGGCTGTGGAGTCTGAAATAGGTCTCTAGGAGAGACTATATGAAGAGTATACTAGAGCACTTCCCGTTGGAGGGTAAGAAACCTTACGCTCACCAACGGGACGTGCTTCTGGCTCTTGAGGAGGGGCTAGAAGCACCAAAAGAAAAAAAATTTATGGTCCTTCGAGGGCCTACAGGCTGCGGAAAATCAGCCGTCGCTATTAGTTTGGCCCAGAAGGTGCGGGAGTCTGGCGGTCAGGTTCACATTTTGGCGTCTCACCGGTTCCTACAGGATCAGTACGTAGAGGACTTCAAGTCCTTGGGACTTTCTTCCCTGTGGGGAAAGGCTAACTACTCCTGCACTACCGCTGTAAAAAGGGGTAACCCTCGTAGGGACTGTTCCAGATGCTTAGCAGACGAAGAACCGACTCCAAGTGATCGACTCTCCTTTATACGAGACAACTGCTCTTCAAGGGCGAAAGAACGCTACGACGGAGACCAATGCCTCTACATACAGGCAAAGAGAGAGGCGGTTAACTCCTCTCTAAGTCTTAACAACTACGCAAGCTTCCTAACTCACGCTAACTTAGCGGGCACCTTTGATAAGCGAGATCTTTTAATAGTTGACGAGGCTCATCTAGTCGAGAGCCGGGTGTCTGATTTCGTTAGCGTCAACATTAGGCTGGGGGAGCATTTAGAGAAATGGCATGTAAAAGAAATACTGAGCTTAACGGATCCCTCCGTTACCGACTTGAGTCAGTACCTAGAAGAGCTCCTCTTACCGAAACTTATCGGAAAGTCCGCGTACTTGTTCAGCAAGCTCGGTATTCTAGTGGAGGGCTCCGGGGCTGGGTTGGACAAGTCCCTGGTATCTCTAAGAGAAGATAATCCCAGCCTTCTTGTAGAGGCCGATAAACCTGTAGAGATATCCGATGACACCAAAACCCGGTTGATAAAAATCGGGTGCTTAATAGACAACCTTAGGTGGTTAATAGCCTCCGTTAAAGAGAGTCCTAAAAACTGGGTGTACTACTTAGAGAAAGGTAGGGTGACTTTTAAACCTGTAGTCGCAGGGTCCCTGGCGCACAAGTACCTGTTTTCCTTTGGAGGTAGGGTTCTCTTAATGTCTGCTACAGTGGACACAGGCCCGTTTTTAAGAGACCTCGGGATTAGAGGGAGAGATATAGCTTGCTTTCTGGACGTTCCTAGCACCTTTGAACTGGAGAACAGACCTCTTATAGCTGAGTTTTGTGGAAGCTTGTCAAGAAAGTCTCTAGAAAAAACTCTGCCAAAAGCAGCTAAAATTATAGAGGGTATCCTTGAGAGACACGGACGAAACAAGGGGATTATACATACTCACTCCTTTTCTAATGCCGCCGCTTTAAAGGAGCTTATGTCTCCCGGAGCAGCTGCCAGGTTTATCTGGCATGAAAGAGACGATGATCTGGATCACCTGTTAGAGAAATTTTTCGCCTCTCAGGATTCTTGGTTAGTATCACCTAGCGTTACCGAAGGCCTGAACGGTATCGATGATCGAGTTCGGGTTCAGGTTTTGCTCAAGACACCCTACGCAAGTCTGGGGGACAGCAAGGTTAATGCCCGGAGAGCACTTAGAGACGGAGATACTTGGTACAACTTAAAGGCGGCTCAAACACTAGTTCAGGCCTACGGTAGAGGTTGCCGCCACAAGGAGGACTGGTGCAGTACCTATATACTAGACTCGAACGCCGCTCGAGCTATTTCTAAGAGTTCAAAGTACCTGCCCGCCTGGTTTATGCAGGCCTGGGGTAACTCTTTCGTGGGTAAATGGAAATGGGACGCGGGACGGTGGAAACTACGCGCGTAATAAAGCCAGGTCCGAGAGTAACTTACTCCTATTGACCTCTACATAGTGTCCAGCTTCTCTTAAGACCATCGCCTGGGTGCAAGCTGGACACTCCTCATCTACCTCTATATCCTGGGATAACTTCTGGATAACCTTCTCTCTAAGGGAAGCGGGGTCCTCCACCGAGGGCATGCTCCCCAGAGATTGTTCGCAGAAGGAAAGCTCGGGGGGTATTACCACCAAGCTGTTCTTTGAGCACACGGCTGCGGCGTATACTGCGGGCTCGTCTCCGTACTCGGGGTGGGATAGGGTATACTGATTTGACATTTCTCGGAGCTCCGTTACGGCCCAGCACAGCTCAGCAACAGAGCACTCCTCCATTATTTCTGGAAAACACGCAGTGCCCGCAAGAGCCGTGGCAACATTAGAAAATACAAACCCGTCCCATAGATGAGCTGGGTTTAGTCTTATCGCGAGCATTGCTAGCAGTCGATCCCTACTATCTTCATCAGGCAAACAATTCTCCGACTCCAGGTAAGTAAGCAAGGTGTCGGTCTCCCAAGCAAAGCAAGCTCCAGACGTGAGGACGTCGCAGGCAACCATTAAAGTTAATCCGTGAGCATCTGTAGACGTGAGGAGTCTCTTAGCGTCTAAACTAACCATCTAGGCCTAGTTTACCGACTAGGAGTTCCTGTAGGTCTGAAGGTAGGGTTGGAAGTATGGCTAGAAGGTTTTCTAAATCAACTTCCCCATCAGAAGATATCTCTGAAACGATATCTTCTCCCAAAATGTCTCCGTACATGTCCGGGGAGATATCTAGTAACTTATTCACGGGGATGGGGACTCCTGCTAGCTCAAGGGAAGACCCCATCGCCACCTTGGAGTTGAAGACTGTATCTTGCGGACTGGGAAGGGTCTTACCATAGTGTCTCGTGAGTCCTGCGTTATAATCAAGCTCTTGTAGAGCCCCTGCTATCTTTGTCAAGTCCTCTCGGGTTGAGTCTTCCGGGCAGCCCCGGACCACAGATGCTAACTTGAGGTAGGCCTCTGAACTAGTGTCCGAAGCCATGGCACGGGCCTCGATCCACTCAGCAGCTTTATCCCGGTCACACTGCATCAAACCCGCGGCCTGAAGAGTTTTCCTGGAGACATTCATTCCGTAGGAAGCCGCCTGCTTTATAAGCGTAACGGACGCAACCGCCATACTATCTGGCGAAAGCTTTTTTGAGTTCCTGTGGAGAGCTATCTCCGCCCCAGAAATATCCGCGGCAGTCTTTATAGGGAACAACTTCTGGTTTGGTACTAAATACCTGACGTTAGAGGAAGCCTGCTTTACTTCAACGGGGTCGGGTAGTTCTACTCCGTAGAGATCCATCGCGGTTTCTATCTTGTTCAAAGTCTCAGAAGAGACACCCGCCTGTTTTGTAGCGTACGCCATGGATAGTAAGGCATCCTCAGGCGTATGTATGGGAAAGATCCTATCCGAAGGATTCGCAAAAGAAGAATCCGGAAGGCTGTTTCTAACCTCGCTACCAACTTGCGCAGTTTTAACTCGTTCTCCCAAAGAAGGACGTTCTTCTACAATCTTCTTAAAGAGGTCAAAAGTAGGATCAGTATTCTGGTCAATCATCACGGCTCGCCTTTCCAACAGTCGAGCTAATACTAGGAGGTATTACTTATGAAAGCTAGTCTAGATCAGATTCTAGCCTATTTACTTACAGGGAGGGGAAAGACACACACTTTCTACCCCACGGTTATTAATAGCTTGGTTAAACTAGAGGACCCAGACGTAGGCACCATGGCGGTGACAATCAAAGAAGGGGCTAACGTACTCATGTACAACCCCAAACTGATACGAGAACTTAACTTTGATACTCTGGTTCTTATCATAACCCATGAGGTTTTACATCTTGTCCTAAACCACATCCCCCGAGCCATGAGACTCTACGCAGGGGCTCCGGAACACCGGAAAAAACTACTGATGAAGGTCAGCAATGTGGCTGCTGACTACGCGGTAAACTCCCTCCTAATTAGCACTAGGGAGTGTACCGAGGCGCAATTTCGTCAGGAGGGACCTGGGAAGTTGCCTGGCATACTGCCCTCCGACGCAGGGCTGCCCCTTGGCAAGTCCTACGAATGGTACGCGGCCAAACTAATAGAAAATGTTCACAACTTGCCTCAGATGAACCAGAGCGAGGGAGCCTCTACAACCGACCTCGGGGATTGCATCGTGGTTAGTCCGGAGGACAGAGAGGGTGGGGAAGGACCGCCGCCTCAAAAAGTGACCCTAACTCCCGACCAACTGGCAGATATCCTAGAGGAGTACCACAAGGAGGGAGCGCCCCTGAACGCACACGCGGATCTTGAATCCGAACTATCCAAAATGACCACTACGGAGATAGAGGGTGCTGCGGATAGATCAGAAAGGAAAATAAAGAAAACTGTCAAGAATGCTCAGGCAGCAACAAAAGGCAGGGGTAAGCTAAGTGGGAACGTGCAGGAGCTTGTTGAAGACCTTCTTAGACCCCCGACTATCCCCTGGAATCATCTACTTAGAAGACTAATAACTAATTCTAAGAAAACTCGTACTGTTAGAAGCATGTCCCGGCCTAAGAGGAGACTCCTAGAGTCTGGAGGGAAAGCGTCCCCTTATCCAGGGACAAAAACGAGTCCTAAGTTTGATGTACTGTTTGCCATCGATACCAGCGCTAGCATGAGCGTTGAGGAAATGCTTCTCTGTCTTAGCGAGATACAGGGGGTTCAAAAAGCCTCTGAGTGTATGAGTATCACGGTGATAGAGGCGGACACTAGAATACATAAGGAATATACTTTGAAGCCTGGGTCTACTCCTCAAACACTTCTTAGTGGGCGTGGAGGAACCGACTTTAACGAAGTCTTCGTAAGAGCTAAAGACTTAAAACCCGACATTATAATTTACGGAACCGACGGTGAGTGCCCTCTCCCCCGAAGAGAGAATAGAGCTCCGTGCCCTGTGGTGTGGGTAGTTACTCCTTCGGGTTCCGTTCCAGGGTCCGCTTGGAGCTCTCGGAGAAAAGACGAAGACTGCTCCTACGGGAGGGTCGTTAGGATAAACACATGAGTATAATATGCCTAAAGATAAAGCGGTATGCTGCCGGACGAAAGTTTCCCTTCGACAGGGTGTATATTTTCCGCAAGGAGGCGACAATCAGGGCTCAAAGCCTAACCCCTATAAACCTCGTGTTGCCTATTAAGGGGGTTGTTAGAAGCCTTCTGGAGAAGCTCCACATTGACGAAACCGTATCAAGAGAGGCGGGTCGAAGAGGTCCGTCCAAAAAGCTTCCCGGTTTCATTATCCTTACCAACGAGAACGAATACAAAAGGCGAGAAAAACGAGGTTCGGCTGGAAGATCCCGCACGGGGGTGGGGAGGTCAATACTCCCACACTTGGAGGGCGGATCTCCAGAGATACAGGCTTTATGCCAGGCCTTAGACGACGGGACCGCTGAGGACTGGAGACTTCTTATCCCCATATTGAACCTATCTAGCAAGGGGGGATCTAACCACTCTAGGCCCTCATACCTAGCAAATGAGAAGTGGACCTGGGGAGGTGCTAAAGAAAACGGAGGTTCCAGGGCGAGGGATATAGATTGGCCCCACAAAGCGATTCTTAAAGGCGCTCCCATAGTACCCGACAGCGCAGAGTTAAAGATACTTGATGATATCATCACTCCGCCCTGCAGGGCTTGTCCTAGATTATTAGAACATATGCACGGAGACTGCCAGCTGGGGGGAGACGTATGTCTCTCTGAGATGTCCTTCAACGCGCCTACACAAATGTACCCTGAGGAAACCATCAAGGAAGCTGGGAGGCTTGTTAGTTGGCACACAGGGGCGTAATTCAGCGATACGCTGAGGAGAGTAGTAATGGCTTACAAAAGCACTGTTATAGAAGAGATTGGTCTAACTAGACCTAACGAGGGCCTTCCCACAGCGATAGATGACTTCACTCTAGCCCTAAATCTGGGGATACGAAATAAAACGCTGTGGTGGCTAATTAGAGGATCCCAAGTACCTGCGGGGCATAGCGGTTCTATGTATGAAGAGCATAGCGTGGCCAAACGGGGAAAGTCTGGGCGGGCGGGTAAGAGGCGACCCATTCATGTTCCGGACGAGAGACTCAAAGCGGTGCAGCGGTCCTTAGACAGGAACTTTGTGAAGAAAATCCCTGTTGGGGACCACGTGGCGGCGTACGAGAAGGGGCGGCGTACCGCCGATGCCGCTCGGAAATGTGCGGGGGCGGGTATACTGCTAACTATGGACCTAAAGAATTTCTTCGGGTCCATAAAACTGAGCCAGGTAAGGAAGATGTTTACAACAGTAGGCTACAACCGACAGGTTTCCAGCCTTATGGCACAACTGTGCTGTTGTACCGACTCCAGGGGAAGACGGTTTATGCCCCAGGGCACGCCCATATCCCCTACGGTCGCGAATCGGGTGGCTGACCTTTTCTTTGACCAGGAAGTACTACGAATCGCGCGGTCGTTGGGGTGGGAGTATATACGGTACTCCGATAATATCTACCTGACCCACCCACAAGTTCTTCCAAGGACAGAAGTTGACCGTTTTAAAGAATCGGTAATCAGTATTATTAAAAAAACCGGGTGGCGGGTACACAAGATTCGTGTAGCGCCTAAATGGCGGAGGCAGGAAGTTCTAGGTCTAGTAGTTAACGAACACGCCAATATAAGGCGTGAAAAGTACAAAGACCTCCGGGCCATCCTTAATAACTGCGAGAAGTACGGTTTCGAGTCTCAGGTCAAGAGAGCCGGAGAAAAGGTAAACTTTAAGATAACCACCACAGAAGCCCTAATATCCCACCTAAGAGGCAAACTTAGCTACGTTGGTCAAGTCCTAGCTCCGGCAAGGAACGAGTGCCTTCAGGCAAGTTTTAAGCGCGCTCTGGATAAGGAAGATACTAGAAAAACACGACTCTGGGAAGAGGAGGACAAGTATGACAACTCTTAATATAACTAAGGCTTCCTCAGTGGTACACATCTGGAGCGGGGTTGGTTGGGACGGCAGACCCGCTTTAAAGAGGGTTACCCTTTCAGGAGTTTACGCTGACGGAGGAGAGACCCTAGACAAGTCCGTGGAAGCGGCCAAGAAACTAAGTATCTTCTTGGGGAAACCACTAGCGGTATACTACAACGGCTTAGTGACCGACGTTATGCCCCGACAGGAGTCTATTAAGGAACTCTCAGAGATACTCTACTCGGTTGTGTCTATGGGAGATGTATACGAATTAAAAAAGTTCACGGACAACTGTACCAGTATGTTGAAGTTTTCGGACAAAGGCTGCACTTCCTGCGACGTCCAGGAAACCTGTTTGCAAGACAACATCCCTAAGTCAGTACTAGACATCTCAGAAATGCTTCTTAATACTACCACTTGGGGCGTCACCGGAAACAACTTGGGGACTGAAGACTGGGACTCTTCTCTGGGAAAACATGCCGGGATGACCCTAGTCAAGTCGTCTATAGCTACTGACGATCTGTTCTGTGAGGAGTACCCGTGCATTACGCTTATCGACTTAAAGGAGCAGTCGATAAAAAAAGCCTACTCGAGAGTGAAGGCCCGGAATGTAAGCGCAGGCAAGAGCAGAGCTTTCGGGAACCGCGAGTGCCGTAACTGTGTTCTGTCGGAGGCTTCTTACGGCCGTAGCTACTGCGAGGATTCTTCCAGCAAGTGGCGGAGACAGCGTTGCTCAGGAGGGGTTTCTCCGCAGGAATTGGAGTCCTTTGTGAAAGCTTCCGTATTAAATCGATGGAAGGTTATCCCCACGTACAAGAACCCAGGAATACATGCCGCGATTCAGCTCATAGGATGTGACGCCACCCTTTCTGCGCTCGGGCCTAGGGGTCACAAGGGCTCTGTTGTCCGAGTTACGCCCAGTGAGCGCAAGGGAGAATACCTGGTGAAGACTGTACGCTCTTGGGGGGCGTACAGAGAGCAGACCTTCACCCTAAAGAGATTCATTGAGGAGCACCCTCACCTAGAGCACCGGTTAAAAAGAGACAAGATCCCCCTGACTAAGGAGCAGTCTCTTATTCTTGCTTGGGTGCTAGGTAGTGGGAAATACACGCGTAATAAGATGTTTTACGGGTCTTGGGAAGAAGACTTTTCATCGATAGATGTGCTCGGTTCTAAGACTCTGTCGGTTAGGCTTACCAACTGGCGTGGGCTTGAGTTTAAAAGCTTAGCGGATCTTCACGTACCAGAGTACCAGGATCTTTGGTCGTTGTTACGGAGACCCACCTCGTGGGATGAGGAGAAAAACTGGTGAAAATTGTAATACCTGAAGAGGTAAAACTTGAGAAGGTACTCCGTTGGGAAAACGGGGTAGTAGACGAAACTAAGAATGTGGCCTACCTCAGGGAACACAGTATCTGGGTGAACCTAAACCCAGGCGTGTCCGTTCTCTTGGGTACTGTGGCACCGCTGGACAGGTACAACGGGCGTGATAGAAGGTTTGCAATGGCGGTAGCGCCTCCTGGGATGTCCTCTAGAAAGGCAAAATCCGAGGCGGCTAAACTCCTGGGGGGAGATTCAAAACCCGCGCTGCTTCTAACAGGGGATCACAGGTGCTCCCTGCTAGCGGGTAGGAACACTGTTCTCCCGGCCCTAGCATGGACTAACTCTCTAGACTCCGAGGATTGTTCTGCCTCTAGCGAACTCCAGAGTGTTGTAAACTTTTGGGGTTCGGTCAATAAATCCGCAGGAAAAAATGAGAGGAGGCGTACAGTACGAGAGGAGACTAAGGAATCGTTAGACCCCTCAAAAGTAGCTCGAGCTTGTTTAAAAGCAATATACGATCTTCGAGTTGCTACCACATCCGTCACACACCTGAGAGTCCGCGTGGAGTTCCCCAACGAGAACACTTCCGAAGAAATTCTCTCCGAGCGGCTTTGGCATATTATGTCAGGGAGCACGCGTGTTGGGTCATACCTAATAGACCTCGCACACATCTCACCCACCACAAATGACCCCCTCTACGGCAAAAGGGTTACGGAACTTCCGGAGGTTAGAGAAGTCGCTACTAGATACTTAGAATTAGTTTCTCAGTGGCAGTATGATGTCCACTGGAATCTTCTTCTTAAAGAGAACGAGACGTACTCGGACACCCTAGAGTGGGACCCCTCTGTTACCGGCAGGAAAGGGTATAGAACGAAGGTTATGAGGGACGGGAGGAAGCAAGTCGAGGCTTTCCGAAACTTATCTCTACAGAGGTACATAGAGCTGACTCAATTTGATGTTGCCTTCACAGCGCTTGCAATATCAATGTTAATACCCGGTAAAGACAACACGGAGCAACTGGAGGCGTGTTTTCGCCAGGCGGGAGTACTGGATATGGGAGACCTTTTTAAGGCGGGAACTTCCAGGGAGACCAACTTGCGTATACTAGAAAGTCTAGGGGGGCCTAACCTATCTAAGCTAGACTCCGTGATATCTAAACTGTGTAGCGTAACAACATCCCCCAGGATTAGAGAGGGGCTGCGGGTCGTGAAGGACTTTCTAGACGAACAAAGGGGTCGTGATAAGGAGTCTGCCTGGGTACACAACGTCACAAACACCTCAGACTCCGGTCTGAAACTCAGGCACATAAGAAAAGCGTTGGAAGACGGGTTTCTCGAATCGGTACTAGAAAGAGACCCCGAAACTTCTGAGAGTATAGCACTGTTCCTGGCAACAAACGTAGAGGTTGACGGATGCCGGAGATCCGCCGAGATACTGTCCTCTCAAGAGAACCTCTTTGAGAGGGCTGTTAATCAGTAACACAGAGGGGCCTTAAGGGGCCTCTCTTTTTTTAGGTCCTATAGAGAGGATATGTCTAGGGTGGGGCAGTAAGCAATTAACTCCGCGGTTGCTTCCGTCTCTACTCTTTGGGCTTTTGTGAGCTCTGCGTCCTTAGCCTGTACCAGGGCCTTGGAAGTCTCCGCAGTGCCCCAGGCGGTCTCGGAGGCCTGCTTAGAAGTAGTGCACTCCGTTTCGCTAGCCTGCTTTTTCGAGCCTACAGAGACGAATGTTTCGCTTACAAACTTAGTGTAGGCCGCTCGAGTTTCGGCTGCGGCTTGGGCAGTAGACCCGTAGTCTGAGAAATTGAACGCCCCCAGTATAGAGTATACTTTAAAGTGAGGGGATACGTTATTAGGAATTCCGTCTAGGGCGGGAGCGACTTCGAGTCCCGGGGCCGCTGTCCCTACGATGGTTCTAATCTGAACGCTGCCCGAAGCACTTACCTCTATAAGGTCCCCCAGAGTAACTCCACTATTAGCAGGTAAGGAGTAGGTTACGCTTGTAGCGCTGGACCAACTGGGATCAACCAGGTTGGGATCCGAGGCTTTAGCCTCCTGAGAGGAGAACTTAAAGACTCTACTTCTGCTGGCGTTTGCGGCAGCCTTCTCTAAGGCCAGAGTAGCGGCGCTCAACTGATTAACCAGCGGGGTCAGCTGCGTGTGTATATCAACAAACTGAGAACTGTAATCACAGTGTATAGCGCTCTTTTGAGCCTCGCACTCAAAGGAAAGTAGGTTACTATCATAATCGCTCTGCACTATTGCGACGTCAGAGTCCACCGCGGCTCGAGAATCTCTAGCCTTAGTGTAAGAATCTATGAGCCCCTGCTTAACCGACAGGATAGTAGCGCCCATCGGAAGAGAAAACTCGGAGGGAAAATTAGATCCCGGCAAGGTGGGAGTAAGGAAGTCACGCACCGCCGTAGTATACACGTCCACTAGGTTGTTAACCCTGTCTCTTAAAACAGGGATGGCGGCTATAGCTGTGTCCAAATCAACAAACCGTAGCGTAGTATTAGCGGTTCTATACTCAGTCTGGCCCCTAGAAACAGAGAAGTCTCTGAATGTTGGAACAAGGTCCATATCTGCAATTGTAGCAACCCGGGCAAAGGAGTCTTCTGAGGAAGTGGTCCCTATGGTCATTATGAAAACGTGACTGTCCATAGGTCTATCAGAACTTACGGGAGTAGCCCCAGGCTCCGCGGATACCTCTATGTTGTAGTAGGGCTGACCGTTTATCGTTGCGGCATACCGCCGCTGCTTAAGGACGATCTCACTCTTAGTGACACTAGACATCTTGTATTATCTCCGGACCAGAGACCTCGGGAGGGAGGACCATGTTTATAGTTAAGTTTGCTATCAGGGCACTGGGAACGTCTGTCACAGAGACGACAACCTTGGCGGTTCCGGAAACTACCACAGGTCCCATAACAAACCTCCCTGTAGAAGAATCTATTGAGCTCTGATAATTATTATCAGACACGCCCAGTTCGGACTGTATCCCATAGGAGTATTGACCTGACCCGCCCCAGGCAACGAGGTGTATCACATCCCCCGGGTAGGCCTGATACAGCGTGCCGTTCCTTAGCGGAGGATCTCCCCGAACGCCCAAGGAAACGCTAGAAACAGCTAGAGACTCTTCGACCTGAACCAGAGCTAGTAGCCCAGCCTTAATTTCTAGGTACCTGGAGTTAGCCGAGTCCCAAGTAGAGTGGTGCTCCTCGAAACTGCGTGACAAAAACTCATGGTAGCCAAAGGAGGCTATGGTTAGAGGGCCTGACCCAATCCTTGGAAAGGGGTGAGACAGAGCAGGGTCACTGGAAGCCGTATCCGGGAGCTGTTCCTCAGCCGCAACTCGAAGGAACTTTGACTCCGACCAATAGACCGAGGCGTACTCCTGAACGGAATTCTGAGACTGTCCCGTAAGAACATAATCAGAATCTGTTCCCGTGAAACCGGTCCTCGGCCCAAAGAACCTCTTGTTTAAGAAGACCCTATCCGGAGCGCCGGAGGTCCCTGAGGCTTGAACAGACAACTTCCAACCCATCTCAAGAGGGGCAGAGGCGTCAAAGAAGATGCTCTTTGTCAGGGTTATCTGCGACATGAGGCTAAGCTCCCGATACGAGGTTGAGGTCAAAAACTCCGACGAAGCTTGTCTGAGCAGTAGAGTACTCGTCAAGGAGTCGCTTAACGGAGGTCTGAATGCTCTCCCTAGCCTTGGAAGCTGTATCTATATCTGTAAATTCAAGAGTAGCTGTGCTAACCCTATAAAAGCCAAGGGACTCGTCCTTAATACTGGGGAAAGTCTGGATATCGTAGGGGGTAGCTATTCTGTCATACGTGTCCCCAGCACCGGCTAAGCCTACTTTTAATACAAATATCTCACCTGGGATGTCCACAGGGTTAGTGACCGTTGCAACCATACGGGCTGCTCCCAAATCCTGATTTGAGCACACGAGGCGCAAACTTAATGATGCCATTTCAAACCACCGTCCTAGGTATAGATGCAAGTGCCAGGTCTACGGGGATAGTACTGCTATCCCCCGATAGGATTACTATAGAGCAGGTTATTAAACCAGGAAACTTAAAAGAAGGAGAAAGACTAGCATTTATTGAGGAAGCCGTCCTAAAAACCCTAGAAGGTAAGAAAATAGATCTGGCAGCCATGGAAGGACCCTCCTACAGGTCTATAAACAAACCCTTCACCTTGGGCGAGGTATACGGTACTTTCAAGCTGGTTCTTTTCAAAAAGAAGATTCCAGTGATTATAGTCCCACCGAAGACTCTGAAAAAGTATGCGGTTGGGGTCGGAACCGCAAAGAAAGAATTAATGATGAAGGCTGCTCAGGAGCAAGGGTGTCGGACAAACCAAGAAGATATCTCGGACGCCTGGCACCTAGCAAGGCTGGGTCAGGATGTCCTAGAGGGTTCATCCCTGGTTAGACGCAGGGCTTCTGAGGAAGTTGTTCAGAAGATGAGGAAAGAACTTTGCCCTTAGTAGTAGCAACATTAATATCCGGATTAGAACCTACAAGAGCGGCTCCGGATTCGACCACCGCCGCTAACATCTGGACACTGGCTCTAGTGCGGTACCTTAGCGCGGCTACTCCCCCGCTAAACCCTGCTATCCTAGACCCTGCTATAAGAGGTCCCCTCTCTGCTAGTATGGCAGTACCTAACCCAAGTCCAGACACCTTCTGTAGGGCGCTAGACGCGGGCCTAGTGGCGGCACTAACCCAGGCGATACCTCTAGCGCTACCGGGCGTTACCCCTGTGGTGCCCCTGGGTCTTCTACCACAGATACTAATGCCCCTATTTGCTGCTGGTTTTGGTGCTATAGACCAATCTCAGGTTCTAAACCAAGTTGCTATAGCCATAGACATGTGGGCTAAGGGAATTACTCCTGCTATGCCCGCGGGGGTTCACTATCTCGTGCCCGGAGCTCCCCCAGTACCTACCCCACTCGCCTAGTCAGATACGCTTCCCGCTACATATCCTACTATAAACGCGGAGGATACTCCTGTTATAACCCAAGGAAGCATACCGCCGGTAATAGACCAGTACTCGGCATCCTGCCTAAGACGCTCCGAACTATCCGAGACCTTAATCTGGTCCTCAAGCGCTTTTTTGGACTTTTTAAGTGCGGTAGTTAGCAGAATCATAGACGCGTAATACGCGTTTAGAGCCCCTACCTGATCCATCAGCAGGGGTTGGACTAGGTTAAGCTTATCACGAGCCCCCATACATCGGGCCTCGTAGATCTTTAATTTTTTAGCCGACTCCAGGTCATAACAGGCGTGCTCGCCTCTCTGAGTCCAGTTGGGCAAAGATAGGGGTAGGTTCTGAAGAAGATCCTCGGGCACAGACCACTTAGGCTTACTAAAGGTCCTCGAGGTCGTCAAAAGAACGAGCAGAATTAATACGATTCTCAGTGTTTTCAATCTTTTTGTCCAAGTAGGCTATCTTCTTGCCAATGACTTTGGCAGCGTTTCTATTTAGGCGAATAGCATCTAGTATCCGAGCCTGCTCGTCGGTGGTCTTACTGACAAAGTCCACCACCAAGAGCGCTTCAGATTTTTTAATTAGGTACTCTTTCCGGTGAACCAATTTTTTTCGTGTTCGGGACACCAACCAAATGACGATGGAAACAGCGACCCCTAGCAGGAACATCTTTACGGGGGAGGTCCTAGACGCTTCCAGCTTATCCGTGAGTTTATCTAGGATGGGAGGAGTCACTTAGGGATACCCTAACTGGCAAGGTTAGCCATAGCGTTGTAAGTGATATCTAGAGCAATAGACCCCGTGGAGTTAACATTAAAAGATCCGTGCCTGAGAACTACTCGAGTTATTCTTTTGTTTGATATATCAACAACCGCTTGATTATGAGTCATGGTTGTCATGCCTATCTCTGTGCGGCCGGGTACAAGGGGGTCTATGGTACCAACAAGCCCTTCTATAAGGGGCGAAGCTCCCAGGTCGGTGGACACCACATCAACCAGGACCTGTATAGGACCAAGTGTATTGTCTGTGAAGATACTAAACACATCCACAGCCAAGGTCTTTACCCTTGCGTAGTTGTTAAGGTCGTCCACCGTAGGGCTAACCGCTGCATCATTAGATCCGTACCCGAACAAGTGCTTCTCGGTTAACACCTCGTCTCCTCCCGCGGAGGCTAAGTCAGAGGTGGTGTACACCACACGAGTGGTTATGTCTCTCGTAGAGAGAACCGTAAGTATCTTCTCCAAAACCCCCGTTAAAGGCCCTGCGGGGATGCTTATATTTGATATGTTTGAGCTCAACGCAGGGGCGTGTATCAGGTCTGTTCCCGCGAAACCCTCTGCGGTGCCTGCAAACTGCTCTACAGGACATACGGGAAGGCTGAAAGCACTCAGCGGAGTGTTTGCAGGCATGGGACTCGTAGCCTGAGGTTTTTTCAAAACCCCTGACTTAGTCCCAAAAATAAACTTCTCTCCGGAGACTAAAGTTACCAGGGGTATGACCACCTTATCAGTAAGGTCCATTGGTGCAGGAGTAACCTTCGTGAAAAGGTGGGATGCATCTGCCGCTTCTACCAGATTTCCGTTAGCTAAATTAATCGTATAAAAGGTAAGGGACACACTGTTGAGCGGGTTGCCGTAACAGTTTCCTCGGGTACCGGAGGTTCCAGCTAACACTATCTCGGAATTGTTAGCCTTAACGACCTTAAGATAGTCCTTATGAACTACTTGATTAGCGTCTACGTTCTTTCCGCCTCGAAACCCCTGCGCATACCAGAAGGATGTCTGGGGTTGGCCTTGTGCGGGGGTTACTGACTCTATAACTGCGTAAAGATCCTGAAAATTAGATGCTGCTCTATCCAAAACAGGGTAGTAACCATCTGCGCCGACCGCGTCAAACAACTGTACTCCCGTGCCTCCAGGGCCATTTCTTTCGATAAAGTCGTCCTGTGCGGAAGAATCAATAAGCACCCTATTGTACGCGGGAAGCTTATATAAATGGTCCTCCGTTAAGTGTAGGCCCTCTCCCCTTCTAAAAGTGCTGTACTCGGTACTAAACTCAGACTTGTCTAAGACGATGCAAGTCGAGGGGTCCTTGTAGGGGTGACCAAACCCGGTAACATTCGCAACCGCTGCCGAGGGAGAGATCTGTGCCAACCAGTTTTCCTTGTTGTACACGTTGCCCGTACTAGGATCCGTATACGCCTCATTGTAGTGTCCCATTAGAGTCGCACTACTAACTGTTAGCTCAAACTCCCCGGCCTTGCCTACTACCTTTAAGTCTTCCGTGAGTGTTAGTCGGTGATGGTGGCCGCGATCTGGGATAGCCGTTAGGGTGGAATCCTGGGCGCTTTCTATAGCGGCCGTTCCGGACCCCGTTGACAAAACATAGTCAGAGAACACGATGTCTGTAGCCTCGTTAAGATTAACAGACCTCTTTGCCTCATCTGAGCGGGTCTCTAAATCCTGGGTAGGCCTTTTCAAAACGGTTTCGTTAACTGCTTCGCCATTTTGAACGTGACGGACACCTGTACTACTATATTTTACCGACATACGATTCTCTCTACGTAAAATAAATCGTCCAAGAATACTCTAGGACGACTTGCTCTGTTTTTGTTACTGCCGGATGAACCTGGCGGGCGAAAAGTTTACTACCTGCAGGCGATATATCAGGCGTGGCGCTATAGGCAGCACTTCCCTTTGTAAGTAGACCTACTTCGTTTATAGGGGCCGCTACATTTCCCGTGTTAGCGTCAACCTGGGCCACGCAACGAATCGAGCTAGCGGTTGGGTAGAGGATAGTAGGTACTACAACGGACGCTACAGGCGTCACTAAGGCTTGTTGCTGCCGAACAGCGGGGGTGGCCCCTCCGGTTCCTATCTGTAGGTACCTTAGCGCATTGTTGGTGGGCGAGAAATCAGAAGCAACATTCTGTGTTATCCCCCAACCCTCGAATAATGGATGGTCATTACTAGAACCAACGCCCATCTGAGGACTAGTCGCCTGCACAAGAAGGTCCTTTATGACTAGAGGTGCCATGTAGGTTATGGCGTTCTTATCTTCGTACCTGTGTAGGCAGGTGCCGTTTTTGTCCAAGACTCGGAGAAGTACCTCGCCTCGGAGAAACCCAAATGAATCGTTCACTATCATAAATTGACCTCTAAGCCCCGCAATCTAAACATAGGGTAGCCACAAGAAAGGTATACCCTACCCCGGCTGTAAGCAAAACAATAGTAAGAATTGCTTAGGAGAAAACCTGTATAGTTATGTCGTGGTAAACGGGATTCCCAGGAGTTGCCTCCGCGGGACTAGCCGCCACACCCACCTTTACTCTTATAGTCAAGGTACCTACGTCTCCCACAGCAGAACTTCCCTGTAGTTCTACTTTACGATGAGACCCTCGACTAAAGTCAGTTCTGTACTTGTAGGGTGAACTGTTGAGTTGTTCTTAGTCCAGCAGAATCGGACACGATAAGAGCTACGTCCCACCCGCCCAAGGAGTCGTTACCCGTGGGGGTTCCTTGCAGAGTAGCCGTCCTATTTCCGTTATCTGTAAGCGTTAACCAAGGCGGTAGGAACCCTGGAAGTACTCTGAGAGAGTCGGTTCCGTTGATATCTGAACACACAACGTTGTAAGTCCAAACCTGGCCCAGAACCGCGATTAGGGTGGCGGGGATTGACGAAAAAGAAGGTTTCTCGTTAACAGATACCGTAAACTGTTGGGTGGCTATGTTAGCCAACTGGTCTGAAGCAGACAATGTTACCGAGAAATCTCCTCCTGCCGGGGGGACTCCACTCAACAGGGCGGTGCCATCGCTGTTATCTACTAGGGTTAACCAACCCGGAAGGTTGCTAGTCGTTATTGTTACGGAGTCTACGACAGCGCTTCCAAGTCGGAGTATACCGAAGTCTCTTACCGAGTGAACGTTGGGGTCAAATACGGCCACGTCATAGATAAACTCTACGTCTACGGATGCTCTTACTACCGGGTCGGTTAGAAACACGGGGCTCTGGTCCTCCAGTATAACTCTAAGCTCAATAGTCTCATCGGTAATGAGCATGTGCCTAGTATCGTCAACAATGGGAACCACCGTAAGCGATCCGATGGGGTCTGCCTGGTTTCCTGTTCCCTCGTACCAGGGGTCATTGGGGTCTATGCTCTGAAAAAGCGTAGCCTCCCCAGGGAGGGTCTGAGTGGTTGACACGTGAGCTTGGTTCCCATCTAGGGGAGATCTTTCAAGCATCAGCTTTGTCTTAAGGGCCTCGGGGAAACCGTGAGGGACGTAGGTACTCACATCGCCTCCTCCAAGGGCGTCCCAGCTAGCTCGGTGCGTCTCGTGGAAGCCTACTATGGGGTCCTGTCCGCCGATTATAGCTCCCGGGGTAGTGCCTATTCCTCCGATTACGCGCGTATTCGTCCGGACAGGGTCCGCTCCGTTAGGGAAGACTGGGTAGAAAGAGTCTACTCCGTTTGAAGCTAATACCCGGAACTTAAAGGTCTGGTTATTCCAGCCTTGAGCTACTAAGGACATTTCCTCAGAGGATCCGGGCTCATTATCCAACTTTATAAGTGCTGAGTAGGAGTCTATGGGGTTTCCAGAGGTGTCAACCTCACGGTAACTGCTGACCCAATCCACCCCAACCACGTAGTCTTGCCCTGTGGAGGCCTGAACACCGTTGCTGTCCAAACCAGAAAACAAGTGCTGTGTGGCTTGAAACTCAACCTGAATGGAGTCTTCTTCCGCGGGTATTCCGTTAAAAGAAAAATCTAGCCCTAGTAAGTTAGCCTCCCCGACCCCGCCTACGGGTGTTATCTTGTCTGTAACAAGTAGGTACTCTCGCTTACGCTCTCCGATTAGGTACTGATTCTCCATACCCGTAATCTGAAGGGGGAACCCCTCGTCAACAGACATCTTATTTACATCAAAGTCTGCCCGCTGGTGCGGGTGGTCAAGAATAACGATACGTCTATACAAGTTACGGGGGCCGTATAGGGGATCTGCCCCTGCGGGAGGATCGTCCTGGGGAGAGCGCATTCTATCAACCAAAGTAGAGCCCGGCTCAACATACGGGTAGGCTCCCGCGGGCCTTGAAGAAAGTATTAAATCTAGGTAAAAGGCTCGGTCCCTCTCAAACTGCTGAGTATTAGCATCCCAAGACACAGTAAACGTGTTGTGCTTTAGATACCTATCCATTACCTGCCAAGCGATGCCGTGATGGACTCCCGGGTGGTACCTTAAGTACGCGGAGTATAGGTTGTCGCCTACCACAGACTGAGCACTGTTGTTGTTACCGTAGATGCTAAACTTAGCCACTATCTCTAGAGAGGAATTTGACACTTTGTCCTGACGGATTACGTCTACCTCACGAGTCTTTATTGGGTCCTCCTCGGAGGCTAAGAGAACGCGCTTACTGCTGGGGTCCCCTTGAACAAAGTCTGAAGAAAAGGAGTCACTAAGCACCGAGAAGTTCTGGATGACTAGCTGGGTTCCCGACTCCATAACAACCTCGGTGGAGGCTACTAGTTCCCCACCTACCCACAGACGAACAAGATCTCCAACAGCACAAGCAAGGAACATGCCCGCGGGGTCACCTTGCCCTGCTGGCGAGAGGGAGAGGCACTGAGAAAGCTCTTCGTCTTTACCGACTATCTTTCCGATATCTCCCACGGATACAAGTCCCGAATCGGATCCAATAAAGTTCTCGAACACTTCTGAAGTAACGGCTCTTCTCAGAAAAGGGAGTGTTGTAAGGTTGTGTGGGATAGTTGTGGTGTGCCACCAGTCGGGAGTTTCAACGTGGTCTGTTACAACAAAAGCGTCAGACAGGGTTGAGTACGCGGGTAGCGTTAGCGGGACCGCCGTATTGGGTAGCCAAACCCCGCTCCCAAAGAATGCGCCGGGTATGGGGGTACTGTCAGCCTCCTGAACAGAGTAACTCCTGGCGGGCCCGCCATTCTTCACTAGATACCCTGCGGGTCTAGCGTCTGAAGCAGCTACAAGGAGGTAGGTGTCTGTGGCCCAGATTACTGAGGAGACTGATTCCTGAGGGTCTTGGGGTACTAGCACGTTACCGGGTTCGACCCCCAGAAAGTCAATGAAACCTCCTGCGTTGACTACTTCCCCCGAAGTAATAATCCGGACTAGTCCTGCTCGAGTTTCTCCATTAAACTTGGGGGCGGCAAGAATCACGTCGGATCGAACCTTGGTATACTTAGAAAACTCGTAGTAGTTTAGATCTGTTGTCACCTTGGGAATCAGGGGGTCCCTTAGATCTACTTCTACAATAGTTTCTTCCTCATCCCGGACCACAGGGATCCCAGATACCACGGAGAGTGCTCCCTCAATATTTTCTAGGGAGGGTCCTCGTAGGTAAAGATTCCATATGCCCTTAACAAAAGACCGGTATTCCTCTGTTGAGGGAGTCTCGGATAGGCTTACCGAATGCCCGTACATGTAGTACAGAGAGTAGAAATCCTTCTGAGGGTCTGGTGCCCAGGCAGATAAGACCCTGGATTCCTTAGAACGACTAGTAACAGTCCCGGTAGTCCTAGGCTGGCCCGCCACAGTAGCCGATAACTTATTGTCATAACTCGGCCTATCTGAGAAGCTTCCGACAGAGTAGGAAGCCAAGTCCCCTACACGGATGAACGGCGTCCTAGAACTAACCTCTAGATAATTTGTGGAGATCGACTCCACTTTATGGAGAGTTCTTACTCCATCGAAACTTTCCGCCAAGACGACGTCGCCAACAGCTACCCCTAAACCATTGACCGAAAAGTCAACGGTAGTGTCTGTTAATCGGACATTATACTCTCCCATGAAGGTTCTCGTAGCGAATCTTCGGTAAAGATTACTCTCATTTTCAGAGTAGTCCCTAAAAGGGTCATCCTTAAGGGCGAGAAAATATCCTTCTTCAGGGACAAAGGGGCTCGAGAGGCGCAGCTCCTCAAACCTACGAGGGTCATCCCTAATTATATCAAAATCAAAGCCCACCTCTAAAGCGGCCGTAGGGTCTAGAACCTTATTGTGTATAAGTGATAAGTCTCGAATATCGAAAGGTAGTTGGACCAGGTACCGGGTTTCGCCCGGGACACTGCTCACGCACTCATACACGTCAGATTCAAATATAAAAAGGGGTTCCCAAGGGACTGTCTCCGTAAGAGGAACTGTGTCGAAAGACTGTGTCAATACAGTCCCTACCAACTCCTTGTACGCTCCGGCGACCATCTCGAGCGTGCCCTCGTGAAGGGCTTCAATGATATCTGTGTCCGCGAAGTATCTAGTCCAGAAATCGGAGATACCCGAGAGAAGAACCTTGCGTAAAGACATCTAAATCTCCTCGAAGGTAACTAGGTTCTCGAAAGTAATAGGGCGTACAGTCCTGTCACTGACCTGTTGAGGTATCCTAGTTGTTGAGGGGTACGTGTTCGGAGAGACGAGAAGGGCAGGGTTCGTAACAGAGATTACGTCGTTGGTCTTGAAGGCGGAAACTTTACCGTCGGGTCCCTCTAAGTGGTACCTAACCTCCGTAGGAAGACCTACTCCGTTAACATACGAGGAAAACGTTGTAAGAAAATGCTGGATAATATCCCCTACCCTTAAGGCTCTCTCTCGAGGGAAAGTGTTTACGAAAGTAGCTAGACTTGAGACCGCAAGAGCCACCGGGAAATCTCCAAGAGCGTCCGGCGATGCATAGTACTTAATGTGCATAGAAACTGTGAGGGGGTAAAACCCATAGGACCTAACGTTGCTTGAAACGGTTCTTCTCTGCCGATCCTGGAGAACGGAATCCGCCGAGGACAGGCCGGACAAACCCTGGTACTCAATTCTAAGCATTCTATCGAAACCCAAGGAGGGAACGTTTATACGGAACCCTTCTTCGGCGGTAAAGGCCGTTAGGGGTTCGGTGTAAGATACTGAATACTCACCCTCTACCAAAACAGGTTCCGTTTGGTCAGCCACCAACGTGTAATCCTCGTAGGTTGAACTCAGGTCTCCCGTTACTTTCTTGTAGACAACCTGGTTCGTGGAGGCATCCGTGTAACTAAAGAAAGACACCCTCTCGAGAGTAGAGACTACCTCAACCCCTAGGTCATCGGTGTGAGTGCTCCTAACAGACCTCAGCCTCATAAAAGGAAAATCAGACACTTTTGAGGCGTCTACCACCAAAGAGGTTAGTCCCGATAGTACTATAGAGCTTGCTTGAGGGTATATAGCTATTGGTGCCAAGGGCAGGTGAGCGTACACATTTACATGTCCTAAAACATGTATCGAAAAGCCCGATGAGACATCCGTTATATAGTCCCGGTACATCTCCGTATCTCCGGACCCAACTACGACTACCTCCTGAACGTCAGGAACCTCGTCCCTAAGAACGGTGTCAATAGCGCGAGCACTAACCGTTCCCCTAGAAGTTACAGCCGTTTTTGCTCGCGCAATTAGCTCCGCGTTAGTTTCATCCGCACTCGATACTGTCAAGGCACTTGTTGCTTCAACAGAGGTTATCAGCCCATCTCCAAAGGAGGAAAATGACTCGAATACCCCGGAAGCGGACTCCCCGGCGACTCCCGGGAGCTCTGCTATAACAGGTATTAAGAAATGGTAGCTGGAGGGTTCCTCGCCTCCAGTATACACTGGGGTCATATCCTGCCTAGAGAAAACCATGTCCTGTTCAGAATTAAGAAAATAAGAGATTCCGTTGGTGTAAATGAACTCCGCACTCTCGGGGACTACGACGGAAACCCCCTGAGTTATCGTTGCGGATACGTGGACCGTTAGTGTGCCCATAGCGTTTGAACCGGTCTTCCTGGTTAAAAACCAGTTCGACGCAATTTCGTCAACCACCTCATCCGAAGCTATGTCAGATAGAGACTCTAGTTTGAGAAGAGATTGCCGTGACCTAACCTCAGTTACTTCCGACTTTATAAGTGCGTATACAGCGGCGAACGCTCGAACAACTATATCGTGGAGATGAGTCCCTTCCCGGAAGTTTGCCTCGGGCAGCTTATCCATAAGAAAAGACTGGATTAGGAGCTCTGCTTTTTTGACTTCTTCTATGTCTATATCAATATTAGCCACACTAAACTCCTACGGTACTTAGTACCTGTTCTCCAGATAAACTCACAATAAGAATCCTAACAACTAAGCTATCCGGAGTGGGCGTTTCGATAGATACGACCTCCAACCTAGCTAGGAGCTCAGAATCTGGTATGGCCTTTCCCACCTGACTTCGCTTTATAGATTCAGACACAGATATAATAGACCTAGCCACGTCCGACCTAATAGAATTCTTATCAAAAAGTTGTCCTGATAGCGTTGCGAGAATCGAACCCTGGTTAGGCTTGGTTAAACTAGAGCCCTTACGAGTCAGTAATTCCCGCATAACTCTGCCCGCTAACACCTGAATCCCTGAAGAGGACAGCAACAAAGGATTATCACCCTCACCCAGTATAAAGGAAGGGTCCTTCCCTGAGCCGTCTGTGTATACAAGAATATCGACCTTAACCACGCTAGTCCCCCTCTACCGCCCCGGTATCGAAATTAACCGTGGGCATCGAGTCCCTCCCGTCTTCAGGAGCATTCTCCTCGGAAAGGTTTCCAAGAGAGGCTTTATAAGAATCTGAAGCGTGAGCCCACACAAGGCGTCTACGTACATCTTCCTTCTCCGCACTCTCTTCTGCGTGTGCCCACTCTTCTTCACGCGTAACGTTCCTGAGCACGAGAGCTCTCCTAACAGAGGCTATGGAAGCGTACATTTTCTTCATATGTATAGCCTCCTCAATACTTTCTGAGGACACGGCTGTCCGTACCATCCCCTCAAGCAAGTCTATAGCCCTAAATAAAGCTTTAAGGTCTTCTTTATACAAAGAGTAGTGTCTATCCGAGTTGTAATGTAACATTACTTTGGCATAATGAGCGTTTATTACATCCACCGCATTATTAAACGCCAGCAACCCGTCCGACTGTACTGCAGACGCCACCTAAGACCCCCCCAAGCCGGACACAGACTCTATTGCTTTTCTTATTCTTCTCTTGCTGTGGGATATCTGGCCCTGGGAGAGTCCCGTTAAACTGGTTAGGTCCTTGGCGGGGAGTATGGTAGCCCCTCCGTAACCTGTTGAGTGTTCTAGCACCAATTTGTCCACATCGGGCAAATCATGGTAAACGTAGGCTAGTACGCCTCCGGTCCTGTCAACCGAGTCGAAAGCTGCCGGTGTTGGTTGGCTAGTAGAAAACTCACTCCGCAATTCAGACCGGAATCGGGAAACTTCCGCAAGACTCCACCGCAGATCTCGAGACATCTCCTGAGCAGTGGGCTGTCGGCCTAGGGTGTCTAGGAGGCGCTCCTCAGAGTCAGTAAAAGTTTTAAACTTTATCTGCCTATGCTCTGGCATTCGAGCTGGATTTACATAGGTGTAGGGGTCTCTGGAGAGCCCCTTGAGATTGTTTGTTACGTGCGTATTTAGGGCGGACTTGTTTGGGTCAAACGTCTCGAAGGCCTGGATAGCGAGCTTCTTAGCGTTTACGTTTAGAACCGGGGAAGATACCGACCCACCGGACCACCTGTTAACCTCTTTCTGGAGTATAGGGTTAACCTGGCCTAGAAGGGCTGATAAGTTTTCCCTTGAGGGATCACTTCTCCATGTACTCCACATGAGGGCATCTTTTTTCTTTATGTCATTCATTTCCTACTCCAAGGGAGGGGCCAGGGTGCCTGGTTCTCCGTCACCGTCTACTATTCTTAGGTACGCTAAAAGCAAACGCTGCCAGTCCCTCCTAGAGTCCGGAAGGTCCTGAAAAAGTGCCTTTTGACCTACAGCAACCTCTGAAAATAACAAGTCCAAGGAATCTTCTGAAACGACAGTCAAGACTAGCGGTTCCTTATCTGGGTTGCTTGGGTCCGCTATAGCATCTGAAATCTTACTCCCCGGCTCAACACCGGGCCCCCCAACAAACTGTCTGATAATGTCGTAGTAGAGAGGCTCCAGCCCGTCCTCTTTACGGACTCTGACTCGAATACCTCGCCCTCGCCCTATCGGGTCAGCATTGGAGTCGCCCCGGCCAGCTACGCCGTATAGATCTATGTACTGCTCTAATGAGCAAACAGGACGTGCTACAAACCGAAATGCGTACTCAGCGCTACTAAACAAAAGGGTGGACCTGCTTAGTGGGGCTACTGAAGTGTGAAGCATAAGTCCCATGTGTGGGGGGTTATACGTAGCGGAAGGTAAGTCAATTTCTGTTCCTGCATCGGGTCGGTTAACGATCCTATCGTTATCAGGACCCGCTTCGGTGTCCCAGCCCAACCACTGTCGGTAATCAAAAACCCCGACGCCTGCCCTAGTTTCGTCGTGGTTGTTGGCACTATAGTCAAGAATGTCGGAATCCGAATCATTGTCATTCAAGGAATCTTGGTAGAATAGCTGAGTATAGTAAGCATTGGCTTGGGGAATGTACTGGAGGAGATCTCTTTCCTCAGAAATAGGACTCATAGGGGACATGTCTAGACCCGGCCCATCAGCGTACATCTGCGTGAACATCTCCTCAAAAGTTCTTCCGTGTGTGAAACTAACTGAGGTCCCGAACCCGTCTGCAGAAAGGGAGTGTTGCACTTCGGCAACGCGTCCCAACATATGAACACCCTTGTCAGAACTATCAAAGACCGCTAGGGGGTGGTTGCAGAGTATGTAAGGGTTAAAGAGCATCTCCACCCTACCGTTTCTCCCAACATACTTGGAGTTATAGTACTCCTGCGCAGCCAGCAGGAAGTAAAGGGCCTGCATGGAGTGTCCCCTTTTATTGGCTCTCTCGATAGCTTTTAAGGAGAAGGCCATTGTTTCTGCGTATACGGGGTTGTTGGAAGTCCTAGTTCCTCCCTGAATAGCAGGCGTGTCTTCCCTTTTAAACTCTCCCCTACCAAAACGAGCAGAGTTAGCCACACTTTGAATACTGGAGAGCATTAGAGGAGCGTCTTTTAGCGCGGGCATCGGTCCTCGGTAGTACTCCTCCGGGAACACGAGGAGCTCTAGATCGTTGACTCCTGAACTAGCGTCTTGGACGTGCCGCTCTACTACTGCAGGGAAACCTACCCTAGCGGAATCGTAAGAGTAGCCGGGCAGACTAGATCCTAAACTAAGCTTTTTTAGCTCACCCTTCCTATTATAATACACTCGAGTAGGGTGGCCCGTATAGTTTTCCCCAATAGAGTATGCTGTCCACATAGAGGGGAACACGACATTGCAGCTCGGAGGTAGGGAAAAGGGTGAGATAGGCTTAGTAAGGTACGTCCCCAAACTCAGTCTTTCCTTGGCTTTAGCCAGGTCAAACGCCCACTTTACGTAGCCGTTTTCAGTCTGGTCGAACTGGGAAGAGGCACCTGTATCGGGGTTCTTTGAAGCTCTTTTGTAGAAGGAACTCTTCGGGAGACCATACTTATCTAGCGCCAAAGCTGGCGGGGAAGAAACCTCCGACACCTCGTAGAATAAAGACCCAAATATCCCCGCGATTAGATTGAAGGTAGTTGCCTGAGGCCCGTACTTTATTCCGGAATGTTTCGCCAGAGCTCTAAAAACTTTTCTAGACTTGCTGGCGTTTAGTATGGGGAAAACCCCGCCTCCCATTTTGCCCGATAGAGGGTCTTTAGCCCGGGGTCTTCCCTCAAGGTAGGGCGAGGCCATCCATTTCTCCAGGAATCTCGTCAGTCTCATGTACCTAGAGAAAAACCCAGTCTGTGCTACAGACTTGCTCAGAAAACCGCGGCGTGACACGTTTTTCTTAGCCTGAAGCGTAAGGAGTCTCTCCTCAAGCTGCTCAAGGGACTTGCCCGAAGGGGCGAAGTTCCCAATTAGATTCTTAGACTTATAAAAGGAAAGAAGTTCAGACGCAGACTTCTTGTCCTTATCTTCTATTTCCGCCCTTACCTCCTTTTCCTTATCAGCAAGATTACCGTAAGGGTTGGTATCCAATGCAAAGAGATAATTCGCTCTAGCTTTTATCTGGCGCTCTCTTCTCAGAACTCTGTTTTTCTTGAGTCTGTCGAACTCCCCTCCGTGGGTAGCTTGATTAATCCTAGCCGCTCTCTGAGAGCGCAACTTTGCCATCTCGGCAGCTATTGACTCGTTAGCATCTAATGTAGTCTGGAAGAGTATTGGATCAACCGGGTCTCCGGAAGTCTGATAATTTATCAGGAGCCCATCATTAAGCTCCTGCTCTTTTTTCAATTCCTTTAACTTTTTATCTATACTAGCAGCAGAGGGGCCTCCAGAACTCTTTGCCTTTGAGGACTGCCCCTTCTCTCGGTGCTGACCAAGGACTGCGTATAGAATGTTCTCAATGATATCAAAGGGCCTAGTAATACTACCTTTACCACTAAGGCCTTGAGTAAAGAGCTGGTCCGGGTACTTACCCCTTAACTTAAGTTGGTTTGGGTAATTTCTATCAGACTTAGCTCTCTTGCCCCTGGCTGCAGTGTCGCCCGAGAGCATGTATAAGTACAGCTCATGGAGTATGGCTAAGTGGCTTCTAAAAACTAGTTGGAGCTGCCTCCCACTGGAGTGGTTAGAGGAATAGTGCCACCCGGTTACCTCGCCCTCACACAAGAGGCTCCACTGGTGGTCCTGAGGAGTTCCCTCTCCCTGGTTTACGTCCAGGTAGAACACAGCCACTTGGAGTCTATCCTCAGCGCCCATCCTAGCCAGATGCTTATGGGGAGGCAGGCTGACGGAACCTTGCATTATGTCTCCCGCCCGGTAAGACACTTGGACAGCGGAAGCGGGGACACGGACTCCGTTTAAATAAACGAGGAACCGCGCTGGAAAAATATCACCCAGCACTTACTGTCTCCCTTGAGATCCTGTAGGCGCACAACACTAACCATAGGGTTATGTAAGCTCCGAGGACCGTTTGTGGTTTCGTACTTAATATACTGTTATTAGCAAACTCAAGGTAGCCATTGGGGCATAAATCAGAACGCCTTAGCAGGAAGGACCTTAAGTTCTCATACGAGGATCTCAGTATCTCCGGGGAGACCAGTACCTCGTTTAGGGACAATGCATTTTCCACCTTGTGGTTCATAAGAGACTCGTCTACATCAAAAAGACCTAGCAAAGCCGCCTTCATGTTTAACACACTGAGTATACCTAGCGCTCTTCTAGTGGCTAAGTAGGGTATCTTATTGGCGTCTAACCCCGTGGGGTCTATAAGAGAAGTGTACAATAGTAGTATGTAGTCATCAATCTCGGGTACACCAAAGGTGTCCAGTAAGGTCTCTTCTAGCGGATGGGGGTCATCTCCAGAGTAAATCTTGTTCTCCACGAACCCGTAACTCATTTCCCGAGTTGATGAGTTATTAGCTTTGTCAGCTACGGTAACTCTTACACGTATTCTTTGCCCAAAGGGGGCAAGAGTATCTCTTCTAAGAAAAAGATCAATATCTGTAGGTATGTCTGGCAGTGAGGGCCTAAAGTCTATCGTGGAGGAGTTGCTCCAGACAGTATTAAGGAAAGCCTGGTTCTCGTACACCACAACCTGGGGCCAAGGCTGGTTAACGAGGGCTTCGTCTTCAGGACGGTAATGGACAGAGACCCTCAGAGTAGAGGGATCCAACTCCGCGTCCGACGTTCCCGTGTCCGTACACTTGAGATGGATTCCGGAAGCTCTGCCGACGCGAGTGTCCCCGTCTAGGGGGGACTCGGAGTAAATTAGTGGCGGTATGAAATCCTGGGGCATTTTGGGTCCTACTTCCTGGTACTACTTACTTTGTAGATTCCTTGTCCTTGGCTGCTTTGACAGACGCTACAGAACCTGCCCAGCCGCGGGTACCGTTTAATTCTAGGAGGGCGCGCTTAAGCGGCTGCGCCGTGGTTTTGTCAGCGTACAACCTCTGAGCCTCCTTCAAGGTTTTTATCCCGGCAGTGCACTTCTTTATATTCTCCGCCTGGGCTTCCGTTTTACCGGTCGAAGTTTTGACCCCCCTAGAGTTCGTTATGTGCTTTGGGGAACAAGAGGCCAGCGTCTTTTTACTCTTCCGGGGTTTCCTGGGTCTTGGCGGGGGCGTCACGTAAGCGGTAACCACGGAGTTAGGGTCCTCCGTGCTAGATTGTACGTCAACCAACTCGAAGTTGGCAGCGTCACCCAAAAAGGTTGTGGAGAACCTATCCTGATTTGGCTCGCTAGTATGAAGAACATGGTACACCAAAAGAGAAAAGCTAAACTGCCTTACACTCTCGTTACCGGAGTCAATGACCTGCTCAAACCCCGACATGGCCCCAGTAACTATCTTGTCCCCGTAAGCTACTTGAACCATCCTTCTCTGAGCGGCAACGACAGACCCTCTGAAAACGCTGCTATAAAGCTCAGAAAAAATAGTGCTCCAGTCGTCATGCATAGTATTTAGAAGCTTGCCCCTAAACGCGTACTGGGTGGGCTGGGCTCCTAGGTAGTAGGCAGCAAAGCGGTCTCCGTTAAGAGATGTTACCTGTGCCTTTTCCTCGCTTCTTTCAGTAACAGACTCTAAGAAAAACCCCACGTAAGCCCTGGAAGCTTGCCCGTTTAAAGAAAATAGGCCTGTCAAAGTTTTATAGCCCGCAGTAGATAAACCTAAGTCACTGCCCGAGATACCCCCCTCAGAAAGACCCGTTAGGTATATCCTTGCCACGGTAAGGTTATCGAGTATGTCCCTCCCATGGTGAGAAGAGTACCTGGGTAGTGTGGCGGGTTTGGGGCTATACACTCCCCCGACCTTAGTTACTAACTTACTGGGCATCGGGGTCCTCCTCGGAACGTATTAAGACAACATTCTGACGGTCCATGGAGTCTGCTCTCGCATGTATATTGACCACATCGACAGTAGCGACCTTTCGCCCCTTCTTAAAGCTGGATATCAGCCCTGACAAGATGTATTCTAGATAATTTCTTCCACTGGGAATGGTAATAGTGGGTGGCTTTTTCATAATCCGTCCTTAGTCCTTAAGTTTTACTATCGCTGTTTTCAACTCAGATAAAGAATCCCTAATATCACGAAAAGCACTCAAGTGGCCCGAGAGTACTGTCTCTAGAGACTTCCCGGAAGCGTACTGATTCATGGAATTTATCGTCGTCTTAAACTCTTTAACAGCGTTACCAAAATCACCCGCGTTGGCTGAAGCGGAACTGCCGGTACTCTCCCCTTGTCTGGCCGCGGAGTCTCCAGCGTCTACCAAGGTTCTTTGTACGATTGCTCGTATAGCCTTCTCAGCGTCGGCTTTTTCTTCCGCTGTTCCGTACTGGGCTAGATTTGCCTTTTCTCTTAAGAGACCTTCAACACTAGACCCACTTTTTATGACTTTAGCGACCTTATCAGCGGCCATCCCCTCTTTTCCAAGGAGTGCCTCCTGTACGGAAACCCCGGTCTTAGTAGCCTGCTTTACTGCCGCCTGTATCTCCTCAGGACTTAGGAAGTCTTTGGCTTTCAACTGCTCTACAGTGTCGTTTTCCGAGTCTAGGCCTTCTGTATTACCGCCTCCGTGAAACCCTATGTTTCCTAGACCTATGTTCAAGTGGGACCGGGCTTGCTGGCCTCCCTTAGCCTTGATAAGCTTATCCATGTTTTCGTCTTTGAATAAGTTCGACTTATTAAAACTATCGCCCAAACTAAAGACTCCGTCGGCTCCCTCTTCCCACCCCTTATCTGTATACTTCTTGCCCAGAGACGCGAGGTCCCCAGACATCATACGGCGGCGCATATTCTGGATCTGATCCTTATTAAACCCGGTTCTTTTGACCGTCTCCTGGTGCCCAGAATCAAACTGGTCATCTCGGAAGCCCATAGCCAACATGGCCAACTTTTGATCCTTGCCGCTAAGGCCAGAAGTCTCAAGGACCTCAAAATGAGCGGAAAGTTGCTTGCCCTTGTAATCTTCCAAGTCGTGCGGGACCTGCAGATCACGGCCGTATTCCCGCAGCGCCTCCGTCGCCCAAGGCCCCGGAATTAGCTCTTCGAAGATACCGCCATCCGGCCTCGATTGCGCGGAGGGGCGAGCATTATTAAGGAAGGTGTTTATTCCCGCAGCGCCCGAGTCGGCATTCTTGAACCCGTCATTAAAGGCAAAGTCCTCATTACTTAGTTCATTAATAACGCCCTCGACGGAGGATATGTATTTAGCTCCGAACTTTCGGCTTTTTTCTGTTTCTCCCATTTTTTGGGCCGCGCTTCTCTCTGCGAGTTCACTTGTTCTGGATCTAAGGTTCTCTCGGTCCTCTGCGGTCAGAGTGATATTCTCTCTCTTGAGAATGGCATCAACATCTTGCCCTACCTTGAGGTTCATGTTGGTAAGCTCCTTAAGACTAGGGTCTTTCCCGTCGTTAAAGGCTAAATCAAACTGCTTACCAGCCGTAGACCTAACAGTGCTCTTTATAAGAGCGGCGACACGACTTCGCTCTTTATCACTCAGGTTTGCACTATCCAAGCCTCTGCCCGTCCTGGAAAAGTCAACATCCCCTATATAAGACCGGTTGGTCGAGCCCCCTACTGTCTCGGAGTAGTACTTGAGGGAACCCGCCGAATTAAGGTTGCGTTTAGCACTATCGTAAATATAATCTCGCTCTTCACTAGCCGTCATTGCAAACTTAGCGAGACCGTCACCGCCCTGGGGGTCTAAGAAGTTAAAGTTTCTTTGTAGGGTTTCACTTGCCTGGAAATCGTCTCCAAACGTCTCCTCCTGACCAGACGCTAAACGCCCCAACTCTGGAGCAGTCATTCTGAATCCCCCTCTAGAGGCGGTACTGGTACGGACGTCCTTACCTAGATTTCCCAGCCCCCCTAAGGAATCGAGAAACTCTTGAGTACCTTCCTCATTCAGCAGCTTTCTCTGACCCTCGTTAAAGCGTACAGAAGATGTGTTGGCTTTCTCCTGGCCTAGGCGACTTCCTGCTGCATTCGCTTCAATTAAAGAAGACCTGACAGCTCTTTCCTTAGTCCTGCGCCGGACCATCCTTCCCACATCGTTGTCCCATTCGGAGACCGTAGTCAAATCAGAGAAGAACTCTCCTGTCGAGGAGGCCGCTGACTGGGCCCAGTCTGGGGCGTACTCCTGCCACACTGTTTTCCGAGTCATGTCATCATACTCAGCTGCACCCCGGGCACGCTTCTCTCGGCTAACCAGCCTCTCCTGACGGTTTATGTCCCTTACCTGAGAATCTATATTACTCATTGAAGACTTAACGGCGCTCCACTGCTCGGGAGCTACGCCCAGACTAGCCGCTGCCTGGGTGTCAGTGACAAATCGGCCCGTGCTCATCGCCTCCTCCATCCTAGAGGTAACCTGCCTAACCATGAGCGCGTTAGTTTGCATAGGAGTCATCTCCTCCTGCATCTTTCGCGTCATATCTGGCATTTTTTCTAAGAGGAGCTGCTTTCTCAACCCAATCTGTCCCGAAGTTAGGTCGTCCCCACGCAGGGCTTTTCGACCCCGAAGGTTCATACTTCTTACAGAGCCTCCGGACCCCAACAGGTTGGACTGAAAAGAATCTAGGTCAAGGTTCCCATCCGTATCTATAGACCCCAACGCCATAGATCCCATATTATTTGATAGAAAACCGGTATGTGCTCCGAGAAGGCTTCGGTGAAGTCCTCTCTGCCCGCCGAGAGCGGCTAGTTGGCTTGCGGTTAGATTACCAGAATTAGCTATTGACCCTGCTTGAGTAAGAGTGCTTAACCCTGTAAGTCCCCCAAGAACAGAGGACATCCCGGCCTGCTGAAAAGCCTGGGCCCCAGCCACAAAGCCTTGTTGAGTTGCTTGACCTGGGGATACGCCCGCTACCTTAGCGGCAGTAACCAATTTCTGCCCCAGGTTGTGGGTTTGGAAAGTGCCCGTACTAACCCCCAAACCTTGGGTAAGCGCTTGTAGTTCCATGGCATCCTGCTGGGTAATCCCCTCTCCTAGGCGCATTATGTCTCTAGCCACGGTAGCCAAATTTTTAACACGGGAAACTGTCTGGCCCACATCGTTTGTGTGGCCTCGCATAAGACCCATCTCAGAAGCCATGCCTAGGGTAGTAGAGAAGTCTCCTCCCTTTAAGGTCTCGTGAAACCCAGACTGCTTAGCCTGAGAAATCATTTGCTTCGAAAGTTGCATCTGCTTCATCGGACTAATTCCGGTTCCGAAGGCACCCACCATATTGCCTGAGGTCACTCCTCGGAGGCTATACCCTCCCATAGCGGCGTGTTGTTCCCGCTCCCGGGCGTAGTCATCCGCGTAGTTATGAAACGCCGCGTACCCCATACTAGCAGCAATACCACCAAGGGCGGCTCCTACGGGGGCACCGACACCGCCTGCCATAGCGCCCACGGCTCCACCCAGTTTGGATCCTGCAAACCCAGCGCCCAGGGCTCCTGGTATTACGGACAGAGAGTCTGAAAAGGCTCCGTACGTGGCCGCTGCCTGGGCCCGAGTCTTAAGTACGTTCTGGTTGGTGCCTATAGTCTGCTGCCCCATTAGGATTCTTCGAGCCTCAAGGGTCCCCATAGCGGTAGGAGCCGCGGGTACCGGAGGGAGGTAAGTCCCTTGCTGAGGTGCAAAGGCACTCATGCGAGGCGACATCATACTCGGGTGCATGGGAGCAGGGATCCCGGGACCCGACTGAGGGGCAAATTGGGGGGACTGGGAAGGAAAGGGCAGTGTGCTGCTCATGGGAGGGCGCGGCATAAACATGGGTTGTGTATGCATGGGCGCTATGGTGGGAACCTGTAGTGAGGCTCCTCCCCCGTCCATAGGGCGAAAGGACCCTGGGAGCATTCCCAGACCTCTGAGGGCATCCTGGGCACCAGAGTATCCCTGGGCTATGCTAGAGAAAGTATTATCAGCCATTTAGGGTCCCCTAAAGATCCGGCAAGTTCTTGTCCAATAGAGCCAAGAGTTCTACATCCGAGGGAGACGCTGTCTCAGGCTCTGGAAGCTGCTCAGGCTCATAGGCCCCCGGCAAGTGGAGGACCATTGACATAATTTTAGTCGCCTGACTGCCTAAACGCTCAAAAAGTTTTTCATTTCTTGTAGAAGTGTACGCCTGAGCCAAAAGTGCCATCTCCTGAGCCCTCCAAGCGCGTACTCTTCTTCTATTTACCATCTCCTCCATAACTGCGCTCTTAGCACTACCCCTTGGGGGGAGGGGAACTCCTTCTAGGATGAGCTCCGCTCGAGCACTTCCCCAAGAGGTCTCTAAAAATTTTCCAGACTCCTGGCGTCACAAGATAGAGAGACCTTCTCGTCAAACTTTTGTAAGATCTGACTCAGGGCGTAAAACGCGGGGGCGGGTAAAGCAGCGCAAAAGCGGTAACGCTCCCTCCACTCCGAGTCGAGCCTCTCCCGATTATCCTCCGAGGGGGCGGTGTGCGGAAATTTACTTTCTCCGTACTCTACCAAACTCGAAGCAAGGTTGACCCTGGAAACTAGGTGTGAGTACACCGCGGCAGACTCAGGGCGCTGCTCTTGAAGTATTTCTATCGTTCGATCAGCGTCTACTGTGGTCCGTGTTCTAATCTTAACCACGGTTTTCCCAACCCGGTAAGTCTCTAGGTACTTGCCGGTAGACATAACCACGTCAAAGATGTTTGCTGCTTCCTCCGGGGTTACTTTTAGCGTCCCTAACTCTTCTAGCCACAGGGACCTCGGCGTGTCCAGGTACTCTTTCAGGTTTTCCTCTGCAGTCCCAGAAGCCTCGGGGGACTCGGATCCTGGAGAAACATCGGGATCAGACTCGACTTCCCCCCGTAGGTTTTGAGTATCCCTGGGAGTTATTTCTGGGGTAATACTAGCGTCAGAGGTTAGTTCGGAACCAAGGTCCATACTGCCCCCGTTACTTCCGATATCCGATAACTTTCGAGGCATTGGAGTCTCCTTAAGGTTTCTGTAGTTGTGACCATAAATGCGCAAATTTAGCTTATTTGCAGGTATAAGAGTATGCAATAGACAACAGTCTGATGCTAGAGATTTCTTATCAGGTTGGCCGCCTTGTGAGATCTCTCTAGGGTAAACCTAAAAAATGTCCTCCCTGCAGTCGTTAGGGGGCTTAGTACGCGCGTACAATTTATTAAGTCCTGTCTACCTCTCGCATAGTACCTCTCTTTAGTTTTTTATCCAACAACCCACCGATAGTCGCGTTCGTGATTATGGAGGTTCTAGACTCAGCACTAAGATCCTTCTGGGATCGGAGACGATACGTCTTCTTAGTGTTTCCCCGGTGCTAACCGGGGTCGGCCTGGTCGCCACGAGCGGCTTCCGCCACCCTTTTACGTTATGTTGGGTTCCAAAATTAGATTCTTTGAAAGGAAGAAATTCAGTCCCGGAACTCTGCAGTAGAACTTCGAACGTAAATACGTGAGTCTTAAAAATCCAAATAGACAGATCTCTAGTCATTTTTGGTGCCTGATATTTTCAGGCTTCTACTAACTTAAAATCTTAAGTCCCAGAGATCGGGACTTAAGAGCCCACCAAGACTAAGACAACAGCTGCCCTATGTAGGAAACGATACGTTTCTTTGGTAGGACGTTTTAATGGTTCTAAGCCATTTATTAGTTTGTTCGAGCCTGCAGAAGCTCCCGGATTCTTTTCCTCGTTCTCTCGGAGAGAACTTTGGAAACGAACTCCGAGGAACTCTGCTGTCTGCTAACAACTATAACAACTTCGTGTTGTCTTTTTAGGTTCTCGGTATTGAATTAGTGTTAAGTACCTAGGTGTCCTTAACGAAGGGCCTAACCCCGAGGAAAAATGTTAGCCAAGACCCCAATGTACGAAGATGTAGGTAACTGTGCCCCACCTATGGATGCCGACTCTTTTAGGGACCACATTAATTATGTGGACCTTAAGGAGATAGAAGTGGAACCTCCCCTGCTAGAATTGGCTCAAATTGGAGACCATAGGGCTTTCGAAAAACTAATCAAACCCCTGATACCCAAGCTTAAGTGGCGTGCTGTAAAAGCTGTCGGCTTGAACGGAGCGGATGATGTCGTTCAGGAAGCATGCATAAAAGCCTTTAATAAGATTGGCGGTTTTCGAGGAGACTGTAAATTCAGCTCCTGGTTCTACGTAATAGGAACTAACACCATAAGAATGCACCTTAGGTCTAGGAGGCGTAGGGAGGCAAAAGAGCTTAAGCTGCTTGGGGAGCAGTCTATAGACGACGTTATTGGCATTACTGAAAATAGCTACCTTCTAGAAGACCAGCTTATGGGTAGGGAGTCGCTAAGGAAAGCCCTCGCAGGTATCGAAGAACTTCCTGAGGGGTACAGGTTTCCTCTGTGGAGTCAGATAATGGAAGGCACAGACCTAGCTAGTCTAGGCGAACGAATGGGCCTATCCCCGGCCGCTGTGAAGTCTCGCATACACAGGGCTAGGCGTGCCCTAAGGGAACTGCTCGCTGTATAATTAGAAAGGCCACCCTGTGCCCTCGGCTATCTCTTCCCGCCGCTCACGTCCCTCGTACCTCTTACCTCCGTATAGAGCTACGCCGTCCTCTATGTGTATAACGTTCATGTGAACTGTCCCGGTAGCCTCGTCCAACTGGACGACACCCAACCCCTGCTGCCAGTTTAAGCGGGGTGAAGCCGAGGGTACAACTCCGTCTGTCCGGCACAAGCTTCCGGGAGTCATGGCATATATAACCCTAGAAGTGTCATTAGGGCCGTGAAGTCTCTTAGAAGCTAGTTCCGTTCTGTGAATATGTCCAAAGACCTGGTGGTGGTTAGCGTCTTTCAACACGGCAGCCACCGTGCCTCCGGAGTTGCTCCTGACGGTGGTTCCGTGATGAAACATAACCTTATTCCATAACCACCAGGCTTTGCCGTAGGGGGAAATATAGTCTATGTCCAGCGAGTCCAACCCAAGTAGGCGTTCAATACTTAGAAGACTGTGCCCGTCAGGATCATCTGCAGGCGTTAAGGTAGCAAACTCTCCCGCGAACTGGTCTATAATAGCCCTATATATGCGGGATTCATGATTTCCCTCGAGGAATTTTACAGGCTGGGAAGGACAAGCTTTTCTCAACTGTGAGAGCCACCAGTGCAACTCGAGAAGCGAGGGCTGGGTTGTGTGTCTGAGGTTCGGACCTGTTGGGAACCTGGAGAACGGGGCTAAATCAAGCATGTCTCCCAGTAGGACTACCTTGTCAGGATTCATGTCTTTGGCTATTTGGATAGAAACATCCCAGGCCCTTCGGTCATGCAAAGGGTCATAGTACTGCGTCTTTGGATCGTAAGTGTATCCGTTCTGGCTGTCGGGTATTACCAAGACAGTCTCGATTCCAGAAGTCTTGGTTGAGGCTTTGCTTCTGCTTTTTCTCTTTATAGGAGGGCTTGTGACTACTGGGTTAACTATCCAGTCGGGCGTCTTTATCAAGCTAGCTTTTATCTGCCAGAGCTCTACTACGCCCTCGGTTTTGGAGAAGGTTTCCCATTTGTTAGCGGACCAGGACTCTACTTTCCACTCACCCTTATCAACCCCAGCGCTAAGTAGAAGGTCGTCCAAATTAAGCACTCTTCGGCTAACGGTGGAAACTTCTCTAGAGAGATCTCCAGTTACGGTGTCTGTGAACTTGCCTTCTCTATTTTTTAGGTCCCGCAACCGAGATCGGTCGGGGGCAGGCTTAACGGACACCTTGCCCCTAGGGATTTCTACCCCTCGCAGAGCAGCGCCTTTTAGGACCCGAGTTTTAGCTCGGTGGTACCCGGACAGTCCCATAATTCGTGCGACCTCGGACATGCTTCCGTACTCCAGGTACAGGTCCAACGCCCTTAAAGAATCCTCATCTTTTATTTTTCCGTTCTGGGTCACAATCTGCGCCTTATAGTTGTGTTACCAAGGTAAAGGTAGGTCGTGGGGCCTTTAATCGGCAGCGTTAGTGCGCGCTCAGGTCTTTTTTTAATTATTGACTATCAAAAATTGGTCAATTATTAGGAGCAGTTAGGCGGCAGGGTTCCGTAAGAGCGGGGGCTTATCTGTTGATAGGACATATTCTGAATTGCGTAGATACTGTGAGTATTACTCGTGCTGTTTGTCTGCAGCTTCTCACACTCTTTGCGAAACTCCGCGCAGGTGTCCTCTAAGCGAGCTACTCTTCGGGTGACTTCTCTAAGTGCCCACAAGACGCCTATTAACGAGCCTATAAGGCTAAAAATTAGGATCTCCACGCGCGTATTAGTACCCCGTGTAGTGTCGCACTACGTTCCTAAGGGGTTGGTCTTGGTTCCGAGTACCATACATATATCCTGCTCCGCCTGCTCCTGCGGCTAGGCCGCCTGCAGCCAAGGGAACTCCGAATCGAGCTCCAAAACTAGGCGCTGTTTGGGGTACCACGGTAGCCGGTTGTGTGGGACTAGCTGGAGCTGATTGTGTGGGACTAGCGGGAACAGTATTTCCTGTGGCAGGGGGCTCTTTAACTTGAGCCTTTAGGGGGCTCGGCTTTGAGACGGCTGCGCCCCTCATTGGTAGTCTTGGAGGCGGCGCTCTGTAAGCGAGTAGGTCCAT